ATGCTTATGCTCTAACACCAGAAACAGCATCAAACATGTTAAAGCATCTTGAAGACGTAGGTCTTGTCTACGGTATTGATCATTATCTGTTTTTACATAATGAGTCTAGAGTTCCTATTTTAGCGGCAGATCCATATCCTGCTATTTGCTGGTCTAGAGAAAGTACAATGGATGACGTGGATGAAGAATCACCTGTGAGAAGGGGTGTTTGGGCAAATCATAATGATAAAAATGTAATCAGTATGACAACGCCCGGTCTTCTAGAGGGTCTGGGCTGTCCGATATATGTCTAGTGGTGGATCTGCTTCTAAAAGAAAAGGCTCAAGTTTCGAAAGAGAGATTGCTAACGATCTTACAAAAAGGCTTGGGGAAACCTTTATTCGAGTCCCTTATTCTGGAGCTTTTATTGGCGGATCAAATTCCAAGAAAAAAGAAATTCTACATGAAGGTCAGATAAGAACTTTTAAGGGTGATATTATTCCCGGCCCTTCATATTCTAATTGGAATGTAGAGTGTAAATCATATAAAGATTTTACCTTTCATAGATTATTTTTAGACATACCTATACCTCAACTTGATCAGTGGATCGAGCAACTTATGGAAGTTGCAGATGATGGTGATGTAAACTTACTCTTTATGAAATTTAATAGAAAGGGTAAGTTTGTTTTACACAACCTTAAGGACTTTGATTGTTACGGTATTGTTTACAAAGATGTTTGGAATTTTACTTCATACGAGAAATTTATAGAAGTTCTTTGCAAGTAGTGCAAAAGTTATTCTCTTTATAAGTTATAAATTTTTTACTTCTTTTGCCCTAATTATATGGGTAAACAAAAGGAGTAAAAAGTGCTGAACTTCATTAACAATGTATCAAAAAAATTTAAAAGAAGAGATCCTAATTTTGATCACTACATTCATGTGGAGTTCAAAAAAGATATCTATGCAATGACCAAAGCTGGCTTATCTGAGAAACAAGCTGTGGATCAGATTAAGGGCAGGTTTTATGTTTAAAAAAATTGCAGATAGATATTCACGTTTCAGTAAAAATTTTAAGATGACTCCTGAGGAAAGATATCTTTCTAAGAGCACAGATTTAGTTGATCTGGAAAACAGACAGAGACAATTAATCTATGGGAGGAAACGTGATGGAGTATCTTTCTTCCATCATTAAGAACACCTTTATCCCATTACTAATTTTTCTAGCAATTTTCGAAGGAGTTAAACCCATGAGAGGTTTCAATCAGTGGGCGGAAAGACGTGGCCGTGAAGCTATTATCAGAGAATGGGGTTTGATTGCACCAGAATCTCGTAGAAACATAGTTGACACTTGGTTACAAGGTGGTAGTATTACTCAGACGGAAGCAAACCGTCTTTTAAAGAAGTAATTCCGCCCCTAGCTCAACTGGATAGAGCAACGGCCTTCTAAGCCGTAGGTTTTAGGTTCGAATCCTAAGGGGCGGGCCACTCTGAGGATTTATATGAATTTATAAGGAATACTATGTTTTTATACTTTTTAAGTGCCATTGGATTTGGCGCAACTTTTGCCGTTGGTGGATGGGTAGCTTGGGATTGGTACAATAATAGAAATGCCGATGAACAAGAAGAATCTGTTCCAGTTTTATCATATTATCATGACAATGAAATTTTAGAACACCCTCAAGCCGGAATTAAATATCTAGTAGGCGACGATCAGGGAATAGATGCCCAAGAAACTTGGAACGCTGTGTCAGAATGGATCAGAGAAGACGATCCAAACATTTTTACTGGCGAATGGAGTTTGACCGTCACTTCATATAATGATAGTGGTGTAATTGAAATTGCTGGTGATGCTTCAACACTCATTCAAGAAAGATATGAGAATGTTGAACTTCCATACGTAGATAATGATAGCAACTTGTACTTAGCCACTGTAGATTTGGACTTTTCTTAATGCATATTGAAATGGAAACAAAATTAGATTATTCTGATGTTCTTTTAAGACCAAAAAGGTCCACATTAGAATCAAGAAAAGAAGTTGAGCTTAAAAGAACTTTTGAGTTTCCATATGCAAATTTTAAGATAGATGTAGTTCCAATCATTGCTGCAAACATGGACGGTGTTGGAACACTAATCATGTCTGAAAAACTGTTATCGTTTGATATGATTACAGCGATTAACAAATCTTATGATATTGAAAAATTGAAGGAATTCGAATCAAAAAATGTTTCTATTCTGAATTGTATATCTGTTGGCATACAGGACTCTGATTTTGAAAAAATTGCTAAACTTAGAAAATATTTTCCAATTATCTGCATAGATACTCCTAATGGATATATGGAAAAGTTTGTAGATTTTGTAAAAAGAGTACGAGATCTTTGTGGTTCTGAAAATATAATTATATCAGGAAATGTAGTTACTGCTGATCAAACACAGGAGCTAATCTTAAATGGATCTGATATTGTTAAAGTCGGTATTGGTCCCGGCAGTGTTTGCACTACTAGGATTGTTACTGGTGTGGGATATCCTCAGCTTTCGGCTGTCATTGAATGTGCCGATGCTGCACACGGGCTTAACGGCCACATTGTTGCTGATGGTGGCTGCACTTGTTCTGGTGATGTAGCAAAGGCATTTGGTGCTGGAGCAGACTTTGTGATGCTTGGTGGAATGCTTGCCGGTCACGATGAGGGTGGCGGCAACATTGTTGATGGTAAAGTTAGTTTCTATGGAATGAGTTCTACCACCGCTAATCAAAAACATTCGGGTGGGTTAAAGGACTATAGAGCTTCTGAGGGAAGAGAAGTCACTGTTCCATACAGGGGTCCAGTATCCAAAACTGTTCAGGATATTCTGGGTGGGGTTAGATCAGCCTGTACATATGTCGGTGCAAAGAAACTCAAAGATCTTCCTAAATGTGCCACATTTGTAAGGGTAAATAACCAGTACAACAAAACTTTTGCTGGAGAGTAAAATGAAAAAATATTTGGCTTTAAGTTTGTTTTTTGCTGCTGCTGCGTGTGCATCTCCAGCATCTGCACAATCTACTTGGGCTACCGTCACATCAGTTTCCCCAAATTGGGTAGACACAATCAAAAACGTACCTGTTGAGCAATGTAGTATTCAGAGAGTTCCTGTTTATGGACGGGTAAAGGGTAAAGGTGCTAGTGGTCTAGAAATTTTAGGCGGTGCTCTTTTTGGCGGACTGCTTGGTAAAGCTGTAACTGAAAAAGATGAGGGTGCAGCTATTGGTGGTATTCTTGGTGGTGTAGTAGCCGCAGAAGCTGGACGAGCCGATAAAATTGAAGTAGTTGGTTACGAGAACAAAAATATTTGTTATACTATTAACAAAGATATTGTAGAGTCTGAAATTATAAGCTATAAAATTGAGTATGAGTGGAATGGCTTTTATGGTCAGACTACAACATCTTCGGCCTTTGTTCCCGGTGATGAAATTGAGGTAAGAGTTTCTTTAGTTCCTAAACAGCCGCTATAGCTCAGTTGGTAGAGCAGTTGATTTGTAATCATCAGGTCCGGAGTTCGAGTCCCCGTGGCGGCACCATTTCTAGTATAAATAAAGGAAAACGGAGGCTTTAATGTCAAAAGTAATCAAACCTTTATCTACAGAACTTGCTCTTAGTAGCTCAGTTGGGAACACTGTAAACTCTGCCACTATGGTAAGAGTTGTAAATTTGAGTGCTGGTGATCTTACGATTACTAGGTCTGATTCCTCAAATACAAAAATTGGCACATTTTCTATGTTCACAGATAGTGAAGCATACGTAAGAAAAGATGCTACAGACGTACTGTTTGCATCTGGTGCCGGTGCAAATGCTACGAGCATTGCTATTCTCGATTAATGGTAGAGTCATTATTCTATCCAACTGATGATACCAAACTCAACATAGCAAGAGGTCTTGTTAGAAAGACTGATTCACTTTTTAAGTTTGGATATAATTCAGCTGTCGGCACATCATTCGAAACTGTTTGGGATGGTGGAGGGTCTTACTCGTATCCTACAGTAGCCAATACTGTAGTTGTTACATCAAATGGCGCTGCTAACGATTCTGGAGTAAAGGTAACTGTAACTGGATTAGATGCTAACTATGCAGATCTTTCAGAAGAAGTAACCTTAAATGCTTCAGGAACAGCTACTACTGGAAATACCTTTATCAGAGTATTCAGATCATTTAACAGCGGTAGTACCGATATGAATTCTACATCAGATGATATGGTTCTCACCCATAGCGGAACTACAGTAGCTCAGTTTAATGGCTTCGATCAGCAAACCCTCATGGCTGTATATACAGTACCAGCCGGTAAGACATTTTATCTTAAGAGACTAGTAGCTGGATGTGGGACAGAGTTTGTAGCATACAATACTATTGTTCTTAGATCTAGAAAACCTAATGGTGTGTTTAGAACTCATAACAAAATCACACTGAGAAATCAGTTCGATGTTCAAGAGTTTGATGTTCCGCTTAAGTTTACAGAAAAAACTGATATAGAAGTTCAGGCGGACAGTTCAACAGGATCGTCTGAAATCTCAGTTAGCTTTGAAGGCATAATCTACGATGATCCGGAGTATTCATGACATTTTTAGTACACAATCTTCCCCCAACAAATGTATTTGTAAGAAAAGAATTTTTGTATGATCATGAAAAGGGTCATGGTGAATTAACACCGGGGATCTGGATTTCTGTAAAATCCACACAATACAAAGCTCTGTATTTTGAGACACTTCTCACAGAGTACGGTGCACTTTATGACAAGCTTCCAATCTCAGCGTTTGTGTGGAAAGAGGATATCAAGCAGCAAGACATGCTTCCTTTAGACGTTCTACAATTGTGGGATTGTTTTGATTATCATCTAACTGTAATTGAAAAGCCTATTCTTTCTCGATGTGAGTTTTTTGGGAAAGACAAAAAGATGCATCCGGGTGAATATCAATTTACTATTGATAACTGTCATCCTGATAAGGAAAGAGTAGATATTAATTTTTCTGAGCATGATCCAGAACATAAATCTTTTAATGTGATAGCTTTAGATAATGGACAGTTTGCAGCGCAGCCTAATAATAGAGTTATCTGGAGAGATAGCTCATTAACACCTGACAACCTAAAACAGCCAGACTTTAAAGTCTGCACACAAAACTACCGTGTTGAGACAGAGCCTAAATGGTCAGTAGGACATACTGATGAGTGGCAATACAAGACAAGGGAAGAAGCAAATGGCTGATGATATTTTTGATTTTGGCTTTTCTGCTGTAGATGAGTCAGAGCTTGAATCATTTCAGAAAGCAGCGGCAGAAGCAGAAGAAGCTACAGCTACAGCATCAACTTATGAAGAGAAACTAAATAGTTTATACAATGCCATTGTACCGTTGTTAACTAATCTTAAAAAGAATCCAGAAAAAGATTATATTTACTGGCCTAATAGATTGGAAAGAGTTGAAAAGTTCGAAGATCATATTTCTTCGATTGTTAAATGAAAAGGGGGCCGAAGCCCCCCTTTTTGATTTGAAGTGCATTTTGACGCACCTCAATATTTAGGATTACTAATTTGCTAGAGGGTTGTCAAGAGCTTCTTGTATTTGAGACGATAATCTTTCGTCTAGCTCTTTGATTTTTCTATCTGTATCAGAATAAAGCTGATCTCTTTTACGGTCATATCGAACATCAGCCTCATCTATCATCTCTCTCACCTCTTTTTCAGAAGCCCTTACATCATCTTTTAAACGATCTACAAGATCCTCAACTCTGGTCACGTCTTCCTTTAAATCATTACGTATATCTCTGGCATAATCTGTTGCCTGAAGAACTGCATCCTCAGTAGCGTTCATTTGCTGCTGCATTACTGAGATTTGTTCTTGAAAGCCTGAAAGATCTGGGGCTACGTAGGATTGAATTTGCTCCTTCATGTCCATGTAGTCGTTATAAACAGTAAAGGCACCGTAAAGACCACCAATAACTGTTGACACAACACCAAAGGCTGCACCTGCAGTTACAGCAGTAATTTTAACACCAAGAATTTTAAACTCTTTATTTTTAAGATTCTCAATGCCTTCTTCTAACTGCTCTAATCCTTCCCCCAGATCTTTCTCAGCCATTTACTTCTTCATCCCTTCGATGCCTTCTTTGGCATAGAATGCAGCTACGATAGCAGCTACCGATACAAAGTATGTAGGTGCAATATCTTTAAGAAGACCAGATGCTGTCTCTTGTCCTAAGACAGAGGCGATAATAATAGCAAAAGGATAGAGCAGCATGCCAGCAAGAGCAAACCACGCCATACCTCTTTGAGCATCTTGTTTCTTGTCGTCATTTTCAATCTGAAGCATTCTTTCAGCTTTTGCCATTTCTTCATCTGTTACGATTCCGTCTCCGTCTTCGTCAAACTGATTGTAGATCGAATCTTTTTGTAATGTCTTAGCTGCCATCTTCTTCCTCCGTAAGTGTGACTATACCTTTATTGATTAATCTTTCACGGTTCATTTGATGTAATACTTCAATATCTTCCTTACTTTTACCGAAGTAAGGAACAGCAAAACCTTCTTCAATCAACATTTCAGAAACACGATTTTCTTCGATGATGAAGTCACCAAGTATTCTGCCAAATTTGCCTTTTTTGTCTTCACCACTTTTATCAATTTCAGTTTTTAGAATTTGAATAGATCCAACAGGCAAAAGTTCTTTAAGTCTATCCTTACTAGCTAGACCAAAAACTTTTTCAACTTTGTCTCTTGTTCTGGATTCAGGAGTATCAATACCAATAATCCTGACTCTTTCTTTGTGCATCCACATGCCGAAACCTAAATCAATATCAATATCAACTGTGTCACCATCCACCACACGTAATATTTTTGATTTATATTCGTACATTTTAGCCGCCGATGCTGCCGAATGCAGACGTTAGTTGAGGCCCGAATTGTGCTGCTGCCCAAAGCATTACACCAATGGCACCGACACCAATAAGAACCCACTTCATTTTCATATCATCGACAACCATTTTGATGCCGATTAATTCATTGCTTAAAATTCTTAAAGACAATTCCATCTTGCCTTCTGGCATGTCCACAATTTCATTTTGATTTTCTTCTGCCATTTTCTTTCTCCTTTTTCATAAGTCTACCCTGCATCACTATTCTCAATAGATATAATCTCATTAATTTTTTCATTGTGGGTAGAATTGTAGTTGTCTTAGTTGTTGTATTTCTTGCTCAAGTCTCATCACCTCAAGTTGCTTTTTTCTAAGCTCTAATTCATATAATCTATTACAATCTATTCTTGATTTAGGCTTTTGACCCAAGGGGATGGTGATACGAGCAAAAACACCCACATCCCCTGTTCTTGTAAAATCGTGGTTGTTGTCTATTATACCTGTCACACCAAATTCTAAATTTGTTGCAGATCCAATTGCATTAGAACAATCAAGATCACCAGCTTTAAAACTATCAGATTGGTAGTTTCCGGGAGCTGCAGGTAAAGAAAGGTTTAAGGAGCTTGATTGGCCAAAGGCTGGAACAGTCAACATAATAATTATCCAAAATAGCACCATTGCCATTGTGATAAGTCTTTGTTTTTGCATTAAGATTATACCTTGGAGCATATTCTAGTATTCACTCCCGAAGATATATCTGTGTTAACTAAGAGCCGAGATGTAGTGCAGATGTATTCTATTCTGTCACAATCTTTTTCTCTGATATAAATTTTGATATTTTTTTGTTCAAGATAGCTTACATTTACTAATTTTTCCGTGGAAGCAAACGGGACAGGCCTCCAGTCTTCGTCAAACACTTCGATTTCGTAGAATTCAGAATCTTTTCTTTTGTTGAAAATCTTCATTGTGGTCACAACAATGTCGTCTAAGAATGAAGGTTCAAACTTAGGATAAGTTGGTGTCCACTCATGAGCTTTAGCTGTGGCGGAAAACAAAAATGCCGCCACAACCAACATGTAACGTATCATCAGTTGGCAATACATTCTGCTGTTACGTTAGCTACGTAGTTTCCTCCGGGGAAAGATTTTTCATATCCGTAAGAAACACTAGAGTCTACTTCAAACCATGTAGATCCAGCTACACTTAGATCATATTCCGTAACGTTATCATATTCTACCTTAGCAGCCTCGTATCCGGCCATACCTGTATCGGATGTAGAAGAAACTGTGACTTCCCCGTCCCAACTCAATGCATCAGAAAGAGAAGGCGAACTAGCAAATTCGTTTGGCCAAGAAATCTTGGCTGTATAATAGTCTGCAACGGTTACGTCATATCTAACAATTGGATCAATACCACCGTCTGCACTATCAGTGCTTAATTGGTCTGGTGTTGGGTTTCCGTAAACTCCAGCCACATCTGTATAGACTGTGCATTTAGAAGAAACGTTTCCTGAAATCGGAACACTTTCTGCAAATGCAGGGCTCGCTACAAACAAGGTCAGAGCTGTTGAGATTATTTTTAACATTTTTTTCTCCGTATGTTTCTCATTGATATTGAGAGCGGACCATTAATTTGTGTTTGGCATCTGAAGCCAACTGTCTCAACGCCCCTTTATTATCAGGCAAATCTTTGTCTTCAATTACAACACTATCTTCTAAAATATAAGTATCTGGATAATCTATATTAATGTATGGTTCGATAAATGATTGATTCATTAACTGCAAAAAAATTTTATTTTGTATACTTACGTCAATTAGTTCAGGTATTTCAGAATCTAAACGAAAACGTTCTTCAAAATCATCTTGTACTTCTTCTTCACGAACAATTTTTTCATCTTTTAGTTCAATTTCTTGTTCTAGTTGATACTGAACCCATTCGTCATAGTAAGGATCATCAACAGATACATTTTCTAAAGAAGCCAAGTATTTATATAATGCATCCATGTAACCGGGGCATTGGGGATTAGCTAATGGGTTTGTGCAAATAATTTGTTCTTCACCGATGTCCATTCGATATAAGTAAATAACTGAAGCATCACTTACTGTTCCGTTACCATCAACAGCAATTTCTCCATCGCCCCATAAAGTTGCATCACTTCCCGGAAACCTGAAAAACTTTTGTATTGAGTTTCCGGGCAATCCAGACCAATCGTCCACCTCTTCAAAAACGTATCCACCGTTTATTTTATCTTCATTTCTAACGTAAACCGTAACATCTTCACCAGCATCTTTAGTCATAACATAATAGTATGTTATGCCGTTAATTTGTAAGGATACGTTTGGTGCAGAATAGTCGGGGAGCACACCGTTCATAGACCAAGTTAGACTTTCGTCTATGGCGTTGTTAGTTGCTCCGTAGATTGTGTCAGAGTAGCAGTATGGCGAGAAGACCAATAACGATAGTGCCACCAATAAGAGTTGTCCTAGTCTCTTTATCAATGTCTATACCTCCGGATTGTGAGTCTGGTCTTAGATCTCTATTATCTGGATCTTCCCAAGATTCTTTTGCTTCTTCACCGATTTTTCCATCAAATGGACAAGGAGTACCTGCATCCATCATTGCTTGAAAAACTCTAGGATCTTGACACATCACTGAAACTGCAGCCACTTTCATACCCATATTATAAAGTGTGGTTGCATTTTTTAATTTTTCACAGTTCATATCCCTAATAGTCATTCCAGAAGAGATGCCAAGAATTTGAGTTTGAACAGCACCAGACACACCTACGGTACAGAGATCTGAATTCGAAGCACTGATTGTTGGTGAAACAGCAGAGGGTGGTGGAGAAATGACTGTTGTTGTCGATTCACTTGTAGTGTCTACAGTGCTTTCGTTATAGTTTTCAGTCACTATTGGATCATTTTGAGATAAGGCAATATTAGGTATAAAAAAAAGCACTGCTAAGAGTAGCAGTTTTCTAAACATTATGTCTCCTTAGATATCAAACAATTTTCTAGATGAAATTACTTCAAAAAAGGTTTTGCTCTTTATACTGTTTAGGTTGTTATAATTTTTAAGAGAAATGTCTGAGTAAGTTGGTCTGTAGTGAAGTGTTCTCTCATTTGGAATACAGAGAAGTTGACCAGTGGTTCTCATAGATTTTCTTCTCTCATCGATCCTAATTGGATTCATTTGAGGGTCTTTCTCGGGTCTAGATGATAAAACCTGCAGCATATCTTCAGGTGTTTTAATAGACTTCAATTGCTTCATAACAATTTTCATTCGGCTTTCAGAAGATATTCTTGAAGCCTTTTCATGCTCATTGTCTTTATTGTTTTGATAACCAGCCCACGGCATATCGATGCCATGATTAGTTCTTACAATTCCGTCATTCTTGCTTAATTTTTTAAAGGTGTACTCATACTTTTTGTTTGGACCATGATAGTCTCTGAAAGCACCTTCAAGAATGTAACAATCATTGGGATCTGCAATAATTGTATTGCCGGGAATCTGAAGTTTAATAAGTGTGTTTAGTGCTGCCTTTGCAGTCTTTTTAAATAGTGCAGTTCTAATTCTAATGCCGTCAGGGGCATAATAGGTTCTTTCGGACTGATCATCAGATGCTGCTGCAGCACCTTCTTTCTCATCTTTTTTGACCATAATTGAAGCGGACAGAATAGCAACACCGTGCTCGTTTACACCCTCAGTGTAACGAGTTTTGTCATCTTGCATGTAAAGTCTTTGGACACCGTTTCTATTAGACTGCTTGATTGAAACAAGAGGCTTATAGTTACGGTCTCTATTTTTTGCAATTACCCAACCATAATCAGGCAAATGTTTAGCCACAACTACACACATAATGACTCCTGTTGACATTAAATAAGTTCACTGTTATTTATTCAAAATAAGGAGTTTAAAATGAATAACTATATTTTATACACACAACCAGATTGTTCGTTTTGTACTAAAGCAAAAGCTTTGATAGAGCAAAAAGGTCACACTTACACAGAAGTAGTCGTCGGTAAAGATATTACTAAAGCACAATTATTTGAGATGTTTCCTGAAGCAAAAACTGTTCCCATTGTAGTTTTAGATGGTCAGAAAATTGGTGGTTATCAGGAATTGACAGAATCTGTTCAAAAAATGTTACTTAAGGGATAAAATGACTGAAATTGAAAGAAATGAGTTAAGTAAAAATTCTATGGGTGGCACAGAGCTTATGGCTATGGGCCTGATGGAAAGACTAGATGAAAATTTAAAAGATAAGTTTCAAATTATTTGTTCACGTGTCAGAGATATCGATGAAAATAAAAACCCTATTCTCTGGCTCCACGATCTTCCTAATGACCCAGAATCTCACCATCTTGCAGATAAAGAAAGCAGAGATAGGTTTGCTAAGTTTGTTTTTGTTTCTAATTGGCAAATGAATGAATATATTCATACATATGGTCTTGATTGGGATCAGTGTTATGTAATCAAGAATGCAATCGAGCCTATTGAGTTTAAAGAAAAACCTAAAGATGGAATTGTTAGGTTAGTATATCACTCAACACCACATCGTGGATTAGAACTTCTTGTTCCAGCTTTTGAGTTTCTTTCTGAGAAACATGATAATATTGAATTAGATGTTTACTCCAGTTTTGATCTTTATGGTTGGCCAGAACGAGACAAGCCATATCAAGAATTGTTTGAGAGATGTAATCAACATCCTAAAATTCATTATCACGGCACACAGCCTAATGAAGTGATCAGAGAAGCACTTAAGAAGGCAGACATCTTTGCTTACCCGAATATTTGGCCAGAAACATCATGTATCTGTGCAATTGAAGCCTTGTCTGCTGGATGTCTAGTTCTTTCTCCTAACTATGCTGCTCTTCCAGAGACTACTGCATCGTGGGGAATTACATATCAATGGACGCCAGATGCTAACAAACATGCAAATATTTTTGCAGGCATTCTTGATAATATGATCAGCACCCTTACCGATAACAAAGAAGATGCTGAATATATGGTTACCCAACAAAAACTTTATTTTGATAATTTTTACTCATGGGACGTAAGAATGCAGGAGTGGAATCAACTTTTAAATAATATTTTATGGGAAAGAAATGAACTCAAATAACGTTGTAACATTTAAAAATTCTAGAATCGAAGCACCTTCAAAAAATCCTGATAGTAGTGCTGCTCAATTAAGATCTTCGTATTGTGATGAAATGGCTAATGAACTTTTTGGTATAGTAATGAGAATAATTGAAAGAAGTGGCCATATGGACAATGTTGATACAAGTGATGAAGGTTTTTTTGATGAACTACAGCCAAGACTCACTATGGTCAAAGAGGCATTATATTCAGTTTTTTGTCTATTAGAGAATGTAGATTATGATCTAAGTACGGTATTTGATAATTTGTTCAAGCCTTTAGGATATACTGAGGGTGATTTACAGACACATCTCTTCGTTACTGTAGATGATAAATATAGAGACTATCTGATTGAAATGACTAAAAAATATATTAAGGAAAACAATGGTTAGAAAAAGTATTTCTGAAATCCTTCATGAAATTGGGGAGCACACCTCTTTTCATGATCGAGTAAAGGCAATGAGAAGCTACAGAAGCAATGAGCCTTTGAGAACAGTTCTTAAGTATGCATTTGATCCAAGAATTAAATTTAACTTGCCTGAAGGTGCACCTCCATATCGAGAAAATGATTTTCCTGATCAAGAGGGTATTCTTTATTATGAAGCTAGAAAAATGTATCTATTTGTTGAAGGCGGAAACCCAAACCTGAAGCCTCTAAAAAGAGAAGAATTGTTTATTAGACTTTTGGAAACTGTAGACAAAGACGATGCAAAAATTTTAATTGGAATGAAAGACAAAGATATTCCAGTAAAAAATATAACCCAGAAACTAACAGAAAGAGCATTTCCGGATTTATTTAAATGAAAAGAAGATCTAATAAAAAATCTGATGTTGTCTATGAAGAGTTCATGGACGAATATGATGATTTCAATCTCCAAAAATATAAAAGACAGAAAAACCTAAACAGGAAAAAAGAAAAATCATATGATGACAACTACTATGATGAGTGGAATTGATGCCATTTTTTGTATTTAAAAATAAAGATACCGATGAAGTTTTCACTAAACTCATGTCTTTTAAAGATATTGACGAATTTTTAAAAGAAAATCCTAATTATGTTCAACAGTTAACTGCCCCCGGAATTGCTGATCCTCACTTGATGGGTCGGATTAAACCTGATGATGGCTTTAGAGACATTCTTAAAGAAGTCAAAAAGAATCATCGTGGCAGCAAAATCAATACATTTTAGGATCACATGGCTAGAAAGATTAGGCAGAAGCAGGCCACTTACATTCGAGAACAAAAGAAAATTTCTTTTGAAAAGACATTAAATCTTGAAAACATTAGGCCTAAAACAGAAAATCAAAAAAAGATTTTCAGTTGTTACTATCAAAACAAAAATCTTTTGGTGCACGGTCTTCCGGGTACGGGTAAAACTTTTTTAAGTTTGTATCTGGCTTTGAGAGACCTATTGCAATCTAAACTGTGTGAAAAAATAATCATAGTTAGAAGTGCTGTTGCTACGAGGGACATTGGATATTTGCCCGGTTCCTCACGTGATAAAATGAGAGTTTATGAGGCACCTTACGAAGAAATCTGCTCTAAATTATTTGGCAGAGATGATGCTTACAATCAGCTTAAAATTAGAAAGATGATTGAGTTTCATCCGACCTCATATATTAGAGGCATTACCTTTGATGATGCTGTCATTATCATTGACGAGGTACAAAATTTAAACGATCATGAAATCTCGTCCGTTATCACAAGAATGGGTAACCGGTCTAAAATCTTGATGTGTGGAGATTTTAGACAATCAGATTTTGTAACTAACAAGACTGAAGTAAGTGGCATAAATAATCTTTTTAAGATCATAAAGCTTATGCCATCTTTTTCTCATGTCGAGTTAGGTGTGAATGACATTGTGAGAAGCGGTATTGTCAAAGAATACATAGAAGCTAGGAATGAACTAGGTCTTGTTTGAACATGAAAAACTTGAGTGGCAAGAAATAGAATCTTTTCAAGAAGACGGCAAAAGATTCTACAGAACGCCATCTGGGAAAAAATATCCCTCAATGACTACAGTCCTTTCTATGCTTTCTGCAAAGAGTATTGCAGCATGGAGAAAACGTGTTGGTGATGAGGTCGCCAACAAAGTTTCTGCACAAGCATCTAGACGTGGAACACTGATTCACAAACTTTGTGAAGATTACGTGAATAACGTTGAGATTGATTACAAAAAGCTTATGCCTTTTGATCGTCAAAATTTTATGAAACTAAAGACGGAAATAGATTCTAATATTGGAAAGGTGTATGGGCAAGAGATCCCACTCTACTCTGATTTTTTAGAGATTGCTGGTCGAGTAGATTGTATTGCTGAGTATGACGGTAAACTCAGCATTATCGACTACAAGACTTCTTCTAAAGAAAAGAAAAGAGAAAATATTAAAAACTATTTTATGCAAGCTGCTGGGTATGCAGTTATGTTTGAAGAACTTTTTAATATTCCAATTACCAATCTTGTCATCCTGATGTCAGTCGATCACCAAGATCCTTTGACCTTTATTGAAAAGAGAGATGACCATATTTTTGATCTGATTGAATTAAGAAAAAAATATAAAGAGAAAAATAATATATGAAAAATAATTTAGAAACATACAGAAACTTCGGCATGGCCGTTGAAAATATGGTCCTGAACTCAGACATAACTTACATGGAAGCAATCATGGAATTTATGAAAAAGGAAAATATTGAAGAAGACGTTCTTTATAAGATGATAAAAAAGAACCCAGTTCTGAAGATAAAGCTTGAACTTGAAAGCCAAGAGTATAATCTTTTGCAAAAGGATGCAAATACGGCTTTACAGTGAAACCCTTCAAATGTTATCAACTTTATTTGGCGTTGAAAAGACACTTCACAACTGATAAATATGATTTTTTTAAGTATAAAGGAAAAGTAAGAGCAAATGAGCAATCGTTCGAAAATCGTAAAGACAACTATCTCTTTGTTAAGATGGCCCTTCGACAAGATGTACTCCATCTCCTTGTCTCTACACTCGCTAATCATCCAAATTTCTACGTCACTGACATCCTCTCGGAACGGGGTGACGAAGTATGCAAAGGTTGGAAAAAGTACCAGCAAAGCTTCGACTACAACTTCAAAGAAGAAATCAAGCAGTACAAAAACTTCGACCAAGCAATCAAAGTCCAAGAAGGCTACCCAGAAATAATATCTGATTTTATATCCGGGAAAATTTCGTTAGACACAATTTCTACAGTTGACAAGATTATTGACGGCTGTGCATATTGGTCTCGTCATCTCAAAGATCCTCTTTGGGAAGACATAAATAGGCAGTTGATGAAATATAGACCTTTCGTCAACGTCAATACACAAACATACAAACGTTATATCTATGAAATCTATGGTGGACAAAATGAAATACAAAAAGGAAAATACGAATGAGCTTACAAGAACTCAAGTCGAAGCGGAAAACCAACTTCGAAGCTCTGACTAAAAAGCTAGACCAGCTTAACGGCAACATCCCACAACAATCTGATGATGATATCTACTGGAAACCAACAGTAGATAAAATGGGAAATGGCCATGCCATTATTCGGTTTTTGCCTGAACCGAAAGGCGAAGATGATCCATTTGTTCGGATTTGGGATCACGGATTCCAAGGACCGGGTGGCTGGTACATCGAAAAGTCTTTGACTACCCTAAACCAAAAAGACCCTGTTTCTGAGTATAATTCCAAGCTTTGGAATTCCGGCAAAGAGCAGGATAAAGATACTGCACGTAAACAAAAAAGACGTTTGCAGTTTCATGCCAACATTCTTGTTGTCAAGGATGCTGAAAATCCGGAAACCGAAGGTAAAGTCTTCCTTTACAAATTCGGTAAAAAGATTTTTGATAAAATTAACGATATGATGAATCCTCAGTTTGATGATGAGGAAGCTGTGAATCCGTTCGATTTTTGGAGTGGAGCTAATTTCCGTCTAAAAATTCGACAGGTCGATGGATATAGAAACTACGATAAGTCAGAGTTTGATTCTCCGGCACCTCTTTCTGAAGATGATTCAGAACTTGAGGCTATCTGGGAAAAACAACATTCTCTGAAAGAACTTGTTTCTGAAGATAAGTTTAAATCCTATGATGAACTTAAGGCACGTTTAGACAAAGTTCTGAACATTCAATCCTCTTCTGCTTCGCCATCTGTTGCTGAAGAAGAAACGCCTCCTTGGAAAGAAGAAACCAGCACCCCTTCTGCTAAAGAAGATGATGATGACGGTCTTTCTTTCTTCAAATCTCTGGCTGAAGACGACTAGAGTTTAAGGCGGGGTCACTGAGATCCCGCCGCCCCTAACAGGGAGCCTGTATTGTGGCTCCCTAAATCATTTGCATTAGTGTGTATTCCCGGAACATAAAGTCCAGTTACGTTTGTTCCACCTTGCATTGGCTCTCCCTGTGCACCTCTAGGAAGACTTTGGTTACCGCTGTAATCAGGATACATAGGCATTCTACCATTTCCAACAAAACCATAATCGTAGCTTGGAATTGCTGGAGCATTAATGTACTCAAAGATGTCTGATATAGAATTATCAGAATCAAAAAAGTCTGTTACAGCAGAAGCAGCTAATAATCCCGCAGCACCACCAAAGTTTCCGGTCAATCCGGTAGCTAGAGCTAAAGGATTGCCTCTTCCTATTGTGGAAATTTGTGTAAGTACATCACCCAAAACTGGAATTTCAGATAGTCCAGAAGACTTTAACATTTCATCAACAAAGTTAAACACAGGCTCACCAGCCACCTTAATCATACTTTGAAGTTCGTTAAATCCATCTTCACCTAGAGCTATCCTTGTAGCAGCAAAGGCTCCTGCACCAGCAGCAAATCCACCAAACATACCACCACCTAGCAATGAAGATAAACCAGCTACGGCTCCTGTAGTTCCTAATAAAGTGATAATTTCTTTATTATTGGTAAAGAAATCAATGATAGCTTTTAATGTTGGGTTAGATTCAATAAAATCATCAAGAACAAGCCCACCAGCAGATTCTCTTAATTTTTTTACTTCTTCTGGATTCTCTGATCCAAGAACTAGTGTTCTTGTATCCGCCTTGCCCAAACCAATTTCACCAGCAATCTCACTTACAGCCATTTCTCCTAGTCTTTCTTGAACTTCTTCCGAAGTACCACGTAAAGGATCAAGCTGTGGTAAAGATTCCAACATTGTTTGTATTTGTGGATTTTGTAAAATTTCATCAATAGGTTTTGTTAAATTGCCAGCCAACTCTCCATACTCTGCATATTCTTTGTTAAACCTACCTAATATATTATTAATACCTTCAAATGTTTTATTTTGTTGATTAACATTTTCTGACAAAATTCCCGGAGCATATGCTTTAATTAAATCAGAGCCTTCTGTTGGATTAAAAAGTATAGTTTCAAGTGGTGTCACTATACCTGATGTCTTTTGAAGAGTTTGATCAAGTTGTTCGAGTGCATCTATTTTTACGTTTGACTCTTCTGCTGCAGTGTAGATAGCTCTTAATCTGTCAAAGGCTCCCATTTGGTCAAAATCTAAAAGTGATTCAAATTGTGGAGCTAAGACCTTTACAAGTTCTCTATTTTCTTGTGCAAGAGAAATAGATTCTTGAATTCTACCAGCCAGAGTGTCGGGGGCGGAGATTCTACTTATAGCAGATGTGATTGTTGGGATGCCTCCGCCTTGGAGACCCGGCCCTACTATTTCTTTTGCAAGTGTAGCAACTTGTGGAATATCACCAAGGCTTTGACTAAGAACACCACTAACAGCAGACTCAACCCTTCCGGGAAAAAACCTAGTAGCTAGGTTTACCGCTGTACCTGCTACTGCTCCCGTCACTGATTCAACTTTTTCTTCTAGCACCGGATATCCGGTATCTCCACCATATCCAGTACTCATATTAGTGGAGTAAGATGTTGGTTCTGATAAAGGTGGTCTGGTGTCAGGAAATGCAGGAGGCTCAATTCCGAATTGATTTACCCAATTCATTTCTCGTTTTATTATACCGGCACCGTAATAATTTGCACCATCATCTTTTGATTTATTATAAAAAGTTTCGTTACCTGAACCGTAATTAATTACTTTCCTTACGTCACCTAATTCTTGAGCTTTTTTAGCAACTCCAGCAGAGCCGTTGTGCATGGCAAAATTACTATCATTAGAACCTGCAAAGACCTCATCTAATCTATCTTTAATTTTTTCTCTTAAAGCTTCATTGTTTTCAATTCTTTTAATCTGTCTTTCTATGCTGTTTGTGTTTACAGGAGCATAGTAACCGCCACTATATTCTTTTTCTAAAGATCTTCCGTAAGCATCGGAACGGTTCATCAGAGTTTCTAAAACTGCTCTTTGAGCTTCTGCAGACGATTCACCAACTTCAGCTATGGTTAAAGCAAGTATTTTAATTAAGAAATCACTGTTTTCGTCACCAAAAAGCTCATCTTTAAATTTTGCTCTAAGTGAACTTAGTTTTGATTTATGTGATTCTGTTTGTGCCATTATCTTCTAGCCGCTTCCTGTTCTTCTTTTTTTCTTTCAAGGTAGTCAATCAGCATAGATGAATATAATTCAAGTTCATAAGGTATTAAGTTTTCTAAATCTGTGATACTGTATTTGTGATGCTGAGCCATATTAAAAATTAACTTGTAGTAATTTTTAAGATTGTTATGACCCAACAACATTAAAAAAAACTGTTGATACCCTTTAATTTAGTAGATTTGTTTGTGCCTTCAGAATTTACCCATTTAGCTTCAACCTCAACCGTAGGCATCTTAGAAATAAATTCACGACACTTATCAATATCAGCCACACTCAAAGAATCAATAAAGTCTGTTTTCTCTTCATCTGAGTAGTTTCCAAATTCGTAGTTTTCATCCTCATGAAACACAGCTTTGATGCTGTACTTCAGAGTGTCAAAGAATGAGTCTACGTCATTTTCTGTGGACACCTTTGAAATTTCATCAAGAGTAGGATACTTCATAATTAATGCTGTCGTATCATTAATCTTGATGCTGTTTTTAGCTTTTGGAGCTTTAATTTGAATATCAGCTAATTCAATAGACGCCTTAACTTTTTTCTCTGTATCGGGGTCGTTGATTTCTACTTCAACAGAGCCGCCAATAGAGTTAATTCTAAGTTGTACAAATAGATACTCAATATCATAGTAAGGCAATTTTAGAACATCAATCTCCTCGTCAACAATACAACCCTGCACTACTTGATTCAGAGATAAGAAAATTTGCTCTTTGTCTTGTGATTGTTTTGCAAGAAGAAGAATTTTTTCTTCTTTAACCAAAAAAGGTCTCATCAAAATTTCACGTTCAAGAGATGGAACCTTCACTTTAAAGGTAGGTACATTAATCTTAGGTAACATTTTTCATCCTTATAAATTAAAATCTAGGCCTTTCAATAACCTTTGGGCTTGATTCTGGAAATGGAATTCTATCAGTAAAGTTGCCTTCACCAAACTGTGCAAACGGACTGGACCCACCACCAAAGGCAGACATCGAGTAAGATCTGTAAGTTAAAGTACAAGCTACAGATGCAATCGAGTCTCCACTGCTCCAGTCTAGACTAACATCAGATAGAGACGAAATAAAACAATCATGTAGGTTATATTTTGTTACAACTTTACCACTTTGATTGTAGTGTATAATTTGAGCCGAAGATTCATACTCGGAAGGATATCCTACTGCACCATCTGGATCTACAACGCTGTCCATCATCTGGTTTAGGGCCGACAAACATCTTCCCTCGTTGTCTAAAATAAATGTAAATGGTGCAGAAGAGTATGCTCTTGTTACAGGTCTTTGAATAGGTCTGTAAGGACCGTTGCTGAAAGTGTCTGTGCCGATGCTAGAGCCGGGTAGAATTGCAGAGGATACTTGAAATCTCAGATCACCAAAGCTTGCAAAGAAAACTTCAAAGAGAGCAGACTTAGCAAAGTCTCCCTTAAAATGTCCCTTAAATTCCTCGATACTAAATCCCATATCTAAACCTTATTAAGTGATTCTTGTTGTGCAGTTGCAGCAAGACCCGGATTAGGAGATGCTGCTCCTCTGGCAAACATTTCTACAGGCAAGAATAAAGCAATGTCCCACTCAAGAGAATTCACCTCAAAAAAGGGTGACTGTAAGTGATTGAACAAATACTTTTTTACACATGGTTTAAACATACCAAATCTTGAAGCCGCCTTTAGAATATCATAACTAATACGAAGTTTTGTTTTTTCATCATAATTTTTATCACTGGATAAAGTATAAAGTGCATCCATCAAACTTGCACGTGCCAATAGAGGTAGGTAGTGCAAATTAATTCCCATTATTCCGTTATTTATGACATCGATAGGAAAAATCATTGGAAGTCTATCATGATACGGTAAAGTTTTAAACATCTTTGGAAAGTATCTAAAAAGATACATTTTTCCTATTATTGGTGTAGATGTCATTCTTTTTTCATTGGTAAAAATAGTTTTCTTAGACGTTTGGCCTGACATGTAACCAAAGCCTCTGTAATATTCCCTTGCTCTCTTTGTTTTAACAGGAACTATTTCTTGTTCCAAACCTTCTAACAGAATTGTGTGAAACACGTCTCTTGGTCTTTGACCAATTATTCTCTCTACTGTTTTTTGAAAACTATCTAACGTTATAGCCATTAGATGCCTAACTCATTTTCAGTCAGGATTTGAAATTTCCACTTTCTGTCTTTGCAGAAGTTTTCAGCAGCCTTCCATTTAGATTCATTGATGGCGTAAGTTTTTACTTTGTTTACATATTGTTGGGTCATTTTAGACTGCTTTTCTGGTTTTTTGGTTTGATAATTTGGTTTGATTTCAACTACCAAGACATCAATACCACCGGCATTATTTTTCTTTTTAACATAAAAGTCTGGAAAATATCTTCTAATCTTTCCATCAACAGGACTTTTGTATGGTATAAAGAATTCTTCCGATGACCATTCCAACACACTTGGATTTTCGTCTAAGTAGCCCATAAACATCTTTTCCCAAGAACTCCTATAAATAATTCGAGTGGGATCACCTTTGTATTTCTTGTAGTTTTTGGGTTTAAATAAACCTTTTTTAGCAGCCATAAAAATATTTAGTAGGAATTTAATGGTACAAGTAACCAAAAGCACAGCAGATGCAATCACGGATGGCGCTAGGCTAGTAGGTAGAACTACAAGTGGTGGAGTTGTCAGAACAAGAACTAAGGCTGAAATCGAGGCTGACTCAAGGAAATTTTCTTCCTCTTCCGGGAAGGATAACAAGGGAAGATCTACGAGAAGCAATCGAAGAGAGCCGCCTGAGGTTGTAGATATTCGAGATGTCGGGTCTAAAAATCAGGATTTCAATGGAGATACCATTGTTGTCGTGGAGAATGTTTTTAGCAAAGACACTGATGATTCTAGAACAACTCTGGCTGAGTATTTAAACAGACAAGGTATTGAAGTTACTGAGTCATCTGTGAGAAACTTGGCTTTGAGAGGGCCAGTTACCTTTGCACAAAATTTTGCTGAACAGTTTTCAAGTGGTGCTTTAAGGCTTGAAGACCCTACTCTTGCTGGATTAGGTTTTGGTGGAGGCAGTGCAGGTGGTAGAGGACAAGCCTCTGGTATGTCATCTCTTTCCAGCATTCACGGTCTCCCTATTCCTGATAATTTGCAAGAAGCTCTTAGAATTGGTTATGATTCTAAAAGCCAAGGGGTAACTGCACATTTACAGAACGCTGTGTTCAACTCAATAAATGCTGGTCTTCAAACATTAGCAGCAGATGGCGGCACTGCCAGTGATGCCTTTGCTTCGGCTCAAGCAGAAATCGAAAAAAGATTTCAGAATATTCCAAACTATTTGGAAGGTGGCGCAGCATTAAACAATCTTATTGGTGCTTTGTTCAACATGGCCGGTGTTGGCAGCAACTTTAATACAGCTTTCAACAACACAATGGTTCAGCAATTTTCTGGCGTATCTCCAAGATCCTTTACGTTCCAGTGGAGACTTTACGCCGAAGATGCTGCACAAACTTCAAAAATCTTTAGAACTATTCAAATTTTTAAAATGATAAGTCATCCAAAGATTGTAGATGAGTTTCTAAAAATTATTCAGTTCCCTATGAAAATTAAGAAGTTTGACATTAGATCTCCTAACGGCTTGGTAATTTTCCCAATATTTGAGTCTGTTATTACTGATGTCGTTATCGACTACAGCGGTTCAGGAGCACCAACATTCTTCAAGTCTGGTGCACCTACGTCTATCAACTTGTCATTAACACTCACAGAAATTACGAGTGCAACTAGAGATGACTATGCAGCTAACCCACCGGGATTCTAAGAGATGTCAAAAGGCTTATTTAAAAACTATCCTATCATTAACTACGATGGCAAGTTGTCTAGAAACTTAATGGTTTCATCTAAGTTTGTTAAAGATATTTTTAACAATCCAGTATCTTTTATTAAGTATACTGTTAAAAACGATGAGTCTCCTGAAGAGGTTTCTTTTAAATTTTATGATAGTATCTTTTTTTCTTGGGTTATTTTGTTAGCAAATCAAATTGTGGACGTGCACAGCGAATGGCCTAAAACATACAAACAATTTACAAATTTCTTAATTCAAAAATATGGATCTGTGCCTGCATCTAAAGAAAGAATTCTACACTACAAAAATTCAAAGTATAATTTTTTTATTAATTCTGCTACTTACTCAAGATATGCTAATAGTGACTTTGTAGATGCTACTATTAAAGTAGACAGAACCGGATGGGAACCTGTGACTGCTTTTGATCATGAAGAGGAAAGAAATGATAACTTAAGAAATATTCAAGTTATCGATCCAAGTTTTATACCTCAAATAAGAACAGAGGTGGAAAGACTATTTAATGAATGAACATAATCAACAGAATCTTTTTACAAAAGGCAAACCGTTTGAAGTTCACATATCTTCTCTATTTGGCGGAGAGATAAGGGAAATTTCAAAGGAGTGTGCTTACTTTTCTATCTTTTCGTCTTTAGATTCGCCGTTCATGGCTGTAAGTGCACTGATTGCAGATGATGATGCAATCTTTTCTGATCTTAGAGTTGATGGTGATAAAGGTTTGTTGGTTAAGGCAAGGGCAGGTAATGGCTCTTCAATTGGTGGCAACTTTCATATCAACACTTACGGGAACACTCCGCAAAACAACCGTAAATCTCAGGCAGTTTTGGTAGGCTGTATTTCGCCAGAGCATATTCATAATGCAAGCCAAAAGGTTCAAGAATATCAATTTTGGTATAATCCCAAACCAATATCCGACCTCATTAGATTTGTTTTTTACAAATACCTTAAGGTTCCTTTGTTCTCTACGGCTAGTGCTCCAGCAACTAATCCTGCAGTGAATATCAACATACCTAAAATGCACCCTATGGAGGCTATATCTTTTTTAAACGAAAGAGCACAGGGTTCTGGAAAAAATTTATACGCCATTTATCAAAAGTTTAATGCCAGAGGAACACCAAGATATTTTTATGATGATGTAGCTTCTTTGTCCTCACAGGCGGCAAAATGGACATTTGCTTTGACTGAAAGCAACGGCGGTGCAGAAAACGATGACATAATTGATAAAGCGTACAAAGCTGGTCAGCCAATCAGTAAAATTCTTCATTATCAATCAGAATCTCATTTCAATGCACACGACACTATAAAACAGGGCTATCCTTCAAGAACATATATCAAAATGGATTTCATAAACAAAACTGTAGAGAGTTTTGACGATTATGATCAACATACTTTGATAGGCAAGAAACAGATGCCTTTAGTTGTTGCACTAGCAAATAGTAATGAAGACATTTATGGCAACAGAGCTATTTACGAACCATTTAACGGCGATTCATCTTACTACACTGATCCTATCTTGGAGAAATCATTTCACAAATCTAAGCCAGTAGCATCTTCTTTTTTAGGAAAGAGGGTGACAATCACAACTTATGGATGTCCGGAAGTTAATCCGGGAGATAAAGTTTTCTTAGCTGTGCCAGAGTTTGTTTCGGAGCCTGAGAGAGATCCTGATAAACAATATGCTAAAGAATATTTGGTCTATTCAGCACAACATCATGTGATAAGAAGTGGCGAGTTTACTTCTAAATATGAATTAATTAGTGATGGGCAAATGCAATGAGCACAACACATCTGCAAGGAAATAAACCCGGTGGATTAAATGGTTTCCAGTCTGATTTTTATGGAAACGATTTTACTTGGTTTATTGCCTTTGTCGAGAAAACATATGATGCTGAAGATGATTATGACAAGTTGAATAGAGTTGCTATTAGAATTTGGGGTTTACATGATTTTGAGGCCACCATTGATGAATTGCCGTTAGCACAAGTTTTGATGCCGACAACTTTGGGCAATGTCCATGATATCGGAGGAATCTTTGGGCTTGAGGTTGGTTCTATGGTTTTTGGATTTTGGTTGGACAGACACAAACAGCATCCAGTAATTGTTGGTTCTTTAGTCGGTAAGACATCAGAAGATGATGTTGTTGATGACGTGTCTTCGTTGGTTCAAACGCCGGGGGTGACGCCATTTACTCCTCTGCCAACGGCTGAACCGCCTACACCTACAGACGTATTAGTATGAGAAAAAAACATGAATGCTCAATCTTTCAATTTCGATGTCGGCGTAAAAAGCTACAAAAAGAATAGACTCATTGTAAACGAGATTCATCTGTTGAATGAAATTTTGTTTTGTATGGAAAAGACAAACAAAAAGATATTTAACATCAGTGTTATTTCATATGTAAACGATGACTCTAATAAACTAAAAAACTTTTTTGATGTAAAAAGAGATCTTAGTGCTTCAAATTTTGAAAAGGTTTTTAATTATTACATCAATAAAAAAGGCAATCTAGTTACTGATGTTGAGTTGGGAGACGAAAGTTATTTCTTTGAAGGTCCAGACAATAAAGTAAACGTAACAGTGTGTTTGTCGGGAACTAAAAAGCATCCGTCCAACAATAGTTCAGCAACAAAAATATACAATTTTGATCAGCTAAAAACATTAAATAAAATCTTAAAAACATTCAGACAAAATACAGAAAGTGTTTTGTATAGCAACTTAGAAATATCTAGTGACATCTTAAAGCTTAGTGGATCTGGCTTTGATATTAATCAATTTGTGAAAGAAAGAGGTCTCAATGAATAGAAAATATTTTCCACCCGAACCACCTCAGGGTTACGGAAGAGAGATGCCAGTTGAGGTAGGTGCTGATGAAGAAGTAAAAATGGTGCCTGAACCTGTAATCTCTCCAGAGCCAAAGGTTGAGTATCCTTACAATAAAATCACAAAGTATTCCAACGGTCACAAGATTGAATTTAACACAACGGAAGGTTCTGAATATATTAACATTCAACACGGAAATAATGAAACCAGAATAACTCTTTTTGCTGACGGCAATTTAGAAATTATTCAAAAGAACGGTAATAGACATGATGAAGTCAATGGTGATTACAAAGTTCTCGTTGAGAATGATTTAGTTACTGAAAGTAAAACCAGAATATCCAAACAAAATTCAGTTCTAAATGATTCTAAGGGTGTTCATTATATCAAATCTGGAGAAATTATAGTGTTGGATGCACCAACTGTTTTGATAAAGGGTGAACTAAAGATTGAATCTTCCTCATCTAGCACAAAGACCAAAGATAATGATAGCAAAAAAACTGGTTACGATCCATTTGCTGATGAAAATGATTGGGAGGGTGCAGCATGAATTTAGAAACACAAAATTCTTTTGGCCCAATTGCACAATTTAATACCTTTGATTTAGAGATAGTAAAAAGAAATAATTTTGCTGTTGTTCCGCAGCATCTGAAGATTTCAGTAGATAAAGATATTTCCATACTGAAAGACCCTAAAAATATAAGAATCTCTAATCACTACTATGCAGATAGTTTTATTGATTTCCCTTTACACACCAACAATGTATTCTCTGCCAAAAAACCGAAATTTGAAACTATTGCACTAACTGGACCTCCAGATTCATTTACTCAAACCAACACCAACATTATCACTTGGGAGGAAGATGAATTACGTTTGCCGCAACACGCCTTTTCAAATGATGAAGTCTATAGAAATTTACAAAGATTGTGTTTAGAAATTTTAGATCCTTTATTTCTATTACTAGGAGAAAGAGCAGAAATAAAAGAGGGCGTAATTTTTAGAGAAAGTGTCAGTGGTGTAGCTGGTGATTCATTTTTCTTAGAACAGGCTAAAGGTAATGCTGTAGTTTTTGGTTTAAAAAATGACTCCGATAACACTAAATTAAATAAATGTCGTGATTTTATAAAAGAATTTTCATTGTTTGATCAAATGTTTTTGGATTACAGTAGTCGTCTTTACGATCAGTCTACTATTGCAGTCTCTGTAAATGATAAAAAAAGAAACCAAATATTTAAAAGGTACAAATAATGGAAAGTCCGATTGTCAAAGACATTTACTTTTCTGATATTGATACTCAATTTACTCAGAACCCCGTAAGTGATGATGTAATTTCTCTAAAAAATTATGAATCTATAAAAAGATCTGTAAGAAATATTATCAGTACGAATAAAGGTGAAAGACCTTTAAATCCAGATTTTGGATCAAATGTTCGTTCTCTTCTTTTTGAACCTGACAGTGATCTTATTAGAATAGCCCTTGAGCAAGAGATTATTATTCAATTAAGAAATTTTGAACCACGGATTGAAATAGTCTCGGTTGTAGTCACCAACACTTCAGCAGAAATTGACAATAACGAACTTAATGTTGAGATTCAATTTACTCCGATAAATAGTCAGGAGACAGTAACTCTTAATGTTATTCTAGAAAGAGCACGATAATGGCCGACAAGTATCTATCAACAGCAGAACTTGATTTTGATTCTTTAAAATCTGATTTTATAAAGTTTTTACAAAGTCAAAGTCAGTTCAAAGATTTTAACTTTGAAGGTTCCAACTTATCGACCATTTTAGATCTTCTTACTTACAACACACACATCAATGCTTTTTACCTTAATCAGATCGGAACCGAATCGTTTCTTGATACAGCCTTGCTCAAAGAATCTGTAGTATCACATGCTAAAGAACTTAACTACGTGCCTAGATCTAGAAACTCTTCTAGAGCTACAATTAACATTTCTTCTACTGGAAATGTTGATGATGGCACCAAGACTATTAATAAGTTTACTACATTCACCACTAATTTAGGATCTAACACACTTACTTTCTCTACAGACAGAGACATTGTAGCAGTGAATGATGGAACAGGATCTTTTATTGCAAACAATGTTAACATTTTTGAAGGTACTGTTGTAACAGAATTTTTTGATGTTACTTCCGCTAACACAAAGGTGGTGGTTTCTTCGGCAAACGTTGATATTGATAGTTTTGATGTTGTTGTACAAAACAGTGCATCTGATTTATCTAATACACAATTTACAAAGGCTGAAAACCTTTTTGAGCTTACCCCCACCTCTCCTGTATTTTTTGTTCAGGGGTTTGGCCAAGACAAGTATGAGATTCAATTTGGTAACGATATAACTGGCAAAAAACTTACAGTAGGAAACATTATTCGGTTAAGATATCGAGAAACTGTCGGTGAAGAAGGTAATAATGCAAAGGTTTTTCTTTCTTCAGATCCCACAATAACACCAACAACAGTGGCCAATTCGTCTTTGGGCGCTGAAAGAGAATCGATTGATTCTATCAGATTTAATGCACCACGTGTTTTTTCAACACAAGATCGAGCAGTAACTGTTGAAGACTACAAGTCACTCGTAAAAAATAAGTTTCCTACAATTCAAACATTAAATGTTGTTGGCGGCGAAAAACTGAATCCGCCAAGATTTGGTAAAGTTGTGGTGATCCCTAAACCATTCAACTCTACAGTTGCAAGTCAATCTCTCAAAGACTCTATTGTAGATTTTCTAAGAGAAAAGGCTTCTATTAGCACAGAAGTTATCACTGCAGATCCCAAATTCATTATTTTAGATATTGTTTCTGATGTTAGATATAACTCTACACAAACATCGAGATCGGCTGATGAAATTAAAACAGAAGTGACTAACAAAATTGTATCTTTCGGCACCACTAATTTGTCGGAGTTTGATAAGGATTTTAGATTTAGTAAGCTGTTAGGCACAATTGATGGCGCTGATTCGGCAATACTTTCTAACAACACAAAAGTAAGACTAACTAAAGAAATTTCTCCTGCATCTACCGTTACAAACGATTTTGTTTTAGACTTTAGTAATGAAATTAAGAAGGGTAGTTTAACATCTACTTTATTCACAAAAACAATTAATGGCGTGACCTTTGAAACTTCGATGCAAGACAACAATGGAACCGTTCAATTGATTTCATCATCTAGAGGTTCTAAAGAGATTATAGATTTTGATGCTGGTACTATTGATTATGAAAGCGGTCAAATTCTCTTAAATTCATTTAAACTTGATGGTTACTTTACGAGAGGAAGAGTAGCACTAGGCGATAGAGTTCAATTGTTTGTTGAGGGTACAACGCCCGATATCATTGTAGAGCAGGATCAAATAATTCAAATTCAGACATTAAATATTTCTGTTAACGTTTCAGGGCAAATAACTGATGACTAGTAGGTTTACAAGAAGTGAAAAATCTACGAAGCATTTTGTAAGGTCTCAGTTTCCAGATTTTTTTCTGGACGAGGGCGAAGGCATTGTTGACTTCATTCACGCCTATTACGATCACCTTTCGGCCAACACGGGAAACAAGATTAGAGATCTCCAATTTCAAGGAGATATCGATACCACATCTAACACCAATCTGATTCGATTTAATAACAAGTATACCTTTGGTTCTGGTAGATTTATCAAAGAACTTCCGGCTGTTATTACTGGTGATTTGAGATTTATCATCAAACATATTAAAGATCTTTACAGATCTAAGGGTACAGAAAGAGGCATAAAACTATTTTTTAGATTAGCCTTTAACGATAACCCTGAAATTTTTATTCCGGGCCAGTATCTTTTTAGGCCTTCTGACTCTAAATTTAACAGACCTGATGTTATAGAAGTAAGTTTGGGTGATGGAAATTCATTTAGTGATTTAACAGCACTACAAGGCACAGAAATTGTCGGCTCCGTATCAGGTGCTTCGGCTATTGTTAAAAATGTATATAGAAAGAAAAATGGTAAATTTCTTAATAACTATATTGAATTAGATCGGCCTCTTGGTAAATTTAAGACTGGTGATGCTATCACTGCTAGAGGAGCCTCTAGATCTGTAATAGTAAATGCTCCATCGGTATCCGGTCCTATCGACAACCTTATTATCGAGGATGGGGCTGATAATGTTCCTCTCGGAACAGTCTTTAATGCAAAGCCTAGATCTGATGGATCTCAACTTAAAGTATCTGTTACAGAACTAGATAAGGTTCTTGGTACATTTTTCTTAAGAGGCGTTACTGGATATGGTTATTCAACCAAATCCAATGTAATTATTACTAGAGCACCCGGTGAGGCCACTAACATCGATAGAGGTAAATTTTCAGTAGCTATTGATAATCCGTATTCTACTTATAATGTAAATGGAGATCTTATCAGAGCATTTGAAGCTCAGACTATAGGATCAGCCAATATTAATGGGATACAATTAGATGGAACTGGTTCAGCTAATCTAACTAGTGGCGGTATAGAAGATATTTTATCATTAGAAGAAAGAACATATGGTCTAATTGACACAATAGAGATCAATGAAGTTCCTAAGAACTACAATGGCGTAGCCTCTCCGTTTGTAGCAATAAAGGATATTACTTTCTCTGCAAATCAAGCGGGTAATGCTTCTATCTCTGGAACATTGTTGAATGCTTCTGAAGAAGTTTTTGCCAACTCACTTATAAGAATAGCAAACACTTTATCTGGCAACGTGTCAGTAACAGTATCTAACAATAAGGTTATTGGGGTCGGTACATCATTTGATACCGATTTCTCTGAGCATGATGTGATCAAAATTATGAATGATGATGGTCTGCCAACATTTCATAATGTAGAAAGCATTTCTAACAGCACGTTTATGACCATAATGCAAGACTCACCCTATACCTTATCAGGCAATGATTACACTAAAGGATTTTTGAATTACATCAAATTAATTGACAGTAATGGCAAAACTTTTGTTAGAGTAGTAAATAATTTTGTAGATAGTAATACGGTGTATCTCGATGATAAAATTCTTACAGATGAACTAGCAAGTAATCCTTCTTATACTTTTAGAATTGGCTACAATACAGCCAATGTAAACTTTAGCCCTTTAAATGATAAATTAAAAAGAAGAGTAAAAGAGGGAACTACCTTCACTGACGTTGATAGTGGTGTAAATGCTAATTTTACTTATAAAATTACTTCTGCCCTAAACTCTGTAGGTAATGTAAATATTCTGAGTAGTGGATTTGGCTATACTGATAAGTCAGATATTTCTATGAGATCTGAAGACCTGACACCGTTTATCAACATCATTGACAGAGAGGGCGCTGGGTCTGGAGCTACTGCTATACCAACTTTATCTGATGGAAAGATAACTTCTGTATTAGTTCTTACTGGAGGATCAGGATATATTTCTCCAGTTGTTACTGCTGAGGGTGGTACAGGATCTGGTGCTAAGTTTACAGCAACAAATATAGGCGGCGTTGTTACAGACATTCAAGTAACTAATCAAGGAAATAACTACGTTTCATTTAAAGACATTCTTGTGAAGGTTGATAAAGGCGGTCAGTCAATTCTTGAGGGAAGGCATACAAGCATTAACTCTGAATTAAATTCTAAAATTAGACTGACGGACAGTAATTATTGGCAGGAATTTTCATACGAAATTGATTCAACAATTGATAGTGAAAAATATAAAGATACAGTTGATGGTTTAGTTCATATGGCGGGAAGAAAGTTTTTCACTAAGAACGTAATTAAGGACAGCGCTACTAGCTCTTTAAGAATATTAGAGGAGAGTGCCGCTAACACCGGCATTTAAAGATATGGGACTTACTACAAGATCACTTTCTCATAATTTAGGTATGGTAACTGAGCTTTCTACTTATGCTCAGAATGTTTACATTTTCGTCTCAAAAACTCATGATAATCAAGATGAAAACGTAAAAGAGTTAGCTAATGTTGAGAACTATTATACTTCTATTCACAATCCTATTAGGGAAATGGTTTTTGGCAAGAAAATCAAGCCCGGTGATGTAGCTCCTGTAATAGAAAGATATAATTGGGCCTCTGGCACGGTTTATCAAGAATTTTACAACAAATCCAATACAATTTTTACTGTTGAGTCTGGCTCTACAGAACAGTCAATGTTTATCTACACCTCTGGTGGAAGCGTATACAAATGTATTGATAACAACAGTGCTGCTGAATCTACAGTAGAGCCTACACATACAGATCTTACGCCAAGAGAAGAATCTGATGGGTACAAATGGAAATATATGTACTCGGTTCCTTCTGGTTCCAAATTTATCACAAGTGAATATATTCCAGTAGTTGCAAATTCTACTGTTCAAATCAATGCAACAGCAGGTATTGATAGAGTTTTTCTCGAAAACGGCGGAAAAAATTATACATCATCTACTAATGGCGAAGTTCAATCCACTATTTCTTCTTCTAAATTTATTATTGAAAACAATTCAATTGCCAACTCGACTGGTGGTCAAGTAACTTTAACGGATGATTATTTCAACAATTCATCTATTCTTCTCTTTGAACCGGGAGCAAAAGACAGCGGAAGTTTATTTACTATCAATGACTACAAGCATTCATCTTTCGAGATTACTATTGACGGAACACACACTTTTACTGGTTCAACTAAATATGAAATTTCACCTAGAGTAAGAATTGTAGGTGATGGAGCTAATGCTACGGCGATTGCTACAGTAAATCAGTCTACCAAAACCATTACTGGAATTGAGGTTAAAACCACCGGAGATTCATACTCTTTTGCTAATGTAATTATTGACGACTCTACAGGGACTGGAGCTAAAGCTGAGGCGGTGATCCCTCCCAGAAAGGGTCATGGTTTTGATCCTCATGAAGAATTAGGCTCTGATAAAATCATGTATGCTGTTACTGTAGAAGGTAATGAGTCTAACACAATTACAGCCAACCTTCAAAATGGCTTCAGAACTGTAGGTCTTATTTCCAATCCTTCTCCAGCCAATGTAGCATTTACAGGAACAGTATCGGTAAGTAGTGGCCAAAACATAGTTACAGGTTCTGGGACCAAGTTTACCACGGACTCTGTATTTACGAATCCAAATTTAAACAACGTTGCAGGACTAACTGTAAATACTATCAGCACAGCAGTCCTTTCTAATACTGCTGCTTCCAACACGGCTAAAGCCAATACTTTAGTAAACCTTTTCAATGAGTTTAATAAACAAATCGTAGGACAGGGCGTATCTACCGATACTATTTTGGTTGAAGGGCCAGACTTTGATGAAACTGCTGATGTGTTAAGTGTAACTTCTGATACGGTGTTACATGCAAGAATCCCATTTGCTGGTACTTACTCAGGAGTTGGTTATAGAAAAGTTTACAAAGCTAATACATTCAATAACATTATCAGACTTACAGTTGATCAAGCTAATTTATTCTCAAATGGTGAGGTAATTACGTCTACAGATAAGGATCATTTTGGAACTCTGGTAAACCAATCGGCAAATACTCTGGTGATTGTTGGTACTAAATTTCCTTCTGGCATAAATGTTGTTGGAAGTGTTTCTGAATCAACAGCAAACGTGGTTTCAGCAGAAGTTTCTAATTCTTACATTGACGGTTTATATGGTCATACATTGTATATAAATAATGTACTGAAGGTGTCGAAGAACGACACAAGCAATGTAGAATTCAAAATTGTAGTTAAGGTTTAAGATGTCAGATATCAATACCAATCTTAATAGATCCCCATACTTTGACGATTTTTTAGAGAACAAGAAGTTCTACAGAATTCTTTTTAAGCCGGGTTCTGCTGTGCAAGCAAGAGAGCTTTCTCAGCTTCAAACTATTTTGCAGAAGCAGATTAATAGATTTGGCTCTCACGTTTTTAAAAACGGGTCTATTGTTGATGGTGTAAATCCAAAGGTAATTGATCAAGCACATGTTGTAAGATTGAAAAATGCTTTTTCTAACAACACTGTTGTAGATCTTGATGCCATCCTTAATTCTTCTAACAACTTAATTTTAACATCTCAGTCTAGTGACGTAGAAGCTAAGATTCTCTTTCAGCAAGACGGATCTCAAGCAGATACGCCCAATACAAAAAGGTTGTATGTTGTATATACAAACGTAGATGATACAAATACAAAAACAGCAGTTGGTAATGTATCTATCGTAGAAAACTCCAATACTGTAACAGGTACTGGCACTTCGTTTAACAACTATGCAGTTGGCGATTACTTTACCATATTTGAAACTCCTAACAAAAGAAGAGTTTCTTTTCAAGCCAAGATTGACAATATTGCCAACAATACATCCCTTACATTAAACAGAAAGCTGTCCTTTGCTAACAGCAGTGTGAGTTCAAACAACTTTACTATTCATAGAAACTTAACAAAGTTCGGTGTTCTCGGTACTGCGGACTCCCCCGAAATTTTGGAGGTTGTTGACAGAACTGTAAGAAATTCACAAGCCAATTCTGTAAACACTTCTGTTTCTGCAAACACCTTCCTCTTAGGTTTCTCTGTAGCAAATACAGAAACTTTGAGAGTTACAGTTAACGGTCAGGAGCAAACACCGACTGTTGATTACACTCCTAACACCACTCACGTAGTGTTAAAGTACAATCTTCAAAACAGTGACGAAATTACATTTATTGAAGCACTTAATACTGTTAAGTATACTGGTCTTCAATGTTTCAAATCTGGATCTGTAGCCACTTCTGAGAGAGCCACTGTAGTTTCTAATCAGGAAGGCGTTATTTTCCATAAAGGCCAATTCTTAAATATTGATCCCGGATTTGTTGTAGTATCTGATAATGTTGAGGGAGCTAATGATTCTATTGTTGCCGTGGATTCAAATGAATCTATTGTTACCTTTAAGGCAGATCCATCACTTCTCGACAATGCTGCAGGATTTTCTAACGAGGTTGCACCGGGAGCAGATAGACTTAAGTTAGATCCTCTTTTAGTATCTGCTAACACATCTAATCTTATTAATAAAGAAGCAGTTGCTGTTCTCGTAAACTTCAATGACGAAGGTGAAGTTCTATCCGAGAATAGAGAACCACAGTACAATATTCTTGGTGATCAACTTGCCAAGAGAAATACAGACCATGCTGGTAGCTTTACTGTAAAGAGATTTACAGTTGACACAGAAGCTGCTTCTGCAAACAATGAAAACTTCAAGATTGTTGTAGAACCCGGATTAGGTTACATCAACGGCTACAAAGTAGAGACTTTGGCTCCTATCTCCGAAACAATTACCAGAGGAACCAACACTCTTCAAAGAGAAGATTTTGAACTTGGTATTAATTATGGCAACTATGTAAGAGTAAAAGAATTTAATGGCAACTTTGCTCCTTATGATAGAGTTACCTTTGTTCACAATGGAGCTAATCAGGGATACTTCCCAGCTTCTAACACCACATTCTTAACAAGTCTTTCTAGCTTTACTCCTGCTTCCTCGAACAACGTAGGTAGAGCTTATGTAAAGTCAGTAGAATTGGAGTCCGGTACTCCGGGTGCTCCAAATGCTATCTACAGAATTCACCTGTTTGGTATCGAGCAGTCAGCCAATGATTCGATCTTAAATGCAAGAACCATTGTTACCAACGATACTGTAAAGGGTGGTGCAGACATCATTCTTAATGACAGTGACAATGCTGTTATTACTGAGATTGGAGAGCTTCCTCTCGATGCCTTTGGTGAGGCTGGTGTAAGATCTTACACGGACTCTACAAGCACTTTTGACAATAACTTTACTGTAAGAAAGTTTGCTTCTGTGACTGACACTTTAAATGCCAATGGTTTCTTAATTGTTGACGTTGACGATGAAACCGATCTTTCTGGTAATAATGCAATTGGTACATATACGACTTCAGAAGTAAACGATCTTGTACTTTCAAACGTAGGCAGTGAGATTTCTTGTAACTCCCTTGGAGTAACTACATCCTCTGGTAACGTGATTACTTTGTCTTCTGCATTTGGCGACAAAATTCATGTTGGCGATATTGTGCAGATTGACTCTGGCAATAAAGTTATTGTTACAAAGGTAAATTCTACTACAGAGATTCAAACAAATATTGATAGTACTGATACTACCGGTACACTTAAGAAGATTATACCTGTAGGTAAGACTATTCCTGTGGACTCGGACATGGTGTCTACTAGTCAAGTAGATAACACTTTAGTAATCAATATTCCAATTCTGAATAACAGTAACTATACTGGTTCTACTACCGTGAGAGCAACTTACGAGTTTAACGGTAGAGATTACAAGCCGTTCAACAAAGACGTAAAGAAAAATCTCTATAGAAGAATCAACACTGCTAACAACTCTGCCAACTCGATTGGCCCTTGGGATTTAGGTGTGGTTGATGTTCATAAGGTAACTGGTGTTTGGGTTCTTACAAATAAGAACAACGGTAACGCCAACGACACGTTTACCGACTCTGATCTAACGGCTACCACTAACAGAGTTAATGGCGGATTCTTTGAATTTGATTCTGGTCAGCGTGATCATTTCTATGATTATTCTACCCTTCACCTGACCAATAAAGGTAGATTTAAAAACTATGTTACTTCTAACAACACCATTGTTGTTAAGTTAGACGCCTTTACATTAGACAACAATGATGGTGAGGGATACTTAACTGTAGACTCTTATCCAACAACTACGTCTACAACAGCAAACACAACAACCATTAAGTTCGAAGAGATTCCTACTTACATCACTTCTAATGGTGATAAAGTAGCTCTTAGAGATGTTGTAGATTACAGACCTAGATTTAACAACAAAGAGCAAACTAATCTTCTTACCGGAGTAGCTAATACATCTATCGTAGATGTCAGCAACGTTAAGGATAAAGATTCTGCCAAATCTTCTGGCAACAGTAAAAACTCATTCCTCATCTTTAAGAATGATACTGAGTTTGTTTCTGACTATAAGATTAACGTTGGTAAGAAGGCTGATGTTTATATCGGAGAGACAGGCACGTTAACAATCTCTGTTGCTAACAACAGCATTACCCCTGCTCCTGAAGTTCCAAAAGCCATGAGAATTGGATCTGTAGACGTAGCGCCTTTCCCTTCTCTTACCAGAGAAGAATCTACTGCCGCTAGAAACATTTACAGCGGTGGAAAGTTAAATGATAAGAGAACTGAGTTTGACGTTTCTAACTATAGAATAATTGTCGATCAGTTTAATATCAGAAGATACACTATGAAGGATATTGGTACTCTTGATCAGAGAATCCAAAATCTTGAATACTATACATCTTTAAATGCTCTTGAATCTGATACGTTTAACAAACAGTTTAAAAATTCTTCTGGTGTAGAAAGATTTAAAAATGGTATTTTTGTAGAACCATTTATTTCTCATCAGTTTGGTGCAACAAACGACAATGAATACAGAGTATCGATTGATAAAGATCTTGGACACTTTAGACCAAGCTTTGCTGAGGTTCTTGTAGATAACTTTACACCAGAAATTGTTTCTGGAAATGTAAATGTGTTTGGACATAGAATTATGTACAATCACTCTGAAGTAGATTTCATCAAACAAGACAAGGCTACAAAAGTAAGACCTGCTGCACCTTTAGCTATTAGATTTGATGGTGAGCTTCAATTATTCCCTGAATATGATGTAGGTACAGATTCAGAGAATGTTGGTAGTGTAATTATTAATCCCGATGCTCAGCCTCCTGTGCAAGAAGGCACAGTCACAACTTTTGGTAATTGGAGAACTCGTAGAACATCTGGTCGTCGTAGAAGAATAATTAGTACTAGAAATGTGACTACTGTAACGACCACGGTGGATGAGACTCTAGAGTCTTTTGGCGAACGTGTAGTTGATGTTACGGTTACGCCGTTCATTAGAGAGCAGGCTATTAGATTTAGAGCTACTGGTCTCAGACCCAACGAACAACACTCTCTGTTCTTTAATGGTGTAAATGTAAACGAACATGTTGTACCAGCTAGATTCTCTATTCAACCAGTCTTAACTGTCACTGGACTTACAAATCCGATAAGAATTAGTAATCTACCTGATGGCGTCATCAACGATAAATTAGTATCTGATCAAATTTCTTCAAATCCTGATGTAGCGTCTACTCGTTTTGCTAGGGTTGGTGATAGAGGATTCCCTCTGATAACCAATAGATCTGGTTCTGTATCAGGACAATTCTTTGTGCCAAAGGACACGTTCCTCCAAGGCGATAGAAATATGTTGATTGCAGATATTGAAGATTTGGATACTGAATCTGATGCTATTCTTTCTTCTGCTTCTAAAATGTTCCATTCCAACAGAATTGGCGTTAAGAGTGAAGAGCTTCTTGAAAGAAACTTCGAAGTTCAAACTAGAACCAGAAGAAGAAATCAAACTAGAAACAACAATGATCCTATTGCACAGACATTCTATGTAAGAGGGGATAATGATTTTACAGAAGATGGCATCTTTGTTAGTTCTATCGACATATTCTTTAAGAGAAAGTCTGCACGTAGAGGATCTGCAGTTAATGTTTATGTCTGTGAATTAGAGAATGGCTACCCCAACACAGAAAAAGTGTATGGAGCTTCTAAGGTAAAGCTGTCTGCAGGAAGAGTTAGTGTTTCTGATGATGCATCTGTGGCCACGAACTTTAAATTCTCTCATCCTATTTTCTTGAAAAAGGACAGAGGATATGCCTTTGTAATCAAACCAGACGGTGACGACCCAGATTATGATGTTTACTTCTCTAAACTTGGTGGGTCTGACATTACTACTGGTACGGCTGTAAATTCTCAGCCTTATGAGGGCATTGCATTCCTTGGTGCTAACCAAGACACATGGTCTGCTCTTCAGGATGAAGATATTAAATTTACTTTAAAGAAGGCAGTGTTTGAGACTGGCGCAGCAACTGTAAGAATGGTGCCTAGAAACTTTGATAGGGGTGAGTTTGAAGACATTACATTCTTTAACAATAAAACCTCAATTCAAGTTGGTGATTTAGCATACGGAATGACAAATGCTAATAATGATCCAAACTTAACGGTTGCCAACGTAAATACATCTATTGTTGGTATAGTATCGTCAATAGACGATATTAACAATCTTGTTAGAATTGCTCCTTCTTCTGGCAATTTTACAACGTCTGCAACTAAGACGTTTAACACCACTAGACTTGATGGAACAACAAAATCTACTACAAAGCATAAGCTGGCTTTCTACAGACCTAGAGATCTTCTCACAGAAACTGAAACATTAAATCTTGATAGGTTTGTGGGTACTTCGTTTATCTCTTTAGAGGATCACGAATTTAGTACAATTGTTCCACAGTTTACAACTCAAACTTACAGTAAGTCTTCAGTTGACTTTGATTTTGTTTACAACATTTCTAATACGTCTTCGAAGACATTTGCTATTCCAAATGAAGATGAGTACGAACATACAGACAATCCATTAGTTCTGAGATCTAGAACAAATGAAAAGCTGAAGCTTGGTTCTGCTACAGGCAATAGTTCCTTCTATATTGATATTAGTATGAACAATGGCACCACTAAAACTTCGCCAATGATTGATACTAGAAGAACTCTTCTTTCTGCTGTTGGAAACTTGACTATTACACCTGATGATTCAGCAAACAACTTCATTGATGGTACATCTGTAAGCACTGAAACATCTGCAAGTATTTACAGTGAGATTTTCCCCGGTCTTGGCGAAACCAACGTAAGATATATTTCTCAGCCAATTACTTTGGCTGATGGTCAAGATGCAGAAGACCTTAGAGTACTAGTGTCTGCATTCAAGCCACCAAGAGCTAAGATGTATGTGTTTGGTAGATTCGTAAACCAATATGATAATCTTGATGATGTTCTGTTTACTCCACTTAAAGATCTTACTCCTGAACTCAATTCGACTAGAAATGATAGAGAAGATATTAAAGAATTTGAATTTAGAATGTTTACCAGAGACGAAATCAACGATACTGAGTGGGTGAAGATCTTTAATGATACAACAGGTTCAGACTATGCATTTAAGTACACAAATGAGTATACTTCTAATAGCTTAATTGCAACTGATGCAACTACAGGTATAGCTAGTTACTTTAGAGATGGAACAACTTATGATACTTTCAAGATTTTCCAACTCAAGATTGTGACTTATGCAACAATCGACACAGTTACAGGGTTTGGTACTAAGAATTCTTCTAACCCAGCAATTATTGAGAATGTAAGAGCTATAGCATTACAGGTATAGAATGGACTTAACTAATCACAGGAGAGATGAAAAATCTAACGCCATACTAAGTGTAGATAATTCATCTCTCGCTGCCTACAAAGCAGCAAGGGCTAAAGAAAAACAAATAAATAACGTAATGGAAGAGGTCCAAGATCTCAGAGTAGAATTGACAGAAATAAAGAACATGCTAAAGGCACTAGTAAATGGCAATTAACATATCTAATACTACACCTACTAATACGTTTGAGTTCTGGAGACTCAGAACGAATGATATGGCCAATGCCTTTAGACTGAAAGTGGTTAGCACTTCTTCTAACGCTGCTCCCGGTAGTGCAGCAATCACTGGGACTTTCTCAGGTCTAAATTTAAAAGCTAACGGTACTACTCAATCTACAAGTAAGACTACAGGTGCATTACAATCCAGAGGTGGTTTGGGTGTTTCTAAGAATGCTCATATTGGCGGTAAGCTGGTTGTAACAGGAATTAGTAATACAGCTAACTTAAATGTTGCTGGAACAGTTTCTGCCACACTGTTCTCAGGAAACGGGTCTTCACTTACTTCTGTAGATGCCGAAACACTTGACGGTAAAGATTCAACCGATTTTGTTTCGAATACATTTGCAATTGCTACTTTTGCTACGAACAACTATGTTCAGTCTGATACGTTTAAGTCTGATATTGGCGTAGTATCGAATAACTACGTTGAAGGAAGATTTACATCCAACAGTTTTGCTAAAGCTACTTTCACTTCTAATAACTATGTAGATGGAAGATTTACTTCTAACAGTTTTGTAAAGGCTACCTTTACATCTAATAATTACGTTGATAATCAGCTTAGCACAAGAATTGGTATTAGAGCTACTAACACGTATGTAAAATCTACCTTCACTTCTAATAACTACGTTCAAAATAGATTTACTTCGAACAACTTTGCTAAAGCTACATTTACATCTAATAGCTATGTAGATGGAAGGTTCACATCAAACAACTACGTTGACGGAAGGTTTACTTCCAACAATTTTGTTAAAGCAACTTTTACATCTAATAACTACGTTGATAATCAGCTAAGCTCTAGAATTGGAATCCGGGCTACTAACACTTACGTAAACTCCACATTCACTTCTAACAATTATGTGGATGGTAGATTTAGTTCTAACAATTATCTTTCTACAGTAGTTGGCATTAGAGCTACAAACACATTTGTAAAATCTACTTTTACATCTAATAACTATGCTAAGACTACATTTACGTCTAATAGCTTCGTTAAAGATACCTTTGTATCTAATAACTACGCTACAGACAGTTTCTTAAGATCCAATGCTGACGATACTGCAACTGGTACAATTACCTTTAGCACAACTACCAACTTCTCTTCCGTTGCTAATGTAACTAACGGAACAATGAAGCTGCCCAATACAGCCAACATTTCTATTGGCAACATGGCATCAAACTCTAACAAATACTTAAGAGTTAATGGTGACGGTTCTGCATTAGTGTTTGCCGATTCGACTGTTGCTAACACTGGTGATATTGGTGATATTCAAATTAACTATGCAGGTATCTCAAATGCTGATGTATTAGTATATGATGAGAATACTCAAAAGTTTGTTAACCGACCTAGATCTCTTATTGATGTTACATCTATTGATGATATCGATGATGTAAATATAACTCAATCGAGAGGTGATCTTTTAGTAAGAGTAGTAAGCACTTCTAACTCCTCTACGTTTGCTAATACTTCTAATGGTTTCATTACTGGTAGATTAGACTCATTTTCTGAGACAGAACTTACTGGTTTGACATCCAACTCTGTTGCTCATACTTCGACCTCCAATTCATTCCTGCAGGTTTTTGTAAATGGTGTGAGATTGGGCAACGCAGACTTTTCTACAAACACATCACATGTAGGTTTGACCTCTGATTTAGTATCCAGTGATATTATTTCCATTGTTGAATTTAATCCACATGCATTTGTCGTCGGAGATGGCACTCCATCCGAGTTAAACCAGCTTAACTATTCTGACTTACGGTTAAAGTCTAATGTAGAAATTTACGAAGCATCATCTTCTGTATTTGATATTAATACATATACTTACTACTGGAAAGATACTGAAAGATTCCATGATAGGCAAGAAGTAGGTTTCGTAGCTCAAAATCTTGAAGAATATATTCCACAAGTTGTTACTGAAAACAGTGATGGTGAAAAGATGGTTGACTACGGCAAAATGACTGCGGTTCTTCTGTCCACAATTCAACAGATGAACAAGAGAATAGAAGCTCTTGAAGAAAAAGCATTCTGCACGTGTCCGGAGGAATAAATGGCTACTCCAACATCGAATACAGACTTTAAAGAATTTTGCCTTAGAAAATTAGGTAAAGGAGTAATTGAAATCAACGTGAGCAATGCTCAGGTTGACGATAGAGTTGATGAAGCTGTTAACTTTTATCAGGATTATCATTTTGATGGTACTGAGAGAGTTTACTACAAATATCAAATTACTCAGGATGATAAAGATCAGGGATATATTACTTTACCCAATAACATTATTGGTGCAGTAAATATGTTTGATATTGGTGATGAAGACAATACCAACAATCTCTTTAACATAAGATATCAAATTGCACTCAACGATTTGTATACTCTTACATCTCAGTCTCTTGTTCCATACTACATGGCATTCCAACACCTAGAATTGTATGAGCAGATTCTAGTTGGTAAGCAGCCTATAAGATATAATAGACATGTAAACGAATTTCATATTGACATGGATTGGGACAAACTAGCTGTTGGTGAATATTTAATTATTGAAGCTTATCAGGTAATAGACCCCGATCAATACACTAAGATGTATGGAGATTATTGGCTTCAAAGATATGCTACTGCCCTGATTAAAATACAGTGGGGAGAAAACCTCAAGAAGTTTCAAGGTATGCAAATGCCCGGAGGAATGGTCATGGATGGCGTCTCTATATACAATGAAGGAGTTAGAGATAAGGAGCAGTTGGAAATGGAAATGAGAACATCTTATTCTCTTCCAGCAACTGATATGATTGGCTAATGACAAGAAATGCTTTCTTTAATCAGTACTCTACCTCTACAGAACAAAATCTTCTTGAAGATCTGATCATCGAGAGCATACAAATCTATGGTTTTGATGTAAATTATCTTCCTAGAGTTTCTTTAAACACTGATTCAATTTACACTCAATATACTAGTTCAGCTTTTATTGATGCTGTACCAGTCGAGATGTATGTAAAGAATGTTTTGGGATTTGCTGGTGAAGGAGATTTTGTATCTAGATTTGGATTGGAAATAAGAGATCAAGTTACTTTCACGATTGCAAAGAAGAGGTTTGATGTTGAAGTAGCTAACGCCTCTTTTGTAAACACATACTCTTCTGCTAATGTGTTTATTTCTAATTCTAATTATACTGATGAAGCTATTACCATCAGTAGGCCAAGAGAAGGTGATGTACTTTATTTTCCTCTATCAAACACGTTTTTTGAAATAAAATTTGTTGAACATGAGGAAGTATTTTATCCTCTAGGTAAACTCCAGACATTTGATTTAAGATGTGAAACTATGGAATATGGTGGACAAATTTTTGCTACTGGTAACACAACTCTAGATAACTATATGTCTGGATTGTCTCTTGGTGTTGTTTCTGGCAACACAGATTCTGGAGCTAACAATGTAGCAGGAGCAATAAACTTCGATATTCAAAGTGAGTTTGATCAAATAGTAGACTTTACTGAAAACGATCCGTTTGCAAGTGGACAGTACTAATGCTAGGACATATCTTTTTTCACGATCTTATAAGAAAGTATGTTGTTACTTTTGGTACACTGTTTAACGACATTAAGTTAAGAAGAACCAATAGGCTTGGTGTTGTTGCTCAGACCATTGAGGTTCCTTTAACATATGGTCCAAGAGACAAATTTGTTACAAGATTACAGCAAGATTCGGATTTAAATTCACAGGTAGGAATTACTCTTCCAAGAATTTCTTTTGAAATTGTAAGAATGGGTTTTGATCCATCAAGACAACTGCCATCTACAAACAAAATTATACATGATGGTGCAGCAAATAAAGTAAAAAGAGTTTTTACTTACGTGCCATACGATATTCAATTTTCTTTGAACATTTACACAATGACAAACGAAGATGGTGTTAGAATTGTTGAGCAGATTTTACCATTTTTTATTCCTCAGTTTACTCCTACAGTTCAGCTTTTGGAAGAACCAGATATCAAAATGGATCTGCCAATAATTTTAAATGGGGTCACCACTCAAGATCTATATGATGGATCTTTTGATCAAAGAAGAGTTTTAGTTCATACTATGGACTTTTTAATGAAGGCTTACATGATTGGGCCGGTGGTTGAGAAACCTTTAATTCTGTTTGCTAACACTAACTTTAGAATTGATGGTTTCAATCAAACTATTGGGTCTGCTAATACTGATGTAGAGGCATTCAAAATCAGACCCGGCCAGTTTGCAAACGGTGATCCTACCAGCAATGGTGCTCTTTCTGTTGCAGCAAATACCATTTTGCCAAATTCCAATTTTGGTTTTATTACTACATTCTCTTCAAGTGTTATGGCTAACGATTCGGTGATTACAATAGGATGAATAAAAAACAATTAAATGAAGTTTTGAATATACAGGAAACGGTTGAATTACAACCAACCTCTCAAGATGATGATGAAGAAATTGATAGTGAATATCTTTATACAAAACAAAATCTACATCACATCATTGATCGAGGCTCTGATGCTTTAGAAGAAATGCTAATGATAGCAAAGCAGACTGAGCAGCCACGTGCATTTGAGGTAGTTTCGACACTTCTTAAAACTTTATCTGATGCTAACAAAGATTTATTAGAGCTTAAGAACAAACAAAAAACATTAAAAGGTGAAAAGAATGCACCGAAGAATGTTACTAATGCATTGTTTGTTGGTAGTACAGCAGAGCTTCAGAAAATGATTAAGGAAGCTAAAAAATGAGTGAGGATAGAAAAGATGCCTATCTTGGCAACATGAACCTTAAAAGGTCTGGTGTTGAGGTAGAATATACTCAAGAAGAAATGCAAGAGTATATTAAATGTGCTCAAAACCCATTATACTTTTTTGAAAACTACATAAAAATTGTTAATGTTGATAAGGGCTTAGTTCTTTTTCAGCCTTACGATTTTCAGAAAGAAATTATTGATCTTGCTGTAAAAGAAAGATTTGTAATTTGTAAGTTGCCAAGACAGTCAGGTAAAACAACTACGATTGCAGCAGTATTGCTTTGGTATGTTTTGTTCAACGAAAGTTTTAGTATTGCTATTCTTGCCAATAAAATGCAGCAGTCACGTGAGATTTTGGGAAGAATTCAACTTGCTTATGAACATTTGCCAAGATGGTTGCAGCAAGGTGTTCTTGAATGGAACAAAGGTAATATTGAATTAGAAAACGGATCTAAAATTCTAGCATCTGCTACATCCTCGTCTGCTGTTCGTGGTGGTTCTTTCAACCTCATTTACATGGACGAGCTTGCATTCGTATCTCCTAACATTCAAGAGGAATTCTTTGCCTCGGTTTATCCTACAATTTCTTCGGGTAAAACATCTAAAATTTTAATTACATCTACACCAAATGGTTTGGATATGTTCTACAGAATCTGGTCTGATTCTGAACAGGGGAAAAACTCTTACAAAAGAGTGCAGGTAAATTGGTGGGATGTTCCGGGACGTGATGAAAAGTTTAAAGAAGAAACTATTGCTAACACGTCTGAAGAGCAATGGCGTGTGGAATTTGAGTGTGAATTCTTAGGTTCTCAGTTTACTCTTATTGATCCTAAGTTTTTAAGACAAATGTATCCAGAAAAACCTAAAACATTTAATGATAGAACAGCCATTTACGAAGAACCAGAAGCAAATAAAATTTATGTTATGACTTGTGACGTAGCTAGAGGCGTCAATCTTGATTACTCTGCTATTTCTGTAGTTGATGTCACCCAAGTTCCTTACAAAATGGTTGCTAGATTCAAAGCTAACAATGTTACAGTACAAGAGTTTCCAAAAATCATTTATGAACTTGGTATGAAGTATAATGAAGCTTTTTGTATGGTTGAAATTAACGATGTGGGACAACAGGTTGCTGATATTTTGGAAAGAGATCTTGAATATCAAAATTTAGTATCGACCTCATTCAAAGGAAGAGGTGGTGTCAAAATCAGTTCTGGTTTTGGTGGGGTAAATATGGTTAACGGCCTAAGAACTACACTCAAAACTAAAAAAATTGGTTGTTCAAACTTAAAAACCTTAATTGAAAACAAAAAATTACTTGCAAATGATTTTGAAGTTATTAGTGAACTTTCTACATTTATTTCTAATGGACAGTCTTTTGCAGCAGATAAAGGTAAAAATGATGACATTGTAATGACACTTGTGATGTTTGGGTGGATGACAACACAAGATTACTTCAAGGATCTTACTGATACAGATTATGTAAAAAATTTATTAGAAGAAAAAAAGGAAGATATGGATACAATGCTTCCTTTTGGGTTCATCGATTCAGGAAATCCTTTTGATGATGACGGCTTCAGGTTGTGACAATACTGATTTAAATAAATAAGCTGGAGTGCAGTTTCTTAATCTAAGGAGAATACGATGGCATTTTTAGTCAGTCCGGGAATTCAGGTCAGAGAATTTGACCTTACCACCGTAGTCCCTGCAGTAGCCACCACGGAAGGTGCTATTGCCGGTGTTTTTCAATGGGGACCAGTAGAACAGAGAGTTTTAGTAAGCAGTGAAAAAAATCTTGCAAGCCGTTTTGGTGAGCCAACAGCAGATAACTTTGAAACATTCTTTACCGCTGCTTCTTTCCTAGCATATGGCAACCAGCTTTACGTTTCTAGAGCAGTTGATTCCACAGCATTTAATGCAACGGCAAACGTAGGTGTTGTTGCAAATACTTTAGTAAGAAATGATGATCACTACGAGTCTCTTACTTTTGGTGACTCAGATCTTCTGTACATTGCAAAGTATCCGGGTTCGTTGGGCAACAGTCTTCAGATTTCTGTTTGTGATTCTGCAGATGCTTATTCCAACAACCACACTAATGATGATTCCGATACTACAGTTGCACTTAAGTTTACTACAGGCGCTAATACAGCTAACCTTGATATTATCAACAATGTTGACGGTTTTGCTACCGCCAACACTGAAATGAATACTATTAGAGGTAAACTGAATGTAGGCGATCTTCTTGAGATTGGCAACACAACCTTAGGCACTCAATTTATCAGAATCACTGAAATTGGATCTGCTTCCAGAATTGGATCGTCCAACACTTACACTGCTACAATCAAGCTTTCTGAAAAAATGTCTCTGATTTCAGACATTACGATGGATACAGTCAAGAGAAGATGGGGCTTCTTTAACCTCTTTGATTCTGCACCGGGTACTTCTGACTATGTTGCTGACAGACACTCTGGTGGTGAAGGTGCTAGGGATGAAGTTCACGTAGTTGTTTTAGACGAAGATGGCGATATCACTGGCCAGAAGAGAACAGTTCTTGAAACATTCTCGAACCTTTCTAGAGCTACTGATGCTAAGACTCCTGATGGTTCTGCCAACTACTACAAAACAGTCTTAAACACTTCTTCCGATTGGGTTTGGTGGGCTAATGATAGATCTGGAGCAGCTTCGGCTACGGCAGCTAACATTTCTGCTTCAACAAATGAAGATCCACTTTATCAGTCGTTTACACAAGGTGCGGGTGAAGGTGACGAAAGCACAGTTTCTTTAGGTGCACTTCAAACAGCATCTGATTTGTTTGCTGATCCTGAAAAGGTAGATATTTCTATCTTTATGCAAGGTAAAGCTAGAGGTGGTACTAACGGCACGGCTTATGCTAACTACCTCATCGACAATGTTGCTGAAAAGAGACTTGACACAGTTGTAACTATCTCTCCTGAAAGAGCCGATGTTGTAGGCAACAGGATCAATCCTGCGGATGATATTGTTACTTTTAGAAATAGTCTAAGATCTTCGTCTTACGGTATTTGTGATACCGGCTATAAGTACATGTATGACAAGTACAATGATGTGTTTAGATATGTTCCTCTCAACGGTGATATTGCTGGCCTGATGGTCAGAACTGATAACCAGAGAGATCCTTGGTATTCGCCAGCAGGTTTCAATCGTGGTGAACTTAAAAACGTTGTGAGATTAGCCTTTAATCCAAATCAGGCGGAAAGAGATGTACTTTACAGAGCAGATGTAAACCCTGTAGCTACTTTCAGAAATCAGGGCAACATTCTGTTTGGCGACAAAACACTTCTGGGCAGACCTTCTGCATTCAGCAGAATCAATGTTAGAAGATTGTTTATTGTACTTGAAAAGGCAATTTCTACCGCCGCCAAGTTTACTCTGTTCGAACTGAATGATGAATTCACTAGAGCACAGTTTGTATCTCTGGTTGAACCGTTCTTAAGAACTGTAAAAGGCCGTAGAGGTATTACAGACTTTAGAGTAGTTTGTGACGAATCCAATAACACTGCAGAGATTATCGACAGAAATGAATTTGTCGGTGACATCTACATCAAACCTGCAAGATCTATTAACTTTATCCGACTCAACTTTGTGGCTGTCAGAACAGGTGTGGCATTTGAAGAGATCGTCGGAAGATTTGGAGGATAAGATAAATGACATTTAACATCAACGCTTTTAGAGAAGAGTTGGAATTTGGAGGTGCAAGAGCCTCCTTATTCTCCATCGAACTTCAAAATCCGGTGGATGGCCGTGGCGATGATAAAATTAGGTTTATGGCTAGATCTACAGCTATTCCTACCTCGTCTATTGGTTTCAGCGAGATCCCTTACTTTGGCAGAACTATCAAAGTTGCTGGTCAAAGAAGATATGATGACTGGCTTATCACAGTGATCAACGATGAAGATTTCGTTGTAAGACATGCACTTGAAGCTTGGCACAACTCTTTGAATTCACATGAACCAAACATTAGAGATGCTAATTACGAGAGACCAGAGTCTTATAAAAGAGATGGTTCTGTAATTCAGTACTCCAAGTCTGGTGAAATTCTTAGAAAGTATAAGTTTGTAGGCTGTTTTCCGTCTGACATCACAGCGATTGGCTTAGATTGGGCGCAGTCTGATGTAATTGAAGAATTTCAGGTAAACTTTAAATACGATTATTGGTTACTTGATGAGCAAGTTAGTGCTAGAACAAATGTAAATACACCCGGCAATGAAGGTGAATTTGTAGCCGAAGGCAGAGCACTCTAACTTAAGGTATTAAATAGTGGAAATTTTTGGTTTCAAAATTGAACGTCTCCAACAAAACGGAGACGATAAAACTATCAAGACGTTTACTCAGCCGGAGTTTGATGATGGCGCAGTCACCATCAGCACCGGCGGGGTATACGGTACTTATGTGGACCTTGACGGTTCCGTAAGAAATGATGTTGAGCTAATCAATAAGTACAGAGAAATGATCATGCAGCCAGAAGTTGAGGTGGCTGTTGATGATATTATTAATGAGGTTATCAATCCTGATGAGGCTGGTGATACTCTAAGAATTTCTTTGGATAAAGTAAATTTATCAGAACAAGTAAAAAATATCATCTATGCTGAGTTTGAACAGATTGTTGATCTTTTAGAGTTTCGTGAGAAATCCTATGAGATTTTTAGAAAATGGTACGTTGATGGCAGATTGTATTTTCACGTTGTTATTGATGAAAAAAGACCGGAGCTAGGCATTCAAGAGCTTCGTTACGTGGACCCTAGAAAAATTAAAAGGGTTGTTGAGTTTCAAGAGAAACGTGACGAAAAAACAAATCACTCTGAAAAAAGAATTAAGAACGAGTACTACGTTTATAGCAATGAGGGGTTTGTTGGTAGTAATGTATCGGCTACTCCACAAACTGCATCTACAATTAAAATCTCTCCAGATTCCATTGTATATTGTGACTCCGGTATTATGGACAGGGCCAACAAAATGGTGCTGTCTCATCTTCATAAAGCTATCAAGCCTGTAAATCAGCTTAGAGCTTTGGAAGATGCTGCTGTCATTTATAGACTTGCTAGAGCACCAGAAAGAAGAATCTTCTACATCGACGTTGGTAACCTTCCTAAGATGAAGGCAGAACAATATCTCCGTGATATGATGCAGAAGCATAAGAACAAACTGGTTTACGATGCATCCTCTGGTGAGATCAGAGATGATCGTAAGTTTATGACTATGCTTGAAGACTACTGGTTGCCTAGAAGAGAGGGTGGCCGTGGTACGGAGATTGGTACTCTTCCCGGCGGCAATAACCTTGGCCAGATGGAAGATATTCTTTATTTCCAAAAGAAACTTTACAGAGCACTTAATGTTCCTGTTTCGAGAATGGAAGCTGAAGTGTCTTATACACTTGGTAGAGCTTCTGAAATCAATAGGGATGAAGTTAAGTTTCATAAGTTCGTAAAGAGATTAAGAGTTAAGTTCAATGAGTTCATTTACAGATGTCTTAAGACCCAATTGGTTTTAAAGGGCATTATGAACATCTCTGAATTTGAGGCTATCAAAAAACAAGTTCTTGTCAGATACAACGAAAACAATTTCTACACTGAACTTAAAGAGAACGAAATTCTCCGTGAGAGAATGATGACTATGCAGCAAGCAGAGCAGTACAACGGTAAATACTTCTCTTCTGACTACATCAAAAGACATATTCTTAAGCAATCCAATGCTGAGATTGAAAGAATTGCTCTTCAGAACATGCAAGAAATGTCTCAAATGCAGCAAGCAAGACAAAAAAACATGTATGAAGAAGATGATAAATAAAGGAAACAAAGGAGATAGTCATGTCTAGAGTAAAAAATATTATTCATGCCATTGCTGAAGACAACCTTGGTGATGCTATGGAGACCTTTAAGTCTGTCATGGCTTCTAAACTCATGGAAAAAATTGAAGACCGTAAGGTTGAGGTTCAAAGAGAAATTTCTGAGTCATACCCAGAAATTTTTGATTCCAAGTCTGATGAAGAAGCTGTTGACGATCACACCGTAGAAATCTCTGAGCCTGTTCCAAATATGGATATGGACGTTGCTGTTGAGCCAGAAGGTGGTCACAGAGAAGCAGACTACGATGGTACTGAAGACGAAGAAGTTTACGAAGAAGAAGAACCAAAACCAGACTTTTTAGATTTAGATAAAGATGGTGATAAAGAAGAACCTATGAGTCAAGCTGCTGCAGACGCAGAAGAAGAATAAGAGGTTAAAATGGCTGATTTTAAAGACACTTCATATTACAAAGAGGGTTCCATTAAAGGTGATGGTAAACTAGCTTCAGGCTACCGAGTTGTTGGCTCTTGGGCTGGCAACCAAAGGGGTGTTGTTTCTGGTGATATCTACGACTCTAAATTCGGTCCCGGAACTTCATCAGTTCCAGTTTTTGCTAAAACTAGCGCTGTACTTGCTTTAAATAAATTAAACATCAACAATGAAGAAAAATGGCAAATTACAATTGGTAAAGTGCCGTCAAAAAATTTCTCAGGCGGTAACTCTACATATGCACCAGAATTGATTAATGGTGATGGATTTATTTTTAGGTTCAGAATCAAAGATTATAATTACACTGTTGGTGATAGTGATGAACTTTTACGTGGTTTGATCGAAGCAGGCTTTAACAAAATTAATATGGGTCTGAAAGGTACTGACAAAGTTGTATATGCAGCACGTGCAGGAACTGGTCTTTATCTTTCTGGCACTTCCGTTGAAGCTTCTAAAGAATCTCACCCGGTTTACAGACTGCATAAAATGGTAATCGGTGGTAAGTACATGCTTATTCATTCCGATGCTATGAAAAAGCTTCCAATCTCTCCAAAAAGGTATTTTACAAATTTCAAAACTTTAGTTCATAGAGCACCATACTTGGCTGGTCCATTACAGCAAAAACTTTTCTACGTTGACAGACAAGATGAAATCTACGGCGATAATTCCGGTAGAGAACCTGTAAGAGGTATGGGTATTAGTGTTGCTGCACTTTCTAGTCTTATTGATGATTACTTAGCTGATAGACTTGACGACGAAAGAATTGATAATTTTAGCCCACGTTTAGTTGAGATTTTGCAAAAGTATGGTGTGATGGGTTATCAGGAGCCTACGCCACAACCAACTATTCCAGATTCTGGAGATGATACTGGTGGCTTTGGAACCGGCACAATCGGTGACGATATTACACAGGCTGGTGACGAAATTCAAAAAAATATGAATGTTGTTCAAAGATTTATTAATCTGTTCAACAGTACAATTGGAATGGGTACTCAACTCAAAAACATTTGGAATACTGTTACTGCTGCTCTGATTGCAAAGCAAGGTGCAGGATTTTTAGGTCTGACTACTTTAGGTGCAGGCTTATCAATTTCAGCACTTGTTGCCTTAGGTATTGGTGGCCAATTTGCTTTTAGAAAATATCTGAAAAACAGAAAGAATCTTAGACAAGCAAGAGAAGCTTCTAGAGACAGGCAGCTTATGAGAGAACTTGGTATTGCAACTGAACCTCTCAAGAAAAATGCTTCCGATGAAGAACTTCAGGCTCTTATTCGTGAACTTGAAAGACAGGAGTCTAGAGATCCACAAACAAGAAAGTTGTACGACCTATGAAGTTAATCACCGAATTAAATGAACAAGTTTCTTTTCTTAAAGAAAACAAAACAGGCAAGCCAGAATATTTTTTAGAAGGCATTTTTATTCAAGGTGAGAAAAAGAATAAAAATGGAAGGGTCTATCCTATTGAAATTCTTCAAAAAGAAGTTGCCAAATATAAAGATGAACTCGTTTCTAAAAAGAGAGCATTTGGTGAGTTGGGTCACCCTGATGGTCCTACTATTAATTTGGATAGAGTTTCACACATGATTGTGGAAATCGAACAGGACGGCAACAACTTTATTGGTTCTGCAAAAATTCTTGATACTCCTAACGGTAAGATTGTTAAGGCTCTTATTGATGAGGGTGCAACACTTGGTGTCTCAACAAGAGGCATGGGTTCTTTGAAATCACGTGGTGAGTTTCAAGAAGTTCAAGATGATTTTTCTTTAGCTACAGCAGCAGATATTGTGGCAGATCCTTCTGCTCCTGATGCTTTTGTTAATGGTATTATGGAAGGTGTTGAGTGGGTTTGGCATAATGGTGTTTTAAAGGCTTCTGCTATTGAGAACTACCGAGATATCATTGAAGAAAAATCAAGTTCGAGAGAGCTTACACAAGAAGCTAAACTATCTCTTTTCGAAGATTTCCTCAAAAAGTTATCTAAATAAATATACTCAATAAAGGAGTTTTAAAAATGGCACGAAGAAAAAAAGTTGTTGAATCAACAAATATTCCTCCAGTAGAGGAACCAACACCGGATCTGTCCTCTTCTCGGGTTGTGGCTGTACAAACGCCATCTAAGAGACCGCAGGATCAGGATCAGGGTGAAGGCATGTCTAGAGCTGAAAAGAACTCTGCAGTTATTAATGCAGTTCTTACAGCAGATGATGCAAAAGTAAACCAGATCTTAGCTACAGTTGCTGAACCTGCGCCAGAAGCTACAGAGGCGAAGCCTGAAGATAAGAACGAAGAAATTCCAGATGAGTCGGCTGCAGTAAACCAGTCCACCATCATGGCTAAAGAAGCTGTTGATACTATTTTTGCGGGTGAACAGCTTTCCGAAGAAATTATGCATAAGGCGGCTGCTATTTTTGAAGCTACCATCAAACAAAAGATGGAAGAAGTAGAAGACGAAATTATTGCAGAACTTTCTGAAGATTTTGATTATCAGTTCAATCAAGAAGTAGAAGCATTAACCGAGTCCGTTGACAATTTCCTTAACGATTCTGTTCAAGAATACATGATCGAAAATAAGCTTGTCCTTGATAACGGCATCAAGGGTGACCTCTACGAAAGCATGATTACCGACATTTCTAAAGTGATCAAGTCTTACAACATTGCAATTGATGACACACAAGTTGAAATGGTCCAAGAGGCTTATGGTGAAGTAGATGAGCTTAAGGAAAAGTTAAACGAACAAATCAAAAAGAACATGAACCAGAGATCCCACATCAACGAGCTTGAGAAGGCTCTGGTTTTTGAAGCAATTTCTGTTGATCTCTCTCTTATGCAAAGAGAAAAACTTAAGAGACTGGCAGAAAATGTTGATGCTGAAAATGCAAATGAACTGAATAACAAGTTAGTAGCATTAAAAGAAACTTTTATTGGCAATGAGTTTGACACAGCATCTGTACTTAAAGAAGCAAGATCTTCTGATGCATTTTATATGGATGAACAAGTTGAAGTTGAGCAAAATGATAAATACATCGACGGAAACATTAAAAAATACGTTGATGCAGTTTCAAATCATGTTAAAAAAACAAAGTAATAGGAGTTACAAATGAGCTTACAAGAACATGTTGTAAATAAGTGGTCTCCTCTGCTTGATCATCCAGATCTTCCAGAGATTGAAACCGGCCACAAGAGAAGTGTCACAGCACAACTTCTCGAAAATACCGAGAGATCCCTGATGGAGCAAGCAGGTTTTGCACCACAGTCTCTCTTAGAAGCTGCCCCTGCCAACGCTATGGGTTCTTCTTCGTCTGTTGCTGGCGACGGTAACGTAGACATCTTCGATCCAGTACTTATTTCTCTGGTTCGTCGTTCCATGCCTAACCTCGTTGCTTACGACATTTGTGGCGTACAGCCAATGACTGGTCCTACAGGTCTGATCTTTGCTATGAGATCCAGATTTGATTCTCAGACTGGCGATGAGGCTCTGTACAACGAAGCAAACACTGGTTTCTCTTCGAACCCAATTGCTGCTCACGACAACGCTGTTGACGGTAACGCTGGCCAAAACCTTGGTGACCTTCCAACAGGTGAGTCGAACACTTACAACTTCCAAGCTGGTATGTCTACTGCTGATGCTGAAGCACTCGGCGGTAACACCACCTACTCGATTCCAGAAATGGCATTCAGCATTGAGAAAGTGTCTGTGACTGCTAAGTCCCGTGCACTGAAAGCTGAATACACAATGGAACTGGCACAAGACCTTAAGGCAATTCATGGTCTGGACGCTGAAACTGAGCTTGCAAATATTCTGCAGGCTGAGATTCTGGCTGAAATCAACCGTGAAGTTGTCAGAACTATTAACCTGACCGCTGTTTCTGGTGCACAGAACAACGTTGCATCGTCCGGTACTTTCGACATGGACGTTGACTCCAACGGTCGTTGGATGGTTGAGAAGTTCAAGGGTCTGATGTTCCAGATCGAACGTGAAGCTAACAAGATTGCAAAAGACACCCGCCGTGGTAAGGGCAACATTCTGCTCTGTTCGTCGGACGTAGCTTCTGCTCTGCAAATGGCTGGTGTTCTGGACTACGCTCCTGCTCTGAACTCCAACAACCTTCAGGTTGACGACACAGGCCAGACTTTTGCTGGTGTCCTGAATGGTCGTATCAGAGTATACATCGATCCATACTTCACTGGCTCCGGTGCAAACCAGTACATGACCGTAGGCTACAAGGGTGCTAATGCCTTTGATGCTGGTCTGTTCTACTGCCCATACGTGCCACTGCAGATGGTAAGAGCAGTTGGTGAGAATAGCTTCCAGCCAAAGATCGGCTTCAAAACCCGTTACGGTATGGTTGCTAACCCATTTGCTGAAGGTGCTACCGCTGGTTCTGGTGCACTGACACAAAACACCAACAAGTACTACAGAAGAGTAACTGTTGCTAACTTGATGTAAACGAAACTGCACAAATACATTATGATAAAAGGGGGCTTCGGCCCCCTTTTTTTATATAAATAGTCATAGATAATGCTGGAGGTCTTATGTCTTACTCGAAAAATTTTATTAGAGAATTTAGTATATCACTTCCCGGTGGCAGCAGCGGTTCAAAGGCCCCCGGTACTATTTTTGGATTTGGTCAAAATATTGACATAGCTGGTCCTGCAGCATTTGTCTCAAAAAAAGCAACACAAGCTGCAATTGATACAGCTACCTCAAGAGAAAACTTACTTAAGTTAGGTGCTGCTGCCTTAGTTGCTGGGGGAGCTTTAGGTTTAAGTGCAGGTCTTGGTGGTAGACTTGCAAACTTAGGAAGAAAGAAAGAAATTGAAGAAGATAGAGCATCTTCTCAGCAAGGTTACGAGGCACAAATAAATCAAGCTATTGCAGCGGCAGACCCAAGTGATTTGGATCCTGCACAAAATGCAGCAAGAATTGCAGGGCCAGAGGGTCAGAAAGCAGTAGACGATGCTCTTAGATATGCAAATCCTGATACAACGAAGGGTGAGCAAGGTTTAAATCCTGTATCTAGGGCTGCTATTTCACAAGCCACAGGAATTAATATAGGCAAATTACCTAGAGCAGGAACTTTAGGCGGTGGAGATTCGGGAAATCCTCCTGCAGGTGTTGCCGTTGCTACAAGGGCTGCTGCTAGAGCAGCCGCAGATGCTAGAGATGCATACAACGATCCCTCTACAGGCTATAAAAAAACAATTGATCAAACAATAGCTAATATTAGAGGAACAAGATTCAATCCAACAGGTGGTGGTGGAACTAATCCAAGCATAGATTCTGACAGTCCTACTGTTAGAACCGTAGGTAATGCTATTTTAAATTCACCTATTGGTAAAGAGGGTGTAAGACAAGCTAAAATTGCACAAATTGGCACTCGAACAGGGGCTAAATCTCCAGATACTTTCATGGCTACAAGACAAAATACTGGTGTCGATAGAGAAGTTTTAGACCCTTCATCATCTAATCTAAGAAATATAGCTTCTGCAGGTGCAAAAGTATTTGGGTCAAATGTTTCATTGCCTTCAGGTGATGAAGCTGCTTCAGCTATTCAATCGTTTAATCCAGCAGAATTGATGGGTCAAGGTGCAAGTGTACTCTCTGGAGTTTCGAAATCAGCACAACCGTATATTAAGGCATATGGTGGTAATCCACTTAATTTAATTGGATTAGGAAGTAACTTTAGACCTTCTGTTGGTGATATAGCTGCTATGAGAGGCGAGTTAAGATCTAATTTAGCTCCAATTGCTAAATCTATTAACAGATCCATTGGTGATGCTGGCGGACAGTCAGGTCTTAACCCTGCTTTCGATTATATCAGAACTACTAAACCTGAAGATATTGCAAATGCAAGCCAACAATTCGGTGCAAATCCAACAAGATTTGCCAGAGCACAAAGAAATCTCGGAGCAAAATAATGAGTTATTCTAGAAGTTTAATTAGAGAAGTTACGGTTACAGCCACAAAAACCCAAGGCCCAACAATTGGACAAACTGGAACCACAGATGTTCCAGCTAGTCCTCTAGATGCTGATAAATTTAATGTAAGTGGTTTAGGTGCTGCTGGAGCAGATGCTCTAACAAAGACAGTAAGAAACATCGGTTCCGATTTGTTTGGTACAGGTGGCATTTTTACAAAACCAAAAAATATTGCAATTGCTGCTGCTGTCCCGTTGTCAATTGGAGCATTGAGTTCGGTTGGTAGAAGAATTGGTAATATTGGTCGTAGAAGAGAAGAAGACAGAAGGTTCAGATAATGTATAGCCGTAAACTTCTCAAAGAATTACAAGAAGCTGGTAAAGATGATCTTTACTACAGACAAGTAGATTTTGACCCCTATGCACCAAGATACACTGTTCCACAGTTAGCAACAACCGCAGGTGGTATAGCAGGAACAACCCTTGGTTCTCAGCTAGGTATGAGATTGGGCCAGTCTACAGGTATTCCCGGTGCTGGACTTGCAGGGTTAGGTATTGGTGGTGCTCTTGGCGGTGCCTTAGGTTCTATTGGTGCTTACCAACTAGCAAAGGCTGCAAGACCTAAAAAGAAGAAGCAAAAGAAACTGATACAGTATTATAGATAATGTCAATTTCAGAATCACAACCAGCATCTTTAAACTATATTCAACCGAATAATTTTACTTTTCGGATTAAAAGACTTCCTGACTTAAATTTCACAATTCAGTCCTGTAATGTTCCCGGCATTTCTGTTGGTAGAGTTGATCAGCCTAACCCTGTTCAGGGTGCACCTTTACAGGGCGACAGAATGTTTTTTGCAGATCTTTCGGTTGCTTTTCTTGTAGATGAAAACTTAAAAAACTACCGTGAGATTTTTACTTGGATGAGCAGAATCACAAACCAAAGTTGGCATCCCGGTTCTTATCATTACAAAACTTTAAGAGATGCACAGCCGGGTGATGATGTTGGTTTATTCTCTGATATCACAATGAATATCTTGACTTCTGCAAAAAATCCTAATATAAGATTAAAGTTTACTGATGCTTTTCCTATTCAGTTGTCTGATTTAATCTTTGACTCTCAATCAGATCCTTCTGCATTTGCAAAAGCACAAGTAGTATTTACTTATAAGGATTATGATTTTGAAGTCGTTGGTGGTTAATGAAGATAGATGACATTTATGATTTGTGGAGAGAAGACAGTTATTTTGAACGTGATGAACTGACAGAAGAAACTCTTAAAATCCCACAACTACATTCTAAGTATCTCAGAATTTTATCTGGTGAAAGAATCAGACTTAAAATGTTAGAGTCTGAAAGCAAAAAACTCTACAAAAATAAGCATGAGTACTATCGGGGTGATCTTGACGAAGATACTCTGAAGGAAAAGGGTTGGGAACAAAACCCCCTTAAAATCCTTAGACAAGATTTGGATATGTATATCCAACAGGACCAAGACATGTCAGAAATTTCATCGAAGATTGAAATGCAAAAAGAGAAAGTGTCTATTTTGGAGTCTATTTTACAACAAATAAATAATAGAGGGTATCAGATCAAATCTATTATTGATTGGGAAAAATTTAAAGCTGGTGTATGATTAATATTGAAAAGATAAACGATGTATATATTAGAATAGATTGTGAAGAAGACGTTGCTTACGAGCTAAGTGACAAGTTTACCTTTGATGTTCCCGGTGCAAAATTTTCTCCAGCTTACAAGAAAAAGCTTTGGGACGGTAAAATACGTTTATTCAACATAAGAAAAAGAACTATTTACGCTGGATTAGTAGAAACAGTAAAAAGTTTTTTTGACGAGAAAGAATATGAATATAACGTAGGTTTTGATTACGATTCTTCAAAAATTGATTTTGAATCTCTTATCAAAGAAATAAATCTACCAGATAATATTCAACCCAGAGACTACCAAAGAAAAGCTGTAGAACATGCAGTGTCAAAGTCCAGAGGACTTTTGCTGTCTCCGACAGCATCTGGTAAGTCACTTATCATCTATATTCTTACTAGATTTTATGAGAGTAAAACTCTTATAATTGTTCCTACTACTTCTCTCGTTTATCAGATGAGAGATGATTTTGTTTCTTATGGATATGACATAGATAAGATTCACTGTATCATGGCAGGACAAGATAAGGTTACTGATAAGCCTATCGTTATATCAACTTGGCAATCTATCCATAAGTCTAATAAAGATTTCTATGATCCTTACAAAGTCATTATAGGCGATGAAGCTCACTTGTTCAAGGCAAAATCTTTAACAACGATCATGGAAAAAACTGTTTCGGTCCCTTACAAGTTTGGGTTTACCGGAACACTGGATGGATCTCAGACCAACAAGCTTGTTTTAGAAGGACTTTTTGGGTCTGTCTTTAGGGTGACAACGACAAAGGAGTTGATGGATTCAAACTACCTAGCCAATGTTGGTGTCAAGTGTATAACACTCAACCACCCCAAAGAAGCTAGAAACCTTGTCAAAGGTTCTACGTATCAACAAGAGATCGATTATCTTTGCATCAACCCACAAAGAAATAATTTTATAAAAAATCTTGCATTATCTTGTAATGGTAATACACTGGTTCTGTTTCAGATGGTCGAGAAGCAAGGGAAGCTGCTTTACGATCTTATTAAAGAAAATGGTAGGGATGTTTTTTATGTTGATGGCAACACAAAGGCTGAAGACCGTGAGAGTGTTAGGAAGTATGCAGAGGAGAATCAAAATGTGATTATTATCGCCTCCTATGGCGTTTTTAGTACGGGAGTAAACATCAAAAATTTGCATAACGTGATTTTTGCCTCTCCCTCAAAATCAAGAATCAGAAACCTACAATCTATCGGTAGGGGTCTGAGACGGTCTTCGGAAAAGGATAAGGCGGTTGTCTACGATATTTCAGATGATTTAAGACAGAGAAACAAAGACAACTACACACTTCAACATTTCAAAGAGAGATTGAGAATTTATTCTGAAGAAAAATTTAAATTTAAAGTGTATGAGTATAAATTATGACAAAAAAGAAAAAGTCGGTAAATTATATCGACAACAAAACATTTTACAGAAGATTGGTCGAATATCAGGAAGAGTGTAGAAACGCAGAGGACATGCCTATAATTCCTAATGACATTGCTATTTGTATTAGTGACATTGCAAATCGTCTTGCCACCAAACCAAATTTTTCTGGATACATTTTTAAAGAGGATATGATTGGTGACGGCATTGAAAATGCATTGGATGCTGTGTTAAAGTTCAATCCTGAAAAATCTGAAAATCCATTTGCTTATTTCACACAAATAATCTGGTATGCTTTTCTCAGAAAAATCGAGAAGGAAAAAAAGCTTCTTCTAATCAAGAAAAAATACTATGATCATAAGTACATCAATCAGGAGCTTGTGGACTACTCACTCTCGGACAAGACCAAGATTCCTTACTCAGACACTTATGTTCAAAACGACTACATGGATGATCTAGAAAAAAGGCACGACGAAAAGAATGGCTAAAATTGCCTTGATAGCTGATACACACTATGGTGTCAGAAATGATAACGTGAATTATTATGAACACTTTTCTAAGTTTTTTGATAACATTTTTTTCCCGTACCTCAAAGAACACAAGATTCAAAAGGTTGTTCATTTAGGTGATGTTGTAGATAGAAGAAAGTACATCAACTTTCTCACAGCACATCATCTTAGAAAATCTTTTCTAGAGCCGTTGGAAGATCTAGGTATCGAGACTGACATCATCGTTGGTAACCACGATACCTACTATAAAAATACAAACGAAATAAATGCAATTGATGAGGTTGTTAGAAGATACTCAAACGTAAACTTCTACAAAGATCCTATTGAAGTTGATTTGCTGGGTATCCCGACACTTTATCTTCCTTGGATCTGTAACCAGAATCGTAAAAGTAGTATCGACCTTATCAAGACCACTGATGCCAAACTCTGCATAGGTCATCTAGAAATCGAAGGCTTTTTGATGCAGCCGGGGCAGGTCAATAAGGAAGGCATAAATCCTTCGATGTTCGACAAATTCAACAAAACACTGTCTGGTCATTTTCACTTAAGATCTTCAAATAAAAACATTTACTATCTTGGTTGTCCCTACCAGATGAACTGGTCAGACTATGGCTTGGTAAAAGGATTTCATATCCTAGACTCAGAGACACAAGATCTAGAGTTCGTAAAAAATCCTTATGATATGTACACAAGGATAACTATCGACTCACCATTCAAAGCTGAAAAGTATCTTAACAAGCAATCTATAAAAGATCACTACGTCAAAATTGTAATTAAAGAAAATATTGACGGAATTGTTCTTGATGATTTTGTTTCTAAAGTTGAGGCTCTATCACCGTATGAGGTTAAGATCGTTGATGAGACTATGGTTCATCAACGTGAAACCATCGATATCGAACACCTTGAGGATACGCAGCAAATTATATCTAACTACATAAAATCAATTGACACTTCAGTAGATGATGATAAGCTCACTGACAAAATTCTTGACTTATATCATAGAGCTATGAATGCTGAGTAATGCATATTGAATTTAAAAATGTTAGATGGAAAAATTTTCTCAGTACAGGCAACGTTTACACAAATGTTGATCTGAACAAACACAAAACACGTCTGATTATTGGCAGCAATGGCTCTGGCAAATCTACAATTTTAGATGCCTTAACCTTTTGCTTATACAACAAACCTTTTAGAAAAATTAACAAGCCTCAGTTGATAAACTCTATCAACAAAAAAGATTGTTCTGTGGAAGTTGAGTTTGATACGGGCGGTCATAAATACAAAGTATCAAGAGGAATAAAGCCCAACTTCTTTAACATCGAGAGGGATGGGAAACTTCTTGATCAAGACGCTGCCACAAAAGATTTTCAAAACATTCTAGAAAGAAACATTCTAAAGCTTAACTACAAGTCGTTTTGCCAAGTTGTTGTGGTTGGATCTGCTTCCTTTGTTCCTTTTATGCAGCTTACTGCAGCCTCTCGTAGAGAGGTTATCGAGGACATTCTAGATATTAAGATATTCTCTAGAATGAGTTCACTCGTAAAGGATGATGTTACATCTTTGAAAAATGCTATCACTGATAATGTCTCAAAAAGAAATTTTCAGGAAGAAAAGATTAACATGTTCAAAGAGTCTCAGAAAAAATTAGAACGAAACACTGAAGAACTTATAGAGAAACACAACAAAAAGATTGATGAAGTCGGCACAAAAATTAAAGAAATTCAAGAGCAAGTAGATATTTTAGTCGATGAAGTTTCTGGTTCTGCAGATATTGAGAAAGAGAATGCTGATCTTCAAAAAAATCATAGAGAAATCGAGAAACTTGAAACTTCTTTAAACGTAAAGATAAACAACTTAGAAAAGATTATAAACTTCTACGATAACAATGAAGACTGTCCTACCTGTCGGCAAACAATTGAGGACAGCTTTAAACTTAAAGAACAGAGCAATAGTAGAAAAAAGTCTGAAGAGTGTAAAGAAGCACTTAAATCTTTGTCACAGAAGAATGAAAAGGTTCAGGAAAGAATATCTTCTATTGCTAGTCGTTTAAAAGAAATCTCACGTAAAAATTCTGAGATATCTGAAAAGAATAATCAAATTTCTTTTTACAACAACAATATCAAAGAAATTGTTAGTGAGGTTCAAAGACTTCAAGAAGATAAAAATGTCATCAGAAATGATGCAAAGCTTGCTGAGCTAGAGAAAGAATATAAAGATCTAAGATCACAATATTCTTCTTTGAAAGATGAGGCAAAGGTTCTTGAGGTAGCTGTTTCTTTATTGAAGGACTCGGGTATCAAGTCTTCAATAATAAAACAATATATTCCTGTGGTGAACAATCTTATTAATCAGTATTTGCAGTCTATGGACTTTTTTGTAAAATTTGAACTGGATGAAAATTTTGCAGAAACAATACTGTCTCGTCACAGAGATATTTTTAGCTATGAATCTTTTTCCGAAGGTGAGAAGTTCAGAATTGATCTGGCTCTTCTGTTCACTTGGAGAAAGATAGCTAAGCTGAAAAATAGTGTATCGACCAATATCCTAATTATGGATGAAGTTTTTGATTCGTCTCTTGACTCTAGTGGGACGGACGATTTTATGAAACTGATTAACGATACCGACGAAATGTCAAACATTCTGATCATCTCACATAAGGGTGATCAGTTACATGATGCTTTTGATAATGTTATGAAATTTGAAAAGATGAAAGGATTTAGTAGGGTGGCTGCATGAAATTAGAAATTGTCGATAGAAAACATCCTTTGTTGACTACAAAGCTTGATCCGTTTGATTTTAACAACCCGATTCATGATCCTAAAGAATTAGCTATTGAGATGGTTAATGTTATCAGAAAATATAAACTGGTGGCATTATCTGCTAATGAAGTTGGCATAAACACAAGATTGATAGTTTTGGATACAGATCCAATCTACGCCATGTTCAATCCGATGATTACAAACACTTTTGGCGAAGAGGTCTATCTGGAAGAAACAGATATCTCTAGGTCTGATATTGTTTGTAAAGTCAAAAGACCTTCTTCGGTTAGGGTAAGATTTCAAGATATTGAATCTGCATTTAATGCACAAAAGTTTGCTGGGCTTACAGCAAGAAATCTTTTACATCATTTAGACAATATCGACGGAGTAGTTTTTTACAACAAGGCCACAGCCTTCCATCGACAAAAAGCTCTTAAGAACATGAAAAAACTATCAGGTGTAAAATGACAGAGTTTAAGTTTGATGAAGATAAGATTCTTGATGAAGTTTATCATTATCTTTCTTCGACCTATAGCCAACACTATACGTCTAATAAGTCGAACATTCAGGCAGTCGATATCTGGAATTCGTTAGGAACTCTAGAAAGCACAGCACGTGATAATGCCTTAAAATATTTGCTTAGATACGGAAAAAAAGATGGTAAGAACAGAAAAGATTTGCTAAAAGCAATTCATTATATTGTGCTTATGATTTACACTTTGAATGAGGAAGAACAAGATGTTACTACACCCCAAATCTGAATTTACTAATTCTAAAATTACAGAGATTCAGGAAGAAGATTCACAACCTAATGCCGTAGATATTCGTCTCGATGAGGTAAAACGAATTGATTCTTCGGTTTTCAGCTTAGACGAAGATGGTGGAAAGACACACCGTATTCTGACTGATATGCCTGTTCAGGATGATGGTTACTTTGTTCTTCCGCCCGGTTCATATCAAGTACAAATGAAGAATCAAATCACTGTTGGTGAAAATGAATCTGGCGTTGTGATCAGTAGATCAACTTTGATTCGAAATGGTATATATTTGGTTTCTGGCCTGTATGATACAGGATACGAAGGTCCAATGGTTGCTCTTTTGGTTGTCACTGCTGGGGCAGCTAAAATTCAGAAAGGGGCCAGAGTTGGACAGTATCTGATTTTAGAGTCTGAAGGTATTGGAACTTACATGGGTTCATATGGAAATGTAAAAATTAATATTAGTGAGGAAAAAAATGAAGACTGAAATTGCAATTGAAGAATTACAAAAGAGAAAACTGTTTGTAGCTTGTCCCATGTATGGTGGCTCTTGCCACGGTATGTTTGCCAGATCGACTGCTGATCTGGCTGCGGTTTGTGCCAAATATAATATTGAAGTAAGATTTTACTATCTTTTTAACGAATCTTTGATCACCCGTGCACGAAATTATTGTGTTGACGAATTCCTTAGATCAGGGTTTACTCATCTAATGTTCATAGATTCTGATATTGGGTTTGATCCTAAAGACGTATTGGCACTCATGGCTCTTCAGGATGAAGAATCGCCATACGACATTATTGCGGGACCGTATCCGAAGAAGAACATCTCTTGGGAAAAGATCAAGATGGCTGTTGATCAGGGTGTAGCAGACGATAATCCAAATGCACTTGAGGCATTTGTTGGTGATTACGTCTTCAATCCTGTTGCAGGTCAGAAGTCCGTACCAGTTAATGAGCCTGTAGAAGTTGGTGAAGCCGGTACTGGCTTTATGATGATTCGTCGGGAAACTCTGGAAAAGTACGAAGAGACTTACCCCGAGTATCGTTATAAGCCTGACCATGTTCGGACTGCCCACTTTGATGGCTCCCGTGAAATCATGGCGTTCTTTGACTGTATCATTGATCCAGAATCAAAACGTTATCTCTCCGAAGACTACATGTTTTGCTACAATGTAAGAAAGGCTGGCATGAAGGTTTGGTTGTGTCCTTGGATGGAACTCAAACACTGCGGCACTTACATTTTTGGTGGTTCTTTGGGTGCCTTAGCTCAAATCGGTGCCGTAGCTACCGCCGATATGGGACAACTCAAAAATATGAAACGCTGATGAAAATATCAAAAAATACAATTGATCTGTTGAAGAATTTTTCGACAATCAATCCTTCGTTATACGTGGAGTCTGGATCAACAATCCAGACTTCATCTCCTTACAAAAACATTTTTGCTTCTGCAGAGGTTGAAGAGGAGTTTGATCAACCTTTTGGTATCTATGAGTTAAGTAGATTTCTAAACATCATCTCTGTGATGCCAGACCCAAGTTTTGAGTTTCATGAGAAGTATGTACGGATTGTTTCCGGAAGACAAAGTGTCAAGTACCAGTATGCTTCTAAGGAAATGATTTTAAATCAATCCGTAGATACCTCTGTAATCGATAGCTATGAGGGTGATGTTACCTTTAGCATGGCAAGTGCTGATCTAGTCTCTTTGAGAAAAGGTGCCTCTATCCTTGCAAAGCCAGAACTGCAGTTCGAATTTGCTAACAATGAAATCATAGCAAGGTCTATCGATTTAGAGAACAAGACCGTAGATGACTTCTCTATTGTCATTTGTGAAACTTCTCAACACGTGTCCCTAGACCCTATTCCGTTCTCTATGGAGACCCTGAAGTTAATCGATGGAGACTACACAGTTTCCTTGGGTGACAACTCCTTCGGCGTTTTTAAGAACGTAGACATCCCTGTATATTATGCAATTACCACGAAAGCTTCGGTATGATTGATCAGTTCGTTTGGGTTGAAAAGTATCGACCCAAAAGATTGTCAGATGTGATTTTGCCTGAAAAAATCAAAGAGAAACTTCAAAAGCTACTTGATAGCAATGATATTCCGAATCTGATTTTTTCAGGTAGTTCTGGTTGTGGCAAAACAACAGTTGCCAAGGCGATGCTTGAAGAGCTTGGCTGTGACTACATGATGATCAATGGATCTATGGAAAGAAACATTGATACACTTCGGGTGAAGATCAAGGAATTTGCCTCCTCTGTGTCACTTTCCGGTGGCAGGAAGTACGTGATTATTGATGAGGCAGACTATCTGAATCTTCACTCGACTCAACCCGCCCTAAGAAACTTTATGGAAGAGTATTCTAGGAACTGTGGGTTTATCCTTACGTGTAACTACGTAAACCGAATCCTCGAACCACTACGGTCTCGATGTTCTTCAATTGATTTTGCAATTCCTAAAGATGAAAAACAGGATATCATTGTTCAGTTTTTCAAGAGTGCTAAGTCAATTCTTGATCAGGAAAATGTTAAGTACGAACAGAAAACACTGGCGATGGTTCTGGAAAAACATTTTCCAGATTTTAGAAAGACCCTTAACGAACTTCAGTATCATTCCTCAACAGGTGAGCTTAAAGCTGACTCTGTTAGATCTTACACAGAAAACTACAAAAAGCTTTTTGGTTTACTAAAAACTAAAAACTTTACAGAGATGAGGCAATGGGTCACAGAGAATAATGACATTCACGCTGAGACCCTTTTTGACACCATCTTTTCTTTGTCAGATGAGTATATCGAAAGTTCGTCTGTGCCTCAGTTGGTTCTTATTCTTGCTGATTATCAGTACAAACAGGCGTTTGTATCTAACGTAGAAATCAACATAGTAGCATGTTTAACGGAAATCATGGCGGGTGTGGTGTTTAAATGACCATATTTGACGTGATTAAAAACATATCTGCAAGCAAAGATACCGTAAATTTTGAGGAAGATGACTACAACACACACGTAGTCAATAAGTCTTTCTCACTTTTTGTAGATACTATTCTTTATGCCAATGAAATGAATATGAGGCCTGACCTGTCAGCTAACAAAAATTACGCCTTCATGTTCAATTCTGTACGGAAAAGAAAGAGGTTCAGTAAATGGCCTAAAAATAAGGCAACTAAAGACGAGGAGTTGGTTTCCAAAATATATAAATATAATCAGCACAAAACAAAACAGGTGATGAAATTGCTAAAAGAAGATGATCTACAAGTGCTGAGAGATCTTTATGAAGAGGGTGGAGAATGAAACCAGAGATTACTGATACATTTATCGAAGTTGAATTGAGCAGTGAAGACGATTTCCGGAAAATTCGGGAAACACTTACACGGATCGGGGTTTCATCTAGAAAAGAAAAGAAGCTATTTCAAAGCTGTCATATTCTCCATAAGCAGGGTAAATACTACATCGTTCATTTCAAGCAGATGTTTGCTTTAGATGGCAAACCGTCTCACATGGATGACAACGATCAGGGTAGACTCAATACCATTGCTAACCTGTTAGAAGAATGGAAACTTCTTAAAGTCAAATCTCCTGAAAAAACAAAAGAACCTGTCTCATCGATGAGCCAAATTAAAGTTGTGCCTTATCGAGAAAAAGAAGAATGGGAGTTAGTTCCCAAATATAATATAGGTTCAAAAAAGATGCCTTGATCTCTAATTACATTTATGTATAAATAGAACCGTTGGATGCCGAAAGGGTTCAGCGGTTCTTTTTTGCTGTATAAGGAGAAAGCACATGAACAAAATTTATTTTGATTCGCCGTTTTTTATTGGGTTGGACCAAACACTCCAGACCTTAGAAAATTTAGCCTCACAACAACAAAATTATCCACCTTATAACATTATTGAAATGGAATCTGAGAGTTTTATCCTTCAGTTTGCTGTTTCAGGATTTGATCTAGAAGAGTTGGAAGTTGTTCATGACGGCACGGCTGCTAATAGAATCTTGACTGTAAAAGGTGAGAAAAAGAGAGAAGGCAGTGAAATCGACTACAACTACCTGCATCGTGGCATTTCGATGAAAAACTTCGAAAAGAAGTTTACCTTAGGTGAGTTTGTAGAAGTGGAAACGGTGAAGTTAAGACAAGGAATTCTAGAGATCAAGCTTGTCAAAAATATACCTGAAGAACAGAGACCTAAAGTGTTTAAGATAGAGTCTTAGTCTTCAAGCCCCCGAAAGGGGGCTTTTTTGTTTCCACCCATCGTGGTATACTTCATTGAAACTAGGAGATTTTATGAAGTTTTACACTCGTTGTGACATGAAGAATGGCTTCTTCCACGTAAGAGGTTACAAAGACGGAAAACAATTCACAGAAAATCATAGAGCACACCCGTATCTGTTTGAGATAGACAGAAAAGACTCCGACACACCGTACAGAACTTTAGACGGCAGAAAAGTCTTCAAAAGAAGTTTTAACTCATACAATGAAATTTTCGCCACTAGAGAAGAGATCATCAACACAGCCAACCGTGAATGCTTCGGCATGGAACTTTCCATGTATCCGTTTCTTTACGACAACTACCGTGGCGAAATTGAGTATGATCCGGACGTTATACGAGTAGCAAACATCGATATCGAAGTTGCTGCCGATGACGGATTTCCAGATGTAAATGAAGCTCTAAAGCCTATTACAGCCATCACAATGCACTGTCAGGGTACGTACCATGTTTATGGTATTGGTGATTACAAGCCCCACAGAGATGATGTCGTCTACCAAAATTTTGAATCTGAATATGATTTGATTGATAAATTTATTGACGACTGGAGAGAAATTAATCCAGACGTGATAACAGGCTGGAACGTAGAAGGCTTTGACGTACCTTACATTATTAACCGGTTTGAAAGAATTGTAGGCTCCGTAAAAACCCAGCTTCTTTCTCCTTGGGGAATAATATCAACAAAACATGTAACAGTGAAGGGGAAGTTTGGCCAAGAATATGAGCAAAATGTTAAGTTTATTCTTGGAGTATCTGTTTTAGATTATCTGGCACTTTACAAAAAATTTACTTATAAAGCTCAAGAAAATTACCGACTGGATACCATTGCTTTTGTAGAGCTTGGTGATCGAAAGCTTGATTACTCAGATCATGGATCTTTGTTAGAACTTTACCGAAACGACTATCAAAAATTCATAGAATACAACATCAAAGATGTTGAGATTGTGCAAAGGCTTGAAGAGAAACTTGGTATGCTTGAGCTAATATATGCTCTTGCCTTTGATGCCAAAGTGAACTTCCAAGATGCTTTGACTTCGGTAAAAATGTGGGACGTTATCATCCACAATTATCTTATGGATAAGAAAATTGTAGTTCCAGCAAAACCTTTAGCTGTCTCTAAATCAGAAAAGATCAAAGGGGGATATGTCAAGGAACCTATTCCGGGCATGTACAATTGGGTCTGTTCCTTCGATCTGAACTCACTGTATCCACACCTGATTATGCAGTACAATATTTCACCAGACACTTATAAGGGACATTTGGGTGTAAATGTAACTGTTGACTCTATTCTTGGTGGTCAGCTCAACAAAGACGACATACAAGAAAGTTTAGATAAGAGCAATTGTTCTTTGACTGCTTCTGGATTTATGTTCACCAAAAATAAGAGAGGGTTTCTTCCTGAACTTATGGACAAAATGTACAAAGATAGAAAAATGTACAAGTCCAAGATGATTGAGGTGAAGAAAGAATTCGAGAAGACTGGAGACCTGAAGCTCAAAAAAGAGATATCCCGCCTCGATAATATGCAAATGGCCAAAAAGATTCAGCTTAATTCAGCATATGGAGCTTTGGCCAATGAGTGGTTTCGGTGGTTTAACAACAACTATGCAGAATCGATTACTCTCTCTGGACAACTGTCAATTCGGTGGATTGAAAATAAGTTAAATACATACTTGAACAACATACTTGGAACTGAGGGAGAAGACTTCATTGTTGCGGCTGATACTGACTCTGTTTATGTTGTTCTTGATAAATTGGTTGAATTTTCTTTCTCGAATTTATCTGAGACACCAAAGGAAAAAATCGTTACCTTCTTGGATAAAGTCTGCTCTCAAAAGATCGAGCCTTTTATCGAAAACTCTTATGAAGAGTTGGCTGAATACGTTAGAGCATATGATCAAAAAATGTTCATGAAGCGGGAATGCATTGCCGACAAAGGAATATGGACCGCTAAGAAAAGATATATCCTTAACGTTTATGATAACGAAGGTGTGAGATACAAAGAGCCAGAACTCAAGATAATGGGCATCGAAGCTATCAAGTCTTCTACGCCGACAATCTGCCGAGACTACATCAAAGAAACTTTGAAGCTAATCATGACTTCTGATGAAGAAACTGTGATCCGACACATCACACATCTTAAAAGAAAGTTCAAAGAAAATAGTTTTGATGATGTTGCATTCCCAAGAAGTGCCAATAATATCAAAAAATATAATGACTCTGCATCCGTCTACAAAAAAGGGACGCCTATCCAAGTCAGGGGTTCTCTTCTTTATAATAAAATAATTAAAGACATGGGTCTCGATAAGAAATATCAGTATATCAAAGACGGAGACAAGATTAAGTTTTGTTATCTGAAAATGCCTAACCCCCTGAAAGATAACGTAATTTCTTGTGCATCGGGCATGCCAAGAGAAGTTGATTTAGACCAGTATATCGACTATAACAAACAATTCGAGAAGGGTTATCTTGAACCAGTTAAAACAATTCTCAACTCTATCGGTTGGGAGCATGAAAAGAGAAACACACTTCCGTTTTTATAGGAGTTTCAAATGAGTGATTTTTTTAGAAACCTTGCTGAAGAAGTTAAGGATATCGATACCAACATTTTGGCAGATGGTGAGAACGCTGCTGAGTTTTCGGGTTACATCGATACAGGCTGTTACATGCTTAATGCTGTCTTATCAGGTAGCATTTATGGGGGTGTTCCAAACAACAAGGTGACTGCCTTTGCTGGCGATCCTGCCACCGGCAAAACCTTCTTTGTGTTGTCTGCGGTAAGACAGTTCTTGGATTCAAACCCTAAATCTGGTGTCGTTTACTATGACACAGAGGCTGCGGTTACCAAGCAGATGATGGAAGACAGAGGCATTGACGTAAACCGAGTCATCTTAGCAGAGCCAGAGACTATCGAGTCTTTCCGTACCCACTCCCTTAAGTTTCTGGACAAGTACATGGCTTCTGGAAGCAAAGAAGATGAAATGCCACCAATGATGATGGTGCTTGATTCTTTGGGAATGATGTCTACCAACAAAGAGATGCAAGATTCTCATGATGGCAAAGATGTCCGAGACATGACGAAGGCACAAGTCATCAAAGGAACTTTCAGAACTCTGACCCTAAAGCTTGCCCGTGCTAAAGTTCCCCTTCTTATCACAAACCATGTATATCAGGTTGTAGGTTCTTATGTTCCTACAAAAGATATGGGTGGCGGTAGTGGTCTTAAGTTTGCTGCGTCAACCATTGCTTATCTTTCGAAGAAGAAAGTTAAGGAAGGCACAGACGTTACAGGCAACATCATCAAGGTCACGATGAACAAGTCAAGACTCAGTAAAGAAAACTCTGTAGCCGAGGTTCTGCTGGACTACAAAAAGGGTCTGAGCAAGTGGTACGGTATGTTAGAGTTTGCTGAGAAGCACGGGATTGTTGAGAAGTCTGGTGCAAGATATAAGTTCCCTCAGGAAATTGCATCTGTGTTTGCTAAACATGTGTATGAAAGTCCAGAGCAGTATTTTACAGATGAAATCATGGAACAAATCGAAGAAAAAGTTAAACTAGAGTATAGCTACGGACAATGATCGAAGATCTGATCCTATCAAACCTTGCCTTGAATGAAAAATATTCACGTAAGGTGTTGCCGTTTATTGACACTGCTTATTTTCATTCAAAGCATCACAAGATTGCCTTTGATCTTATAAGCAAACATATCGACAAGTATAATGAGCTTCCTTCCAGAAGCTCATTGCTTGTGGACTTAGAGTCAGTCGATAAACTCTCACATCAAGACTACAAAGAAGCAGAAAGTTTTGTCAAAACACTTTCTGTTAATGAAGCAGACCTCGACTGGCTTACCGATACAACAGAAAAGTTTTGTCAGGACAAGGCTATCTACAATGCATTGATGAAATCAATCGAGATTGTGGATGATACGGAAGGAAAGTTATCAAAAGGATCTATCCCAAAGATTCTTACAGATGCTTTGTCTGTGTCTTTTGATACATCTATCGGTCACGATTTTTTCGATGACTATGCAGATCGGTATGATTTTTACCATAAAAAGGAAGAAAGAATTCCTTTTGATTTGGAATACATGAACCTGATCACGTCAGGCGGTCTTCCTAAAAAATCACTGAACATTGCAATTGCAGGAACAGGTGTCGGTAAGTCATTGTTCATGTGTCATTGTGCTGCTTCAAACCTGATCAATGGCCACAATGTCTTATATGTTACTTTGGAGATGGCTGAAGAAAAGATTGCAGAAAGAATAGATGCAAACCTCCTAGACATTCCTTTGGAGACTTTAACTGAGGTTTCTAAAGACAAATACGTGTCAAGGATGGAGAGGATAAAAACTAAAACAGTAGGTAAGCTTATTGTTAAGGAGTATCCAACAGCTTCTGCAAATGCCAATCACTTTAGAAACTTGCTAAATGAACTAAAGATCAAAAAGAACTTTGTTCCAGACATCATCTACATTGACTATCTGAACATATGCTCTTCATCAAGAATCAAACATGGCTCTAATGTAAACTCTTATTCTTATATCAAGAGTATTGCTGAAGAACTTCGTGGTCTGGCTGTAGAGCATAATTTACCGATATTGAGCGCTACTCAAACAACAAGATCAGGATTTACCAGTTCTGATATTGGGCTTGAAGACACGTCTGAATCTTTTGGTCTTCCAGCAACAGCAGACTTCATGTTTGCATTGATCAAAACTGATGAATTAGAAGAATTAGATCAGATTGTAGTCAAGCAGCTTAAGAACAGATACAATGATCCATCTAAATATAAAAGATTTGTTGTCGGAATAGACAGATCTAAGATGAGACTTTACGATGTGAACAATGAAGCACAAGAAGACGTTATCGATGGTCCAGTTTTCGATAAGACAAATGTAGCTGAAAAGTTTAACATGGATAAATTTAAGGACTTTATGTAGTGAGCCATTCGGTAAATATTATAGGAATCACAAATCCAACTATGATGGATGGGAGCGGAAAAAGAATAACAGCTTCCGACTACCTTTCATACGTTGCTAGAATTTCTAATCCTCAAAATGAAAAAAATTTTGAAACAGCTACAGGTTTAATTAAGTATTTGATCAAACATGAGCACTGGTCTCCTTTTGAGATGATCAATATTGTCATGGAGATCAAGACTACAAGAGATATTGCTCGTCAGATCCTTAGACACAGATCTTTTTCTTTTCAAGAATTCTCACAACGATATGCAGACGCTTCTCAGTTAGGAATGGTGGAGCGTGAAACACGAATGCAAGATCCTAAGAATAGACAAAGTTCTATTACAACTACTGATAATGACTTGTCCAGAACTTGGACTATGAAACAACAACAACTTATGCATGAGACTCAGCTTGCTTATAAGTGGGCTTTAGAAAACGGGATTGCCAAAGAACAGGCTAGAGTAGTCCTTCCAGAAGGTCTTCAGATGTCTCGAATGCATATGAACGGAACATTACGATCTTGGATGCATTACGTAAAACTTCGTTGTGGGAACGGTACACAAAGTGAACATCAGCAAGTAGCTCGACTCTGCAAAGATGTACTTGCTAGACATGTTCCCGCAGTTAAAGAATGGTTGGATGAAATTTAGAACAGAAAGATCAGAACAACATAATGCTTGGTTAGTGGTTCAAAATTCAAATGGTTTGATTGTCGTTGGGTTTGATAAGGCTAAATATGCTAACAGGACCAAGAACTTCCTAAATAGTGGAGGGGCTTTCGATGGTGATTGTCCATCCTTCTTTTGTAGGGAAGTTGAAATATTCGACGGGGATCTAAATGTCGGTAAACAAGAATCTTAGTAAGTTAGCATTAAACGTTGATACAAACGGAGACGTGACTAATGACGGTCTTGCCGTTGCATATTCCTCTAATGGTTATACCACTTCTACGTTTGTCTCGAACACATACTTTCAGAACAACAACAATCCCAATGCCGTAACAAATGGTTACTTCCAAGCAACCTACACGGCTTCAGATGTTCTTACAAAAATTAAAACTGTCGATGGAGCCGGATCTGGTTTAGACGCTGATCTTTTAGATGGTTCCAACTCATCTTTCTTCTTAGATGCTTCAAACATTAATGCTGGTACTTTAGCTTCAGGTAGATTGTCCGGTACATACGCTATTAATATTTCTGGTGACGCTGACACTGTAGATGGTATTGAGGCAACTTCTTTAGTTTCTAACAACTCTCTGAATACCAGACTTGGTGGGTTTGTATCTAATAACTACATTGACAATCAGCTTAGTACTAGAATCGGCATTAGGGCTACCAATACCTACGTCCAAGCTACGTTCACTTCAAACAACTATATTGATACTTTAAATGTTGTATCGAACAACTATTTTCAGGACAATGCTGGTGGTGGAGCTACTGGTGGAGGTTCTGACGAAATATTTTTCGAAAACGAACAAACTGTTACAACAAACTATTCAATTACTTCGGGGAAGAATGCAATGTCGGCTGGACCCATATCTATTAACAGTGGTGTTACTGTAACAGTACCATCCGGATCAGAATGGACTATTGTATAATGAGCAAATTGAGACTTTACGGAACAACATCCGGTTACAAAGATTTAGTAGTACCTGCAGTATCTGATAACGCTGAAGTAAACATTGGCAACTTTGCTGCTAACTCATACCTACAAGATGCTTTAGGAAGCGCTGGGGTTCCTTCCGGAACAAAACAAATTTTTGTACAATCAGCAGCACCTACAGGATGGACTAAAGACACAACACATAATGACAAAGCTATGAGAGTGGTATCAGGATCTGTAAGCTCCGGAGGTTCCGATGCCTTCACAACTACGTTTGGCTCTGGCAAAACAACAGCAGCACATACGCTTACTACTGATGAAATGCCTGCCCACACACACTCTTATAGTGCAGGGGTATCTACTACTAGAGGTAGTGGAGGTACATTTACCAGCTCTCAGCCCTCTGGTCAAACGACAGGTTCTACCGGCGGCGGAGGATCACACTCTCATAACCTTTCTGGTTTTGATCTACAATATGTAGATGTAATTATAGCAACTAAGGATTAATTATGAAACTTTCTATCATTCCTGAAGACAACTCTATTGTAAAAAATGGAAATGGTTTGCTCTTCTCTAACAATCTAAACGATTACCTTTCTACCAACATTCCTTCCGATGTTCATGCATTACAATGGAATGAAAACTCTGGAGAAATTGAATATGTAGAACAAGGAAGAGAAAATGAAACAATTTCAGCTCTGCCTGATTGGGCAACAGAGTGCTCCGACCTGCATACAACCACCATTGCCTCCTAAGATAACGCTTAATAAAAATATATATTATGAAATTTGAATCTAAACAAAATTGTCCGTTAAATAATTTTGAACCTTGTAAGCAGTTAGAATGTGCTTGGTTTATTCAGCTAAGAGGGAACAATCCAAACACTGGTGAGGAAGTTGATGAGTGGGGTTGTGCTATTGCTTGGCAACCTATACTTGCCATTGAGGGAGCACAACAAATGAGACAAACTGGTGCTGCGGTAGAAAGCTTGAGAAATGAGTCGGTAAAAGCTAATCAACAGAACTTAATGGCTTTATATGACATAGCATCAGTCAATCCTCCTGCAAAAATATTAATTAATGATGATAGTGAAAATTTAAATGAAGATTGAATTTAGAATAGAAAAAGCATTATTAGATGTTGCTCCTTTTCTGGGTGGTATAGAAGATTCGCCCACAGTAAAAAAAGATATGATTAACTAAGTATAAATAGCTAAAAGGTATCTACGTAAAAGAGGAACAACATGAGTGTTTTAAAAGTTTCAGCTATTAAGAACAATAGCGCTTCATCAAACAACTTGGTGCTGAACACTGATGGTTCTCTTACTTTGGGGACCGGCGGTGACTTGGTTGCTAACAACTCCTTAAACACAAGACTTGGTGGATTTACTTCTAACAACTCCTTAAACACAAGACTTGGTGGATTTGTTTCTAACAACTTCTTCCAAGACAATCAGCCATCCTCTTTTGGTGTTGTTAGTGCTACTGTTGTAAATGGCAGTGCATCTGGAACTTATACAGTTCCAGCAGGTATCAATTATATAGCCGGTGTTGTTGTAGGTGGAGGTGGTGGAGGCGGTGCAAACATAGATAACTCTAATGCTCCCGGCGGCGGCGACGGTGGCGGAGGAGGTATTTGTGGATTTGGGTTTGGAGTAACACCCGGAGCAACATACAATTATTCTATTGGCGCTGGAGGCAACAGGGCTACTTATGGAAACAATTTTACTAACGCAGGCTCAGGTGGCACATCTAATTTTAGTGGAAACACGTTTAGAGGCAATGGCGGGTCAGCAGGAGGGAATAGTACTTCTAACGTCCAGACTAACGCTGCAGCACTAGGTGGCAATGGTTCAGGTGGTACAATAAACGTTACTGGCACAACTGGTACTGCTTTACATGGGGGACGAATTCATAAAGGAATAGTTCATGGTGTATTGGGTGCCTTGGGAGGCACTACAGTTGACAAAAATGGAACTATATTATCTAATGCATCGAATATCGGCAGTGCTGGAGTGGGTCAGGGCGGTAGTGGAAGTTCTGGTGGGTTCTCTGAAGATGGTAGCGCAGGTAGCGCAGGGTCATTAATAGTATATGAATTTAGTTAAATATTAAAAGGTACATGATGAACATTATTGAATTTAGTATTGATGAGAGATTGTTTGGCGTAATGCCAGAGCCTGTACCATCAAAAAAGATGGTTCCGTCTTGGTATAAAAAAATGAGTCCTTTTATAGACCAAGAAAAAAAGTTTGCTCGTGTCCTGTCTTTAGAAGATCAACAATTGCAAAACAATTCCACTATGAAGGCCTGTATTCCAATTAGAGATTCTATAGTTTCTGGTTACACATTAACACTTCCAGTTGATGTTATGGTAAATCGTGTAAAAAAAGAAACGCCTTCCGGTCTTCAAGATGAATTATTATTCAGTTGGGGGCTTGGCGGTGATTCAGGATTTGATAATGCTGTTGAAGGACATTCAATTAATCAAATAAAAAACTCTCCGTTGGAGCAAGCTGCTGTTGGAGAAGGTTTATATAAATTTAATAACCCTTGGCGAATAAAGACGCCTCCCGGATATTCATGCTATTTTTACTCACCACCGTATCATAATCTTCCATATGAAGTCTTACCGGCCATAGTAGACACTGATGGAATCCACGAAGTAAATTTTCCATTTATTTGGAAAACTAAGGATGAGGCTGTAAAGTTAAAAAAAGGCCTACCAATGATTCAACTTTACCCCTTCAAGAGAGAAGAGTGGAAATCAGAAATAAAATCTCATTCTTCATTAGAAACATTAAAAGACAAATCCAATTTTCTTTCATACTTAGGTAATTGGTATAGAGATTTTGTTCATAAAAAGAAAAGATTTGATTGATAAATATGGTAAAGAATTTTTACAGGAAAAGTCATGCCTTACTTATTAATTAGAACTGATTTAAATACCATTGATGAAAAATCAGAAACATCTCAGACGCCTAGGGTAGATCAAACAGAATTAGAAGTAAGTAATGATATTTACAATTCAGTAAATATAAATGATTGGTTTTTTGCCAACAATTATCACGTAGAGGCTCGTCACTTACAATTTGAGGATGGAGTGTTCCGTCAAAAAACTGCTGATGAAGTAATGTTTGATATTAGAGTATCAAGAAGAGAATTGTTAAGTGGTAGCGATTGGACTATCTTACCTGATTCTCCTTTAACTACTTCTAAAAAAACAGAATGGCAAACTTACAGACAGCAACTTAGGGATCTTCCTACAAGCAACACAAATCCATTTGATATTGATTTCCCTGCTGAACCAAGTTAATAAATAATAAACAGTATAAAATTAAGTTGGGGTACAAATGGCTACTACAATATCTGGATCTACTGGAATAAACACGCAGGACATTGTATCCGATGATGCTATTACTGCCAATGGTACTATTACGGCTAACAACTTAGTTGTTGATGATGGCGGCGGTGTTGGTCCTACGGTAGACATTAAAGGCGGCGGAACGTCTACAGATGCTCCAGCAGATAATGAGCAAACATTATACTTAAGAACAAGAAACGGTACAGTAGGTCTTTCTACTGGTATTGGTTTCTGGGGTACTTTTGAAACTGGTTCTGATACAAACGCCAGAAGAGCCGCCGATATGAGAGCTGGGTTCAACAATGGAGACGGTGCTTGGGGCAATGAGTACATGACCTTCAACGTTGGTATCAACGATGGAGCTAATACCAACGATTCTGCAGCAATGACGACAGAACGTCTTAGAATTACTAAGACGGCTATAACAGCAAACGTTGATATTGAAGATACAGTAGGTAATGTAAGAACACCTCGGTATACACAACTAACTGGAGCCTCAAACACCAATCTTACCAATGAAGGTGTTTACGTGGTAGATGGTTCCTCGACATTTTCTCAAATAATTATCGGTACAGGTGCAACCCTAACTGCTGGCACCATTATGACAATTTATAATAACAGATCAACATCAGTAACTATCTCTAGAGGATCAATCCCTAACATGAGAAAAGCTGCAGATGGTGACTACACTAACTATGCTACACTCACATTAGGTAGAAACTCTGTTACGACAGTTACGATGTTTTTTAATGGCTTGATTGTCCTTACTGGTACGGATATTACATAATGAGTTCTATTCTTCTTGCTGCTACTAATGTATTCGGCGGTGGTGCAGTGACATCTTTCACTCACGTTGCTGCTTCATACGAGAGAACTACAGGCTCTACAACAACAAAAACATTTACACCTCCTGCAGGTGCACAGTCTGGCGATCTTCTGATATTGGCATCCTTTGTAGATGACGGAGCTCGTACAATATCAACACCGCCTTCTGGTTGGACTGAGATTGGCAATAATACTTCTGGGAGCGAGTACCCAGAGGGATATTCTTATTATCAGATTTACAATGGTACAGATTCGTCGTGGACAGCAACATGGTCTGGGGCCGAACACAGTGCGGGTGTCGTAGTAGCCTTTAGGCCAGACAATGCAATCACGACAGTAACAACAGAACAATTCCAAGAGTCTGATGGCCCATCATCTCTATCTGATACGATTAGCTCTGTGACTGATACAAATGCTCCGGGTGGTAGAATCTATATGTATTTCCTTCTTGGAAGACCATTGAGTTCTTCAATTCAAAATCCTACACCTTCATTCTCTCCAAGCTCTGGTTGGACACACGTAGACGGTGATCCTCTGTTTGCAGACGACTATATGGACTATGCTTATAAGTTAGATTCTGCTGGTGATTCATTTGTATCCACGACCATCAGTACTAATGATACGGGCCGACAGGCACAACACTTTTTCATTGTAAATGCAGTATAACTTTATCCTAAGGAAATTAAATGTTTGGCTTGATACAGAGGATAGGATTCCTCGCTTTTTTATTAGTCCCTTCTTTTGCTCAGGCCGAAGAGATTCAGCCTGAGTTTTTTATTCATGACTTAACAAATGCTACAGCATTGTTTAAAGCAGCAGACATGGGATGTGGAACCGTAGATGAAGATGTTTACAAATTTTTAATCAGAGGTTCTGCTGACTATCTGATGGAGACTGGTGCCTCAAGAATTCTTGCTGCACAGATGTTAAATGCTTTGGCAATTGAAATTGTTCAAAGTACAGAAAGATACATTAATTATCACGGTTGTGATAAATTTAACTCAGTTATGTTTGAGTTCAAAGACGATTACAAGATACTTAATGACGTTTTTGAAATATATAACATTTCGTTTGACAGTGAAGAAATACAGTTGTAAATAAATAGTTGTGTTCTTGTTGAGGATTCGACAAAAGCTATGCAGGACAGGAGTGCAAATCTCCTCACCTCCACCACAAGCATATTAAGGTATGTTTCTGATGGGGGTGACTTAGGATCGACTGGTAGTAAGTAGCTTATCTGAGAGAGCAAAAAAAATAGTTGCTAATAACTATGACAAACCTTCCGTAGCTCTTGCAGCATAACGGGTTGGGCTTGATTCGGGGAGCCTAGAAACAGAAGGGGGATAACTTATCCCCCACTCGATCTTCTCTTCCATAAATAGTAAGATAATTTTTTTTAGGAGGTAATAATGAAAAAACTTCTTTTAGGGATGACTGCTTTGGTTGCAGTTTCCTCTACTGCTATGGCTCAAGAGGCGGCTGCTCCTGCACCTTCTCTGACCAATGCTTATGTCGGTGTTTCGACAAGCCTTGAAGGTACTGCTGACTGGACTCTGGGTTCGGAAATCAACCTTTCTGGTCTGAATGGTTACGGTGAACTCAAGTACAAGGACCGTGTTGATGCTGCTGGTGACCCTGCAGACGACTATGTTGTTACTCTGGGTTCCAAGCTTTCTGTAGCTGGTCTGGGTCTGAAGACTGGTGTTAGCTACGAATGGGGTTCCACTTCCGGTGCTGATCTTATCGGTCGTGGTGACGGTAACACTTGGGGTGACCTGACTTCTAACACAGAATTCTCTGTTTCTCCCGGTGTCATCGGTGGCGAGTTTGTCTGGCTTGGTGCTACGATGAATCTTGCTTCTGATGGTGAGATCGATCTTGGCTGGGGCGGTGCAAACTACGGCTTTGGCTACAAGCATGACCTCAACGAAAGAGCTTCAATTTCTGCAAGCTACGGTTGGAATGTATCTGTTGTTGACGATGGTGACGATGCTACTGTAAATGATTGGGTAACTGAATCTACTGGTCTGAAACTTGGTGTAGGGTTCAAGTTCTAAAAATGAAATATGCTTTGTTTGGCCTGTTGGCCGTGACTTTATCCGGTTGTGTAGTCACTTCTCGTAATTCTGAGGGTGACTACACTTCTCTCTCTATCCTCTCTGATAACCTTATTAGAGGTGATATCTGTAACACCTTCTCTTTGACTGAAGAGCATGCTCTTTTGCATGAGTTGGATAATGAGGATGGTGAAATTCAAATCAAAGAAAGTCTTATAGAAAAATACGGTCGATTAGCAGTCATTGATTGCTATGGTAAGATCGTTGACTTCCATAACTCTAGATCGATGCATGTGATTCAAGAGATGAAGGAAGTGCAAGACTTATCGGAAGTCACTCCACTTTAATTCCTAAATAGTAGCAGAAGAAATTTTGCTACTATTTTTTTTTGGAGTTTTAAATGGCACAGAAAGGTGTTTTAGGCGGTCTTAGACTCGTAAAAATGGGAAGTCAGTGGGCGCAGCCTACTGGTATGTATGACGCCGGTGTTAGAAACAACGGTATTTTCCCAGCAGACCCAGATCCTGCAGCAAATGCAGGTAAATCTATCGATTGGTTAGACTACGAATCTTTCCTAGACCCAATCACAGGTAAAAGAATTTCTAGAAAAGAGGCATACGAGCAAGAACTTCTTGCTTTTGGTGATGGTCTTTATGTAGATCAGAAAACCAAAACAGCATTAGATCTTTTTTCCAAGTCAGATGTTTTTAAGAAAAGATTTACTTTCACCACAAGATGGGGTGTAAGACCAACAATCACGAACATCTTGGCTGGCGGTATCGATGATTCGTATCATGCAACTGGCGAAGCCGTTGATATTCAGCATAACTTCGGAACAAATCTTTCTGGAGAAGCAACCAAAGATCTTCAGGATGTTATTATTCAAGCTCTTGCTTCTGGTTTCAGAGGTATCGGCTTCGGCCCTACCCAATTCCATTTTGACACCAGACCCGGAAGAGGTGGTTTTTTAGGTTACGTATATCAAAACTGGCCAAAGAAGATCACTCCTATGTTCGTGATGCAGTCTATTTTAAGAGATAGAATTGCAGACGTAGAACTTTCTGAAGATGAAATTAAACGAATTGCTAGAGATACACCTTTAACAGATACTGATTCTGGCCGTTCTGGTAAGAGTAAAGCACAGATGTCAGAGGCAGACATCGAAAAATACATTAAACCGCTTTATGGTAAAGAAACAGAAGTTGTTAGAGTAAACACTGTAGGCAGAGATGTGGCTGTGATCTCTGTTGTTTTAGGTGTTCTTTTTGCCGGTATCTACGGTGCTCAAAGATTTTTTAGATCGAGAGCAAAAAAGAAAGAGACACAAAGACTCTTGCAAGATAGAAAAAGAAGAGTTATTATTTCTAAATTCAGAAATGAAAACAAAAGGGCAATTGCTAAAGCAAAGAATGATCCTGAACTTGCTGCACAGTTAGAGGATCAGCTTAAGTCTCAGTTTGCCCTTTATGACGTACCTTTTGAAGAACAATAATTAGGGAATTATAATGGCTAAAGTGGATTTGACGAAGAGTACAAGCAAACAGCATGTAAGAACTTCTATTGGTAAATCAGCAAACTCTAGACCTAACAACAAACAAAAACGTAGAGCTTGGAAAGCTTACAGAGGACAAGGAAAATAAAATGGCTAAAAAAGAAAAAGTATTATCGTCGGCATCAAGAACCTCTTCGGCACCTATTCAGGCAGCAAAGCCTGCAGCACCAGCATCAAAGCCAGTTGCACAAGATACTTCTAACAAGTATAAAGAAGCTCTGGAAGCCATTGTTAAGGCTTCTGAGAAGGTTGCAAGTGCTACAGGTAACAGAAACTTCAGAATCGAACTCAATCAGGCAATTTCGGCAGCTAAGGCTCTTCTGTGAATGATGAACAAGCAATAAAGTCAATCAAACTCACTTCTGGTGAGGAGATTGTCGGTGTTGTGCATGAGATTTCTGAGTCTTATGTAGAAGTCCAAAGTCCTTTTGTTGTTAGTAAGACAATGGGATCTTCCTTTATGTTGTTGCCTTGGATGATTACGTCTGAAATCAATCAGATTCACTCCATCAACATATTAAATGTATCTTCTGTAGCTGAATCATCTTCCGATTTTCTTAGAGCTTACATAAAAGTTATTAAAGAAAATGCAGAAGACGAAGACCAAGAATTCGAGGTCAAGTCTTTAGATGAGTTTGATGAAGAAATGGAAGAAGAAGAGGAGGAGTTAGATATGACTCCTCCTGATACTACCGTCCACTAGTATCTAACACGGCCTAGTGCATCGAATCCTAAACGTGGCAGACTATAAGAAAATTTCGGTGCAGGAATATCTGCTCTAGTAAGTGGTTTGCCCATATTAGAGAATGCTCTCACACCCGGAGAAATTTCAGGATACTGTCTTGCTGGCTGTGCAGGTTTGAAGGCAGCATTTCTTGGAGGATTTGGACCAGACAGCCCACTTCCGATTTTAGGATGACTTGCACCAGTAATATCATCAGGAGTGAATCCCGGAGGCAGTTCTTCTTCTGCCATAACTGCTGGTCTTAAAGCAGCAAGACCAAATTCCATCAAAGTCTCTTTTCCTAAAAGAAGTTTTTTACTCATGCTTCGCCAATCCTTGTTTTTGCTACACTAACTCCGGAAAGTGGTTTATTGCTTGCTACAGCTAAACCTAATCCTCGTCCCTTATTTATTCCGATTTGAAGTCTGTTAAGAATATTTGATTGCAGACTTCTTCTTTCGTTGTTTCTCATTTGCCGACCAACGGTATCCACAAGACTTTTTTCGGGATCTAACGTAGTATTTCTAGATCTGTTCAAAACAGAAGCAACAGGACCAACCAGAGCTAAAGATGCTAAACCTGCTGCACCAGTTGCTAAAAGACCCTTGTTGCTTTTAGCTAAACCCAAAAGACCGCCTTGTCTTGTGTTAGGTCCGTAGTTGTAACCAGAAGCTTGTCTTGCCACGTCAACCGGAGGAGTGTTGATGACAGGCTTACCCATAATCATGTTTGTTACAGGGTTTTCGTTTAGAACTTCTTCTTTAAGCTGCTGGTATGTTTTCATTAGAGAACATCCTTATACAATCTCTCAAACTCTTCATCGGTGAGTCTGTTACGAATAGCTGAAATATTTACATTTTCATCTTCGATAGCATCTAACAGAATAGTACGAGCCATCGTTTCATCACCAGCATCTAAGGCATCACCAATCTCATCAGCAATCCTTCTATTTCTAAGAACTTTCATAATTCTTGGTGTTGCTCTTCTCATAGCTTCGACAGAACCAGCAAAAACAGCTATAAGAATTAATACAATAGTTACATTTACTTTCAGCCAAGCCTGTTGTCCTTCCGGTAAAGGCAAACTTTCAATTGCTTTATCATATGCACCTTTTAATGCACTTAATGCACCTAAGACAGCAGAAAATGCTAAAGAAAAAGCAGTTGCTGCTGCAGTAGCCCTAGCTCTAGCAAACTTCCAAACCTCAGCAACAAGTGATACTAATCCTCCCCCTGCTAAGGCTAATAATCCTTTTTGAGTAAGGTCTATGCCAATTCTACCCTGTAGACGTGAGCCACGGGGTGTTAACGAACCGGGTTTGTCTGCTTTGTAAGGCTCATTTCTTGTATAAGATAGTTTTCTTTTATCAAGAGCACTTAAAACATTACCTCTAGGAGGTCTTCCTTTAAATCCTGTTATATATGCACGGGGAGATTGGAAGGCAAGATTTCTTGGAGGTCTTCTTTGCTCCATCATTTCTCTTAACACATCTTTTGAGTATGACATCAGTACTGCCCTCTGTTTAATCTATTGGCATTTCTTCTTTTAATAGCTTGATAATAGTCATAGTTATATGGTCTTAGGGGGCCAGCTTTATCAAGTATACTTTTTAATCCTTTTAATCCAGTCATAACTAGATTTACAGGACTCTCTGTTATAGGTCTTGGCTTTGGAATAGGGAAACTGACTGGTACAGTTCTGGTAGGCTTTAGTCTGTCTAATGGGTTCTTATCTGGTCTATTTGATGGAGCATATACACCAATAGATGGGTCGGGATTGTTTGGATCTGGGCCATCACCGACACCAAAATAGTTTATACCTTGTATAGTTCTAGTAATTGGTTTGGTAGCAGGAGGATCCATATAGATTTTATCACCGCTTCTATAATACGTTATTGGTCGTGGCTTTACTTTACTAGCAAGATAAGCACCACTAATGCTTGTGCCATCACCAATGTCTACTAGATTATCATCATTAAACTGTTGTTCCGAAAGAGTCATTGCACCTAATTTCATTATCTGTTCGTTAAATCTTACAGAGTCCACAAAATCATCTGGAGATGCTGTAAATTCAAAATCATTTTTTACGTAGTCGTTAAAGAATCTACCAGCAGAGTCTGCATTAATAAAATCATTGTAAACATCTTCAGGCACGTTGATGTAAGTGTAGTTTTTGCCAGAACCAGCAAATCTTACATTCATCTTTTTAGTCTTTTTGTTGTACGTGACCTTAGTGATGGCCGAAGAATCGAGTCTAGGCATTAGATAAATCTATTTTTCTTTTTTCTTTTGCCGCCCTCAGAAGGAAGCTTTGTTGTACCAGTGGCAAAATATCTTGCTGTACGACCACCAAGACCGACACCTTTTCTAATACCGTAACCAGTGCCTTTGATTAGACCATAGGTTAGACCTGCAGTACCGCCAGCAAGACCACCCATCGTGACATAATTTGGATTTCCTGTTAAAGCTTGAGCACCAAGACCCATTAAACTACCAAGTGCAGCACCGCCAAGAGTACCGGCAGCGGCTCCACCAAATGCACCTAAAGGAGCTGCTGTAGCACCACCATAGTATCGACCAACATTAAGGCCAATTCGACCAGTTGTTGTTTCTGGTGTGTCCATTTGTTCTGGCGAAACCATTACGTCAGATCCAAGTCTTGTAGAAAATGGATTGATAGTGCTGCCCTTTTTCTTTTTCTTTCCTCTAGCTTCTTGAATGGCCATTCTTGAGTAAGACATTTTAATATCTCCCGTCTCTTTCTAACTCCGCTGCAATAGCATTAGCATAATCGATATCTGCTGCTCTAGAACCAGCTATAGCAGAGCCAAGTCTTGATCCTGCCGCTGCACCAAGCACGCCAAGACCTACCTGTGCCAGACCTGTAACTTTTCCTTTAGTAAAGGCATCTTGACCACCAACACTTGCACCGTATTTGCCGCCAGCCATTATACCTAAAGCAGTTCCAGCTAAGGCACCGATACCACGACCAACAAGTCTTCTTCTATCAGACTTTCTTTTTTGGTCTGTTACTTGTGGATCGATATCAACAAACTTTCTTTTAAAAGCTACCTGTGGAGCAGAAGATTCATAGACACGATGATGTCTTTGTTGTTTTGTGGGCGAAAAAGCTTCTTTGATAGCTTCATTACATGCTTGACACATATATATCTCCTTGAATTTCTACTATTTAGGTGGATTGGCAGTATTCTGAACGTTTCTTATGGCTTGAGCAGGTGTGCTGATTTTAAAACGATTCAAACCAGCTTGAATTAAAGCACTTGCATCAGAAGGAGAGAAAGAAGCTCCTTCAACACCTTGCCTAGATGCAGCAAAGTTAGCCAAACCTCTTGCTTGTTCAGCCCCTGTATAAACCTTAGCAGCACCTAATCTTGCAGGAGAAGACGTTTGGTAAGGCGGCTCTTGAGGTTTCTTACCAAAAAGACCAAACAGTTCGTAAAGTCCTTGTTCGATGAGTTGTTCTTTTTTCATTGGAAGTCCTTTATGTTTTGTTGAAGCATATTTTTCGATATCTTTTAGAGTCATAGAATCAGCAGCTTTTTTTACGTCTGCTGATACGTCTTTCACTTCACCTCTTTTGTAGGCGAGTACAAGACCAAAAAACTTTTGTTGTTGTTTTGATACTGCTGGCATTTAAATTACCTCGAATAAGTTTCTACCGAATGATCTAACAACATCACCGTCTTGAGAGATCATAATTCTTTGCATGTCTCTAAGCTTGGTGTCTGTAAGGTGTCTTCTTCTCATACCTTGTGCTAAGAAGATATGAACTTCTATTGGATCGTCACCTTCAACTTCTTGAACGGCAACCATTCTGTTTCTGCCTTCATGGTTCATGACTTCTGCAGGTTGATCACCCTCTTCATCAACCCTTACGATTAAGAAAGGAGCACCGATAGCTTCTCCGTCCCTTAGTTCGTTAGCAATAGAGGAAGCAGATCTAGCAAAGAAGTTTCTTCTTTCGGCAAGTTCTAAGAAAACAGATGGTTTCATAAGAGTTCTGACGCCAAGATAATCGACTTCTTGGTTATCAGGTACAGCACCCATTCCTCTGACATTATCGATAACGACTTCTTTAAGAGCTTTAAGACCTTCATTCATGATGGCAGCTTTTTTGATGTAAGGAACACTTCTTGTTCTAAAGTCTGTGCTACGTCTGCCGTATGGATTGATAGGGTTTCTTTTAAATCTCATGCTTATCTCTTTCTCATGGTTATGAGTCCGAGTCCTCTGTTAGGATTACGTGACTTAATAGGAATTCTGAGAGGATTAGGATTAGCAAGAGGATTGGTGACTGCTTCTCTCAGAGCTTTGTAGCCTATTTCCATAAGTCTTCTGGACATTATCTTGGTCCTTTTTTTGCATTAGATTTAAAGATGCCTTGAGCAATAAATGGATCTTGTCTCCTTGGGATGTCACCCTCAATATCTAATTCTCTTCTTGCAGAATCAAACTCATCTTTGTAAACACCCCGCTGACCTTGAAGTTCACTATATGCATTTTGCCTCATTCTTTCATATGCTTGATTTTCTAATTTGGGGGGAAAATTGTAGTCAGGATACTTTTTAGTCAGGTCTGCAGCGGGTTTAGTAACACTTTTAACCACTTCATCCCCCGGATTACCTGTCATAAAAGTATTCATATTACGGGCAAATCCATCTTTTGACACAGCAGTAGGAGATCTCATGTGCATTTGCTCTCTTTCTCTCAGAGCTTTGTATCCCATTTCCATCAATTCTCTAGACATGTCCCATTCCTTTGTGTTATAAGTTACCCCTATTTATTTTAAAAAGGATTAGAAGAGAATGGTTTTAAGTCCGTTAAAGGAAGACAAAGATGTAAGATGGATTGATCCTGATACAGGAGCAGCGGCATGCACTTACAACACTTGTCGTCAAAAGTTTGAGCAAGTGACCCTGACCCATACTTACACCTTTAATACACATAAAGATGACATCGATGGTCCTACAAAAGATCTAGAGTTTTACTTTCATGTTTGTCAAAGCTGTAATAGAAAGCTTATTTCACAAACAGACACAATCAAGACTAAAGAAAACTATAGAGACTTCAAACATCCTAAGACCAGAGAAGAGCTACCGTCTTTTGATAAGGATAGAACAGCTATCCAAAAGATTCAGAAGAAGATGTTTGATGAGTATGACCCTAAAGAAGTAGAAGATGATGGATTCATCACAGTTCATCCTAATCAACACTATGTTGATAGAGATATTGAATCCCCTCTATTGACCAATGAACAATATGATAAGATCAAGAGACTAGAGAATGGTTGAAGCCTTAATTGCTATCCCAACTATCATATTCTTTATCTTCACGATTATACTAGCATGGACAGTCATAGGTTTACTCATATGGTATGTCTTAGATAGACTGATTAATCTTTATAAAAAAAGGGGGCAAGATTAGCCCCCTTATCCATGTAGTGTAACAAAACCACGAAACTTGTCTTTAGACGTATCCCATTCTTGTATCATACTGCGTGTTTTATCTTCACCAGCAAAGTCTACAGACTCTCTAGTGTTTTCATCTATCCATGCTTGAGCAGCTTTTCTAGACGTAAAGCCTACTACCTGTTCTTCACAACCAGAATAGTCAGTCCAGTTAGCAATGTAGATCTTCATAACAACAACTCCTATTGTAACCAAGCAGGTCCGAAGGCAACAGAGATAAAGGAAAACACTAGAGCCATAAACATAACACCAACAGGTAACACCATAAACTGTAGAAAGTAACTCCACCAACTTCTCATCTCAAAACATCCTTTCTTTAACCTCATAGAGAATAGTATACAAGCTCCTACAAGACATGTCAAGAATAAAACAATAAACACCTCGACAGTCCCTTAAACCCCCGTCAGCAAGGCTTAGAAGGCGTTTAAACAGGGTACAGTGTCAGGTAGTGTTACAATTAAAAAAACGTTTCTTTTTAAAACAAGAAAACGAAAGGATGTACTATCTTTGAATTAGAATGGTACACCTGTACTATAGAATGATAACATCTATAGTCAGTGCTTAAGAGAAATGTCTTTGTAAGTTCAGCCCGCAAAATATTTCAAATTTTATTTAATATTTACGTTGAGCTATGCACTCAGTGCATGTCAATAGTTATTTTTGCATAGCATGCTAAGTTTGCATAGCTGCCATAACAATAAAGTGGCTTATCAAATGATTCCATATATGAGAGACTATAAGAGTAAGTTAACCGATGATATTGGAGTTCATCATGTCTTATACGTTTAGCATTCTCAAATCTGACGATTCTTTTTGCAGCGTCACGATTCCCTCAAATTCGAGACAATATGCAGAAGAAATTTTTGCTGAGACTGTCTCAAATCCGAAATTTAAATCGGAACAATTTGATACAAAGTTTACGAGACTTGCTGGTGAAAATCTAAAATCCGAAGAATACCGAGACGCCATTGGTAAAGCTTGGGTCATGACTCGGAAGCAGCAGGACGAAATCGATCAAATTTTAGATGAAGATTGGGATGTGGATCCTATGTGTCCAAGCAATTTTTACTAAAATTTTAGCCGGGGAGCTTCGGCTCCCCACTATTTAAAATTTGATCTACCCGGACGATGGGGGCAGCACTCGGATTTTTTTCCGCAGTGTTAGAGTCAGAAACCAAACCTGCCATATTTTTAAGTACCCCAAATTTTAGACAAATATATTCAGTATTGTATGGATAGGGTATGATAGATAAAGTTTAAAACAAGTCTTATGGTACAAGTGTACTATACATAAAATTTTAGACAATGTTTAGAGTACAATTGTACCATGTACAACTATGTCTGTATTGCATACCAGTCATGCATAAGGGGGGGATGCAAATTAGATTTTGTGGCATGGGGTTTGCATGCTAGAATTATGCCCCAAATAAAAATTTCGATTTTTACCTTAATTGAAAACTCCGCCCAAAAAAACAAAAATAAATTTTAGAGAAATACCTTTTTGATTTAGTTTAACTTCCCTAGGCAAAAAATGCGGCAGTATAAAATTTTAGAAAAAACCCTTTTTAAATTATCTTAACTTCCCTAGACCCAAAAAATCGGGCCGCTAAAATTTTAGGTTTTACCCTCGACATTCCAAAAATGCATGGCAGATATGCAGGGGCAAAAATGTTCTTGCAACATGTCTTATCTTGTGGCACTATAGGACCATGAAAAGCGAGAACAGCAACGGAAACGGAAGCGCTTTCTTTCTTGTTCTTATGCGTGGCAAGCAGTCACCATATAGAGAAAGACAAGCAAACGGATTTTCTAAAATTGTTTTCGATTTTCTATTGACTTCAAAAATGCTTTGGTTTAATATCAGGGCAAGCTTAGGAAAGCGGCAACGTTTCGGCCTAGGCAAGCGGAAGAAAAAAAGACTTGACTTCAAATATGGTTTAGTTTAGTATCTTCCTACAGTAAGCGGCAGGTGCACACCTGTTTTACAAAAGCGTGTTTTGCAACGTAATGGATTTTGTGTAGTGTGCAAATAGATTCCTTAGGGATGCACAAAATCGGGCTTCTAGTAGTGGGATGGCAACCATGAAAGAATGCTCAAACCGCCGTGGCCGGGTAAATTGTCAGAGGGCTGAAGAACGTGAAGGTGGGCAGTCAGAATCCCTAAGGATCGGTAAAAAATCTTCAAGCTTTGCTTGAACCGGTTTGTTGCGGGGCTTCTCACTACTGTCCCGCAACCATGACCCCTTGTGTTGTTTTTGGCGATAGCGAAAACTTTGTATCAAATTTGATCTTCTCCTCCCATATAATGTAATTTGGTACGACTCCAAACTGTTTTCGTTATCACCTAAACCAACACTAGATAAAGGTTTAGAAAAAATGACTGAGTTGAACGAATACGGTTACCCGCTGCATGACTTGTCTGTCAGCCTTGAAATGCAACGATGCATCAACAGATTGTTTGCTGCACTGAATGACGTGAATTCAGGGGATCGACTCGAATATGCTGTTGCACTGAAGCTTGACCGATATGGTGACGCACTTCGTGAAATTCGACGTGCTGAAGATAATGTAAAATACTTTCGGCAGATTGTTGAGGCCAAAATCAAAAACACTGAACAACTGCAACTTGACCGTGAACGTGAAAAAGTTGTTGACTAACGAAATATGGTTTGGTAAGATAAGTTATCAAATGAGGTGATGAAATGACTGATCAAATCGACAACACTTCCCGACTCAAGCATATCGACGAATTGCTTGATCACCTTGACGAACAAATTCTAAATCTGGACTTGCCCAAATACATGAAGCGCCGTCTTAGCGGTCAAGTCTATGCACTCTATAACAAGCTTGAACAAGCTGTTGATGACTTCACTCCAATGCACTGAGGTGAAATGATGTACTCTTTACAAAAAGGTTCTGAAGGATACGTAGCCGCCTACGCTATCAATGTAAAACGTCTTAAGAATTCATGGCACGGCAATCCACAGTTTGAGATTGGTTTTGCATTCAAGAAAGATGCAACACTTTCAAAATTTACTGCAAAGACAGAAGCAAATTCAATGCTTGCTTACAAAATCTGTCCCCATTGGACTGAGGGCAAGCAATATGCCTTAACACTGACTAAGCCACGCAAAAACCTTTACATCAAAGAAATGACTGAGGTGCAAAATGTTTAACAAGCATCAACCCCATATCGGCAAATTTGCCGCTGAGTCACCCGAAAACACTGTCAGAGTGTTTCTCTTTGTAGTTGCCACTATCCAGCAACAATTCCACACTGTTGCTGCAATTGTCAAAGACGCTGAAGAATATGGTTTAGAATCAAAACACCTTTGGGGTCACAAGGCCAAGTCGATGGAGTACGTAATCGAAAACAAACAATCTCTTTACGATGCAATCTTTGATCCAAATATGGATTTAGAAGATAAGCTTCTTTCGGTTGCAGAGGTTCCGGGTATCGGACTTGTAAAGGCCGGGTTTGTTCTGCAACTCTGTATCGGTGAAGTCGGTTGTCTGGATGTTCACAATCTACGCCGCTTTGGTCTGGATGCTCAGACTTTCAAACTTGGTAAAGTCAAATATCTTACTGCAAGGAAAAAAGCAACACTCTATCTTGAAACATGTATTGACTGCGGTAATTGTGAAACACTGTGGAATGAATGGTGCCAACTTATTGCGGACAAGTATCCTAAACGCTGGAATGATGCAAATCACGTATCTGCAACTCATGCAGAAATTATCACTGGATCAATCCCGTTTATTATGGGGGAAGTAATCTATGCAGCCTGATATTGATAAACGACATGGCGGACCGTGGGACCGGGGCAAAGCTGACTCTTACTATAGCCGTTCACCAAAACCACATTATTACAATGTAAATCGTGACGCTGAAAAGATTTACGAAAAAGTAGAAATGTCAGATATGTCAGACAATGAAATATCTGAATACTATGCAGGTTATGAATACAACGAAATGACTGGTGACCGAAAAGACTGGGGCTGAAAATGAATTATGAATATATGACTGATGATCAAATCGATGCACAAGTTGTTATGCTTCATAAAATGACAGATGAGCACCGTGAACAAAAACACACACAAGCACAAATCCCGATGAGTGTAGTGCAAGACGTTGTAAGGATTGTAAAGGCTGACTTTCCACAAGAACCTTATGACGATATGGAAGATAGACGCCTTGCAATGGCCTTGTGGGACTTTCAATGCATGAAATACGGTGACCATATCGGAGAAGGTGCTTACCGGGTTGTGTTGCCATACATCGAGAACAAACTGGATTCACTCGAAATTGCTAGAGAACATGAAGACTTGTTCGACAAAGACCGTCGATTGAAAGCATTCATTCAATCATATCATATTGCAATGTTTCTGCGTGCAATGGATTACTTGGTGGAGTAAAGAAAATGGGTACTCGTTCTTTTATCGGAATTGAAAACGAAGACAACTCAGTAAAATACGTTTACTGCCATTGGGATGGCTATCCTTCCCACAACGGCAAAATTCTAAATGAACACTATACTGACCGAAAGTCAGTCAATAAGCTTCTTGAAGGCGGCGATATGTCTGTACTAAAAGAAGATATTACTAATGTTGAATACTATAACCAAATGAGGGGACAGGATCCAGACAATGATGCCGCAATTGTGGATAACATGGAAGTTTTTCTGGAAGACATAAAAAATTCTTGGTGTGAATGGGTTTACATCCTGAATAAAGATAATAAGTGGATGGTCTCATCTGATTCAGACTGGTCAGACATGAAACCACTGAATGAAGTTTTGAGTGAAGATGACTCTTGACTTTTGGAATCGAAAGAATATAATTGACTGTGAAGGAAATGAATATGAATGAAAGTGAATATCCAATATCCTTTGGACAGAAGATGGATGCAGTCTTAGCAACCATGATTCTTGAAGGTTCCTATGATGAAGCTACTGAAGATGATCACGTGACTTCTCTTCAATATCTTATTGATACTGGAGTTGTTTGGCATCTTCAGGGTTCTTATCAACGAATGGCGCAGCATGCCATTGAAAATGGCATTTGCTCTAAATCTAACTAAAACACCTTGACTAAGACAAACATGTTGTGATATTGTTTGTCTATTGAATAGCCAATCTACATCATGAAGGAAATATGAAAATGGCTCACGAAATCGAAATCATCGACGGCAAAGCACAGATGGCATATGCTGGTGAAGTGCCTTGGCATGGTCTAGGTACTCAGGTATCACCTGATTCCTCACCACAAGATATGCTGGAAGCAGCAGGTCTTAATTGGGATGTTGTCAAACAGCCCTTGTGGTACGGTAAAGGTAACAACCGTCAAGTTATCGACAACAAAGCAGCATTGGTGCGGGAAACCGATAATCAACTAATGTCTATTGTCGGTAACAACTGGCATCCTATCCAAAACTCAGAAGCTTTCGAGCTATTCACTGAGATGTGTACTAACGGTGACATGGAAATGAATACCGCTGGCTCTCTCAAGAATGGTCAGATTGTTTGGGGTCTGGCTAAGGTCAAAAAGTCTTTTGCTCTTAAGACCCAAAAAGGTGAAGATGTAGTAGATTCATATCTGCTGTTTTCTAATCCACATGAGTTTGGCAAGTCTGCAGACGTAAAGTTCAGCCCTATCCGGGTCGTCTGCAACAATACTCTGACTGCAGCCTTGTCAAATGGCAAGTCTTCTGTTAGGGTTACTCATCGGACTGCTTTTGACCCTGAACACGTCAAGAACCTGCTTGGGATCGCTGACATGAAGCTTGATACTTATCAAGAAGCTGCAGAGTTCCTTGTATCAAAGCGGTTCAAGCCTGACGATCTGGTCCAATACTTCAACCAAGTCTTTCCTGTATCAAATCAGGCTAAGGCTATGAAGGTAGCGGATTCAGTTATTGAGAGCCTTTCCTACACTGCAAGGAAAGCTGTCAACGTCATGGATGAGCAGCCCGGTGCCGAGCTAGGTGAAGGAACGTGGTGGCAAGCTTTCAATGCCGTTACCTTCCTTACCGACCATGAACTTGGCCGTTCTGCAGATGCTCGACTGCAGTCTGCTTGGTACGGACCTAACAACGCTGTTAAGTCCAATGCTCTCAAGCTGGCGACCGAGTTTGCAAATGCCTCCTGAGGTATTCCTCCCGAAACTTGGGGTGCTTCGGCACCCCATTTTTTCCCTCTTAGAAATTGATTGACAACTTAAGTTCCTTATGGTACTATACCATATGTTGAAAGGTGTTATATTATGATTATGCTTAACAAAGATGTTTACGACTACATCAAAAGTGCTGACAACGAAACTCTCAATGCAATCATTACACAAATCAATCGACGGCGTAGTGCTCTTCAAGAAGAGGCCACGGATAACTTTGTCGTAGGTCAGGCTGTAGAGTTCACTCGTAAAGATGGTGATATTGTTCGGGGTTCTATCCAGAAGATCAACCGTAAGACAATCCATGTAAAGACTGACTTTGTGACGTGGAAAGTATCGCCTAGCCTTCTTCGTGCAGCATGATGAAATCAATTAATCTTGATACATCATTTGACGATGGTTTTTGTATCAAAGAAGAAATAGCTGTACTTGCCAGAATTTACATTCACGCAGCCTTAGACAAGGCTGATGGCAACAAGACAAAAGCTGCAAAGCTTTTGGGTCTTCCGTCATATCAAACACTGAACAACTGGATGGAAAAATACAATGTACTATGCCCAAATTCATATGAAGTCAGATCATCAAAGTAAGTATTACCTAACCCCTATCTATAAGACGGTTAAGGAAACGATGAACTACTACTATAACAGACTTCGGCCAACTTTCTATGAAGATGTTTCTAAAATATATTTGTTCAAAATGAAACGTAGCCGTGGTCGGTACGGTCAGGTCATAGGTAAAGCACACAGTACACGGGATGCAGACTTTAAAATCTTGGAGAAATGGATGTGAACTGTTCGTCATGTATGTGGTGCACAAAGCATGTGATCTTTGGCCTTCAATGTCAGAGATACCCAGCACCCGCCTCAACTACACTTGACTACTTTTGTGGTGAATATGTTGCTAGACAGAAAGTTAGATCAAATGAAAGTAAATCAAAAAATGCTCGACTTCAACGCTGAAGAAATTCGGCGTGTAGAAACAGCTATCAAAGAGACACCAGAGAACAGCAAATCAACTCTTGGGTATGCTATGCTTCAGGCACGTCTAAAGGCTTTGAAAGAAATTGAGGAAGAAGCTGATGTCACATAAAGGAAACGACGAGACTTTTTCTCAAGCTAAGTATTACATCGAAAAGTTACGTAGAGAAGTTGATCAATGGTACGGACCTAAGAATGATGCTTACAAAATGAAACAGATTGACCTCGCAACCGCTGAAAAACTTTTACGGCAAGCTGAAAAAATGGAGAATAAATATGCTTAGGTATTATGTACGTTGGACAGCGCCAGACCTTTCTACCACTGTTAGACGGTTTAATAAAGAATCTGATGCTGTAGAATTTGCTGAAGGCAAAGCCTTTGAGTTTCGAAGATACAGCCAGCAAGTAGACGTTTGGGATAGCCAGACTGGTACACTGACAGCAATCGCTGTTGATTCGCCTGATAATATGATTGAAGGAGCTTAACAATGGAACGGATGACAAGAACCCGTCGAGAGCAATTGATTGAAACTTATGTAGAAACGGTAGTAGAACATATGGACTTGGGTGAGCTTATGCTCTATGCTCAAGAACAGATGGCAATGGGAATGGATCATTTAACTGACGAAGAGGTGTTAGAAGATATTACATCACTTCTTGCATGTGAGTATGATGATGATGAAATCCAAAAGCTGTACCGTTTCACCAAAGAAGAAAATGCAATCATTGATGAGATCAATGCAAAAAAAATTGATAAACAGGTGATGGCTACAATTCGAGAAAACGGAGCAATGCCTCTATGAAGACCAAAGAAGTAAACCTGAAAGTTCGTCCCCTTGAACTGGATATGCTGATCGACGTGATCCGCTTCACCACAAACCTCAAGAACACTCTACCAGAGGGTTCTATGAAGGAGATGGATGACGAACCTATCTTCAACAGACCCGGTGAAGCACTTCTGGCTTATCTAGAAGAGATGAAACAGAAGGTCGAGACACAGCCTTCTTACACTATTCAATAATAAAAAAACTCATGCTGCTACGAGGAACGCTAATGAAAATATGTTATAAGAAAACAAAGGAAGACAAGACAATGTTTGCTTTTGGCATGATCTGCGTTTTGATTATTGCTCTTTCAGTCCTCGTACTTTTATGGAGAGCATAGTTGACTTTCCCTGATCTTCTTTGTATACCATTTGTTATGGTATTAAGGAGAAGGAGATCAGGGAAAAATGATCAAACAAGAACTATCAGACTTTGAAGAGATGGTTCTAGAAGATATTCTAGAGGAGTTAGGACTTACTTCGATAGCATTTAGAGAAGATAGTAGAAACTATCTTTATGCTGTTAGAAAATTCTGGGAAAGGAGACTAGAATGAATGTGTTTAACAACATTATTGTGTTTGTTATGTGGGTCGTTTCTGCCTACTTCATAGTAAATGTGTTAGACCTTGTTTTTTTCGGAAGGATGTAGTATCACTTAGTTGAAAGAGACGTAAATGTCTGTGAAAGGATAAATACTATGGATATGATCCGTCAAATCTATGGTTTCCTCATTTTTGTTGTGTTGGTTTACGGAGCTTGTCAGATACTGAAGTTTATCATATTCTAGTGGACAAGAAATGACTCCAAAACAAAGAGAAGTTTTTGAAAAATATCAAGAACTGGAATCTTTTGCTAAAGTTGCAGATGCTTTAAATATAAATAAATCAACTGCAAGAGAGCATTATCAGAAAGCCCTTAAGTATCAACAGACCGATCAGGGCATTAAAGATGCAATGTATGATACTGGCATTGCAGATATTGGCAAAGTACATTCGGGATGGCTCAAGACTGATGCTGCGAGTCTGTACTTTGTCAATCCAAGGGAAGAAGGTGGTGTTGATAACCTTATCGACACCTTCAAAGAGGCTCTTAAGGATTGTCCTACTTCTTTACCGACTGCCAAACCTGAAGGCACAGATGGAGATCTTCTGACTCGGTACATCCTGACCGATCTCCATTTTGGCATGAGAGCATGGGCAAAGGAAGCTGGAGAGGATTATGACCTCGATATTGCTAAGTCTAGGCTCAATTATGCCCTTTCTAACCTTGTTCAGAGCACTCCAGACAGTAAATATTGTGTAGTATTGAATTTGGGTGATATGTTTCACTCAAATGATTACAAAAATATGACTCCACAAAGTGGACATATCCTTGATGCTGATGGCAGATTCAGTAAAGTCATTTATGAAACGATACAATCTGTTGTTGCTGCTATCGAAACCTTAAAAAATAAACATGAAAATGTTCAATATGTTGGAATTTCGGGCAATCATGACCCTGATGCCAACCAATTCCTGACAGTTGCCTTGATGATGAGGTATGCAGACGATCCAAGAGTGGAAGTTATCTGGAATCCAGCTAAAATGTGGTGCATGAATTTCGGAAGAAACCTTTTAGCAGCACATCATGGCGATAAAGTTAAGCCTGAAAGACTTGCTATGCAGGTTGCAGATGATTTTTCCACAAAATGGGGTACTACGTACTGGAGATACTTGGATACAGGACATATTCACTCCGATTCAGCCAAAGATATTGGTGGAATTTTTTGGGAATCTCACAGAACTTTAGCAAGCAGAGATGCTTATGCTACTGGTTCAGCCTATACGACTCGAAAAACACTAAAAGCTATCACGGTTCACCGTGAAAAAGGTGAAATTGTTAGAAATACAGTAGGTGTCTGATGAAATACTACATTATCTGGGAAGAATCCGGTGTTAAGAAGAAGAAAACGTACTCTTCGAAACCGGGTGTTTCCTACTGGAAAAAGAAGATTGTTGGTCTTCTGGGTGAAAATGCAATTATTGAAGAAGGCGAAGAGAAAAATGAAGTGGAAACAGTAGAAAAGCCGAAAAAAGAGGCAAAAAAATCTACTGGCTTCAATAAAGTTGCTTCCGTTTCATCAGAAACCAAAAAATCCACAGAAAATCCAAAAAAGAACAAAGATTTCAATCAATCAAATTGGAATCCAGAAAAAAACAAGTACACAAGCCGAATGTATAACAGTTTTAATGACACTGTACGTGTTATTGAGCCTGATGATACCATTTCCCTGCAGGGAAATGATATTATTAAGAAACATGACAAAGAAAGGGGGATTTACACACTTACAGACGGAAGAAAGTTCACAGTTTCAGGATGGCCAGCATAGGAGAAAGACATGGATTTCAAAAAATTAAGTATTACTCAGTTAAGAAGGATGAAAGAAGACTGCAAATACAATTTGATGAATGAAGAATTTAAAAACAAACGTCCTGTAGGTTTTTCTGCTTTATATGTTGACACACTTAAAAATAATATGTTATCTATTGACCAAGAACTTAAATTACGAGGTGAAGATATTTGATCCAGAGTCGGCCTTGGGGTGGCTGGGAACTGCTCCACAAATCGGACACGTATGCAGTCAAAAGACTAGTCGTTAAGCCCCTTTGCAGACTCTCACTGCAGTATCATGAGCATAGGAAAGAGCACTGGTACTGCGTAGCGGGAAGGGGGATAGTTACTTTAGATAATGTTGAGCAAAATATTAGTGCTGGTGATTCAGTAACTGTCCCCCTCGGGTCAGTTCACCGTTTAGAAAATATTTCTTCTTCAGAACATTTGGTTGTAGTTGAAGTTCAAGAAGGTGTTTACCTAGAAGAAGATGACATCATTAGAGTTGAAGATGATTATGAAAGAATTTCATCATAAAAAGATTGCTGTTGTCTCTGGTGGCTTTGATCCACTGCATCCGGGGCATGTTTTCATGTTCCAAGAGGCAAAAAGGCATGGTGAACTTCTGATAGCTGGTGTAAACTCTGATGACTGGCTGAAAAGAAAGAAGGGTAAACCCTTCATGGAGTTTGGTGATAGACTTCAAATGGTTCAAACAAATCAGTTTGTTGATTTAGCTGTAGGTTTTGAGGATGATGATGACACGGCGATTGATCTCATTTATAAAGTCTCGAAAATATTCAGTTCTTCTTATATTGTTTTTTGCAATGGCGGAGACCGTGCTTTGGATAACACTCCCGAGTTTAACCATTTTGACGGTGATTCGAGGTTTCTTTTCGAATTCGGAGTAGGTGGCTCTTACAAGTATGCATCTTCTTCTGAACTTTTAGAAAATTGGAAATTAGCTCCCTTGGCGGAATAGGTAGACGCTGCAGACTTAAAATCTGTTTTCCTTTGGAAGTGCCGGTTCGAGTCCGGCAGGGAGTACCATTTGGTTGTTTACGTCTTAGATCAAAATGAAATCGTTTTTCTGAAAAGGGCATTGAGGAAGAACAAAGGAGAGATAAAATGAAGAGATATTCTGTTAAAGAGTTTATCAAAGTAGTAGAGGAATCTGACATTGTTTATGGAATGTGTAGCCTAAACGCTGCTATGAATATAGAGAGCAGAATCCGAAAAAAGAGCTTGCTTAAGCAACTGGAGTCTGCTAGTGTAAATGTCGATGAGTTAGGGATTTTTGCTTCCTTTTCTACTGATGCAAAAGGCCGTAAAATTCTAAAACTCGTTTAGTCAACTATGAGCCACGGTTTCCTTTCGATTCCTTTCGGTTAGCGTCGTCGTAGTTGTCTTAGGGGAGAAAGAGGGAAGTTGATGGTTGCGCAGCTTCCCTCTTTTCTTTTGTGGGTAATCCTTAATCCCACCTATACACTTTCTTAGGGCTTGTAGTTCAATTGGTCAGAACCCTCGGCTCATAACCGAGTTGTTACAGGTTCGAGTCCTGTCAGGCCCACCATTTCTCTGCATAAATAGAATAGATAATTTTTTTGCAGAGGCCAAAATGAAAAATTTTTCCAGTTTAAAAGAAGAAATTTGTTTAGAATGTAGTCTTACAGAAGCTACACAGGTTCCTACACCACCAATAGAGGGAGGTGTAGACGTAGAATCTTGGTTTAGATCATGCAAAATGCCTGAGTTTGGCACTCCTTTATTTTTAATTCTTTATTGGTATATGGCTTATGCTGGTGTTTATCTTGATCATGGAGAAGATTCTGAAAAAAGTTTTCCTGAGCAAAAAGAAGAGAGATTGAAATTTTTTTATGACATGGAAAGATTGGGCTGGTTAGATGAATATCCTCAAAGAAACCCTAATATTCAATGTATTTCCAATGCTCTTGTAAAGGTTGTCAATACACCAATTAGTGCTTTTGACACTAATGAAGATCCTTTAAATAGGAGAACATATTCTTACGGTTCTTCTGTTGATTCTCCTATAGGAATTGATGTCAGTGCTCCAGCAGACTTTCAGGAGATATGGAAGGAACTTCCCGGTAATACCTTATTGATGAGAGAAGTTGAAAAACAGGCTCGTCTTGATTCTAAAAGACATGAATCTATGACTCAACTTCCAAGACCTATGGTACAACGTATACGAGAAACTGATCCTTACAATCACCAAATAACTTATGATAAACATTTTTTTAATCATATTCTTCAATCTATGGCAGATTCGGATGAAGTTTATGAAACAAATACTTTAAGAGATCCTGTCTTACAGTTAGCTATGATGGGTGATCCTAAGGGACCACAATATGCTAATATGCCAAAAATTAAATTTTCAAAAACAAGCTATGGCTCTGTTCATCTCCCGATTAGAGGTCAATATGAACAAGGAGAACCAGATCGAATAACGTTAAATTATATCAGATATCTTTTTAATGATGGTCCAAATGGTGTACAAGGTTTAGCAAGAACATTAGCACACGAATTTAGACATAGAGCATTTAATATAATTTTTGATAATGATGAAATTTATAAAGAGATGCCACCAGAGCTTAAGCAAGGTGGTAAATGGTATGGTTCTTGGGGTGGAAACTATAATGGTGGTCCAGATATCAAGGGTGAAAATGGCGAAACTGTAGAACATGCTATGATTTATTGTCAAGATCAAGAAGATGTTTTAAATTCAAGAGCTGCTAGCTTTGTCACTTTCTTTAATCAAGACTTATATCCTCCTGCATATTGGAGAGATTTATATGCAAAGGTAAGTCAGGGTGTTGGTCGGTACTTAGCACAATTTGCTAAGGTGCCTACACGAAGACCTACTACTGGAATTCCACCGCATATTAAACTTCCCGATGCATCGCCAGAAGAAGTTAAAAGAAGAGCAGAAAAAAATGCAAAGGATATGGAAAAAAGACATCTTTTGCCAAAATTGCAATCAGATGCTGTTGTAAGAGAAATGTACAATAGATTGAATCTGTACGAATTTGGGTCGATCGATTATAACCCCAATAGAGCACAAACTATAGCAAGTATTATCAATAGACTTGATTCAGAAAGGGGTGCTATTGAAATATTCTTAATGTTTAGGTTTATTGCGTTAAAATTTTCTGGCGACAAGAAAGAAAAACAGTTAGTTCCTGCTCTCAAAAGATTATTGGGTGAGTGGGAACTTGAAGTCTCGATGAAAGGTAATTGGTACAAAGCAAAAATATACCCACAAAGAATGTTGAGAATTTCTAAAGCTGCTGGTGCTGATTTAGGTGATAACGAAGGTAGACTTGAAGATTGTATTAAAAAATTTGATGAGTTGGAGAGAGAAATTAAGAAAAAGCATCCTGAGGGTTGGAAATATTTCTCTTACGATTATATCGAAAAATATTTAAGAAGAAATCCTGATTATGATCCCTTCAACCCTACTGGTGAGCCGACTCCTCCTGTAAATGCTCCTAAACCGGTAGCTCCGACACCGACAACACCGGTAACTCCTGCTACACCAGCCACACCAATTTCTTCTGGCAGAGGGACACCTGCTACTGCTCCGCCAGAAGAAAAGAAGAACCCTTGGGAAAATATTTTTATTTCCAGTAGAAAAAGAAGAACAGGACCAAGACAACCATCTTCACCGACTACAATTGAAAGACCAGTAGACAAAAAGTTGATTGAAAAAATTCGTGACATTATTGATAATATCAGAAAGGAAAAGCCTTATCTTGGCGATAGAGCACTTATAGCTGGTGCTGTTGTTGCTGTTGTTGCTGGCGGTTTCTTTGCTTTCAGAAAATATCTTTTTGATAGAAAGACACAAAGAGTTGCTTCTACGGTTCTACGTGACCCTAAGTCTAGAGATATGATACAAGATCTTAGAAAGCGTGAAAGAAGAAGAGTGCTTGAACTTTTAAAAGATAAAAACTTTAGAGAAAGAGTTTTAGCTGAAGTCTAATATATGAATATGAAAATAGGGTTTACGTGTTCAACGTTTGATCTGCTACATGCTGGTCATATTATGATGTTGAGAGAAGCAAAGTCGGTCTGTGATCATTTGATAGTGGGATTGCAAGTAGATCCCACTATCGACAGACCTAAAGAAAAGAATTTTCCCGTACAAAGTCTTGTTGAAAGATATGTGCAATTGTCATCGGTCGAGTATGTCGATGAAATCATACCATATCAGACAGAAAGAGACTTAGAAGATATTCTGCAGATGTATCCAATTGAAGTTAGAATATTAGGAGAAGAGTACCGGGAACAAGAGTTCACGGGCAAAGACATCTGCAGAGCCAGAGGTATAGAATTATATTTTAATAAGAGAGATCACAGATTTTCTACAACAGATTTGAGAAAAAGAGTCTGTGAGGTTTAAAAGAAAAGGGAGCCGAAGCTCCCTTTTTTAATACTATTCAGGTCTCTTCCTAAAAGGATTAAGGCCACCAAGACCAGAAATATCAAGGTTTGTAACTCTTTCCCTACCAGCAGCATATGCATCGCCAGCAGCTTGACCCATAGCACCAACACCAGCACCGTATCTTGTTGCAAGGTTTTGAGCACCACGGAAAGTACGACCCATCATTCTTTCGCCTTCAGGTGCAGCAGCATATTCTGTGCCTTTAGGTGCAAATGCCAGAGGAGCAGCGGCAGCAGCCAGACCAGCACCGATGAGAAGTGCTTGTCTCAGACGACGACGACGACGAGCCTTACGGCGGCCACCATCAGCTTCGTTCAGGTTGTCTTCATCGTCTTCCATGTCCATCTCATAAAGAGCTTCGTCCATCATCTGGGCTACAGCTTCTTCTTCTTCATCGGACATTTCATCCATCATTTCCTCTTCTTCACTTTCGTAAAGATGGCCGTAACGGATTTGCTGCATAGCTTCAGTAATTGCTTGGTAACCACGGTCACCACTTGTGTATCTTCTCATTTTTTTATTCTCCTATTGAAAAGTTAATTGCGCAATTAACAAGAGTATTTATACATATTGATTCTAGAAAAATATCTTTACAAAAACATCTGTCTGTGCTTATTTAACAAAAAACAATATGGAGATATTTATGATTTATATTTCTCACAGAGGTAATTTAGACGGCAAAAACGTTTCTTTAGAGAACAAACCAGACTACGTAGAAGGTGCTTTAAGGGAAGGTTATGATGTTGAAGTTGATGTTTGGTTTCAGGATAACAAATGGTATCTTGGACATGATGAAGCTACCTATAGAGTAGACTTCTCTTGGATCGATAAGCATCCACATCTTTGGCTTCATTGTAAAAACTTAGAAGCCTTGGCAAAACTTGCCGAAGAAGATGTTATCCATAACTATTTTTGGCACGAAACAGATAAAGTAACTTTGACATCTAACGCCTACATTTGGGCTTATCCAAACGTCAAAATAAATAGTGAATATGCAATCACTGTTTTGCCTGAACTCGATAATACTTTAGTTTCAGGTTTTGGTGGTATTTGTTCTGACGTTATAGAAAGCTACAAAATTGGAAGTTAAATTAGTATTATTTGATCTTGATGGTGTTTTGATTGATGCAAAGGAAATTCATTTTGAGGCTCTTAATAAAGCTTTAGGGCCAGAGTTTGCTATTTCAAAACAAGTTCATCTAAATGTTTTTGATGGACTACCAACTTTGGCTAAACTTAAGTTATTAGCAAGAAAACACGGTTGGGACGAAAAAGAACAGAAAAAAATCTCAGAAGATAAACAAAAATACACTATCGAAATGATAGAGGATCTTGAGCCAAAAACTCATATTGTTGATCTTTTCAGATATCTCAAGAAAGAAAACTACAAAATTGGTGTGTGTACAAACTCAGTTAGAAAGACTGTTTTGACAGCACTTGCTAAAACTGGTTTGACACAATATGTCGATCTTGTTCTTTCTAACGAAGATGTACAAAATGCTAAACCACACCCCGAAATGTATTGGACAGCAATGTCTATGATGGGGGTTCTTCCTGAAAACACTTTAATCATTGAGGATTCGCCAAAAGGCATTTTGGCAGCTATCAGATCTAATGCAAAATATCTTAGAGTCACTGATCCTCATGAAGTAAATCTGTACAACATTCTTCCAGAGCTTAAAGGCAAACCAATGAAAAAAGTTTGGACCTCTAAAAAACTTAATGTCGTCATTCCTATGGCCGGTGCTGGGTCAAGGTTTGCAAATGCAGGCTACACTTTCCCAAAGCCTCTTATCGACGTTAATAATAAGCCGATGATCCACCACGTGGTGGATAACTTAGCCATCGATGCAAACTATATTTTTATTGTTCAAAAATCTCACCGACAAGAATATAATCTTGATACATTATTGAACATGATTGCTCCAAACTGCAAGATTATCGATGTAGATGGTCTAACAGAAGGGTCTGCATGCACAACTCTTCTTGCAAAAGAGTTTATTGATAATGATGATCCACTTTTCTTTGCAAACTCAGACCAACACGTTGTCTGGGATTCCATGAACTTCATGTACGAAATGCAGGAAAAGAACTATGATGGCGGCATTGTGACTTTCAAAGCTACACATCCAAAGTGGTCGTTTGCAAAAGTAGATGAAAACAATATTGTGACAGAAGTAGCGGAAAAAAATCCTATTTCTGATAATGCAACAGTTGGTTTTTACTATTGGAAACATGGTTCTGATTATGTAAAATATGCTGAACAGATGATTGATAAGGATATTAGAACTAATAATGAGTTTTATATCTGTCCTGTCTTCAATGAGGCTGTCGGTGATGGCAAGCTGATTAAGTCTTACAAAGCAGATGAAATGTGGGGCTTAGGCACACCAGAAGATCTTCAAAACTTTTTAATGAACTATAAGGGATAAAAATGGCTTTTATTCACGATGACCAACCACAATCGGTCTATGACGCCTTCAATCATTTTATTTTTTCTTCTGATAGAAAGCTTTTTGGTAAACTAGCCTCAAAACTTGAGTTTATTGAAATGACGAAAGACATTCCGGGCGATGTTGTAGAGTTAGGAGTGTTTAAAGGCTCTGGAATGATGGCATGGCTGAAAGCCTTGGCTACTATTTCTCTAAACCATAAAAATGTTGTTGGGTTTGACTTCTTTGATGCTGATAGCACCATTGAGTCTGTTCAAACATCTGATCAACAAGTCATGGAAAGTTTGTTTAAAGACAGAAACTTTGATCCTAAAGAAGGTTATGATTTGGTTTTAGACGATATTCTTACTAATGCTGGTTTTGGCAACTATGAATTAGTAAAAGGAGACGTAACTGAGTCACTTGTTGACTATCTTGATGCAAATCCCGGCTTTAGAACTTCTATTGTAAACTTTGATTTGGACGTTGAAGAACCTACTGAAGCATGTTTGGAAGTAATTTGGGATAGAGTATGTCGGGGAGGCGTTCTAATCTTTGATGAATATGCAATCAAGCAGTGGACAGAAAGCAATGCAGTAGATCGGTTTATTGCAAAACACAATTTAACACTTAGACCAACAAAATATTTTGCTCCATCTGCATTTGTGGTGAAAAATTAATGAAAATTGCTATTTGTATCAGTGGACAGCCAAGATTTGCTAATTTTGGGAACTATCATCAAAAGAAATTTGCAGATCTTCTTCCTTATGAAGTTGATTTCTACGTTCAATCTTGGTCCCAAGAGGGTGTTGAAGAGAATAGAGACAAACTTTTTGAGATTTGTGACCCAAAGGCGGTAAGAATCGATAATGGTTATGTTGCTTTAGAATATCCCGATCATTTTCATAAAAATAGGGGTTTATCTCAGCATTATGCTCACTATCTGTGTATGCAGCAAATTAAAAACATTGATGATTATGATCTTATTCTAAGAACTCGTCATGATATTATGTTTAATACTGAATTTATGGATTATTGGGTAGATTTGCTTCAATATGTAAACAAACATAAAGGAGTGTCTGGTGCTGGATACTACCCAGATTATTCTGATCACCCTCAGCTTTCTACTTTTACGAGTGGACCTTCTCATCGTGGTTATAGCAAATATCCTTCTTTTGACGATTGGACGATTGTTGCACATCGTGATCACTGGTCTAAGTTTAGGACTGACGAGACAAGATTTTTGGAGATTTTAGATGAAATGTTTCACAATGAGAGAACATTTCACACTTCAAGCACTTACGAAGTAGATGGTAAAAAGCATCCAGTCGTTATTCCGGAACTTGTCTGGTACAACCTTACAAACTTAAATCTTGGAGACCCCTTTACAGTCGGTAAAGGGTTTGTTTACGCCGCTAGGCCAAGTCTAAAGAGTATTATCGACAAACATTACACCCTATACACTCCAACTGACCTTAGAAATGCTTTGAAACGGGGTTGGCAGAATGGTTCAGCCGTTCTTCAATATAGCATCTTCTTGTGATATAAATAGTCATGAATTCTTTTAAAAGAGGTAATCATGATTTCCTACTCACAACTTACAGAAGAGTCTTACGTTAAGACGGCACTCGATTTTGAGTATCTTGCCGAAGAAACACAGCCGGTCAGAAAGGCAAAACGTAGTGAAGCTGAATTGACCAAAAGAAACGTGGCAAACAATAAAGCTAGAGAAGAAATTTCTAAGAATGAAGTTAAGATTGCTACAATTAAAAAGAACCAAGAGCAATACGTTGCTAGAATGGAAAGAGAGCGGGAAGAAATTTCTTCAGACAGATCCTTAGAAGCGGATCAAAGAAGAGCAAAAATTTTAAGACTCGAACAAATTATTGCTAGAGAAAAACAAAAGTCTGATTTGCAAATTAAAGAGCTTGAGCAGAGAAATCTGACACAAAGAGAAGAAATTAGACTCAGAACTGAACAGCAAAAACAAATTAATTTAGAGACTACAAAAAGACTTGAAGCAGAGCAGCAAAGAGAAATTAGAAAGGCTGAGCAATCCTTTGATGATCTGTTTCTAGATGCTGCAAAAGGGACTGTCAGAGGTGTCGGTCAAGCATCAGCTTATACAATCAAATCAATGTTTTCGTGGATTGCACAAAACCCTAGAGCAGCAGGTGGTGTGGGTGCTGCAATTGTTCTTGATCAAATAATCTTTAATAATGCTCTCATGAAAGCTATTCCTTTCATGCCCAAGAGTGGACTAATTCCGGGCTTCTTCAATTTCATTATTGGTAAAATTACCGGAGCTTTTAGTGCAATTACTACTGGTGGAATTTTAACAATTCTTAGCGGTTTGATTACTCCAATTGCTATTTTAGCTGCATCTGGTGTTGGACTTTATGTGTCTTACCGACTTATTCGAATCTTTTTAGATCTTGGTGAAGCAAAGGCTATGCAAATTGCTAGAAAGCTTGAAACAGCTTCAGAGGAAGAAACAGAGGAAATTCTTCGTAAAGATCTTAAGTTAAATACACGTAATCTTAAAAAGCAAAGGGCGGCAGCATGAAGACGTACAACAATATGCTCAACGAGATTGCACCTTTAGCTATCTCTCCAATGACTGCTTTTTTGGGTGTTGGTGCATTAGCTGGTGCTTTTGTGGCTGTCAAAGAGCTTATTACAAGCACCATTAGAGGCGGCGTTAAGTTTATCATCAGAAACCCTATCCCTGTGGCTGTGGCAGCTTTAGCTTATGATCAGTATTTTCATCAGGGTAAGGGAAGAACAGCACTGTTTAAATATTTTCAGAAATCCTTCCCCGGCCAAGCTAAGATCTTTTATGATGGTTTGGTAGATATTGTAGTGACAAAAGAAATTACTCCTGATAAGGTTGCTGACATGGTTACCAAAATTGCAGCCGAATTTGACAAAATGAAGGACTAAAATGTTTGCGGTAAAAAACAAGTCTAACGAGACCTTAGTTTTTTACGATGTTCCAAAAAATGCAAGCACCACAATCAAGAAGCTTTTTATTGATCACCTTAATCTGAGTGATGAATACAGCTTCTTTGGTGAGGAATACATCGATCAAGAAACGGGTCAGAGAATAGACAATTCTGAAAAGTCTCAAGACTACAAGCAAAATAAAGAAAATAAAAAAGATTTTCATGATTTTGCACAAAACACGTCCTTTCAGCAGTTTTCAGTTGAAGGTCCGTGTTACCGAATCTGTGTAGTAAGACAGCCTCTAGATCGTTTCATCTCCTGTTACAACCACTTAGTTCTAGTGAATAAGGAGATGGATTTTACTCCACATGAAATTCTAGATCACGTTGTATCAGGCAAACAGAGAAGCAACCACTTTTTGCCTCAAACTGTTTTTCTGGGCGAAAACAAAAGATACTACGATAAAATCTATAACGTTAAGCAGTTGGATATTCTTGAGAAAGAGCTTAATTCTTTCTTTGGGAATAAAAAGCCAATCGAAAAATACCAGACATCTGGTAGTTCTGTTGAGTTTCCTATCGATCTCGACAAAGATTTTATCGATAAGGTTCATGAGGTTTACGCCTCAGATTACAAGGCTTACGGAGAGTTTTTCTGATGAACATTTGTTATGTAGCACACCGGTATTATCCTTATCCCGGTGGTACTGAATACTACGTGAAAAATCTTGCAGAGGAGACATTAGCTCAAGGTCATGATGTTACTGTTCTTGCTGCTCAAAATTATGGAGATCAGAACGGAGTCCGAGTAACTGGTGATCTCAATATCTTGATCAATGAAAAATTTGATCTTGTTGTCGTTCATGGTTCCGGCGTTGCCATGCAGGATTCTGTCTTGTTAAATGCCAGACAAATTCCTTCTCCTATCATGTTTATGATTATTCGTCCGGAAGAATCTAAGCAAATTTTCCCTGCTATGGAAAACTCTGACTATATTGCTTGTTCTACACCTACGGATTGGCGGTTTGTTCAAAAGTATCGCCAAGATCACAAATCGGTTCAGGTCAATCATAGTATTAGTAGATTCGACAAGCCTCTTAATTCTGAGAAGCATAATCCCTACGGAGAGCCTTATGCTGTCTCTGTCGGCGGTTTTTGGTCCCACAAGGGCCATAAAGAGCTTTCTGAGGGCTGGACTAGCAAAAAGAAGCTTGTGATGACTGGTTATCATAAAGATCCACAATGGGTTCCTAAGTTGAAAGTGAACCAGCATGTCGAGTTTTTAGAGCACAAAGATCAGGTCTTAGAAAAAATTTCTGCAGCAGAAATTTTGATTCTTAACAGCATTTACGAGGGATTCGGACTGGTTCTGCTGGAAGCCATGTGGAATGGTGTTCCTTGGGCGTCCACACCGATTGCAGGTGCTGAGGTTCTTAAAGATCATGGGTTTGTCTATAACAACCTAGATGAACTCATGGACTACATTGATGCGGGTGAATACATCAAAGGCGATAAAGAATTTATCGAGAATAATCATCTTACAGACACTACAGTCAAACAGATCGTAGGAGCAGTTCAGTGAAACTGATCATTTATTCTGATGATGAAAATGCAAGAAAACCTATTGCTGTTTCTGCTAAAAAATACAATTTTGAACTCTGTGTTGCATCTGGCAAATACAGATGGTACAAAGATCTTGAAACGAGGACAAGAAAGACTCTTGAACTCTTGGAAAAACTGAAGCCTGATGAATTAGTTGTTGTAACTGACGGCCATGACGTGTTTGTAAATGACGATGCTTCAGAATTTAAAAGAAGGTATTATGAGCACTATAATGAAAAAATTGTATTCCAGTCTGAGCACCAAAATTGGCCTGATCCAAGACTTGAAAAACAATGTCTTGAGAAGCATACTGATCCTCACGGCTATAGTTTTCTTTGTTTCGGGATGCATGCTGGCACTGCTGGCCAACTCGTAGAACTATATCGAAAGGGTCTTTGGATCGGTGAAGTTGATGATGAGCTAAAGCAAATCAATCCACATCTTCACTGGTCATTTGACGACCAACTATTTGCTGTAAAACAATATCTTCAAAGAGATGATATTGTAATTGATGCTGACTGTCATCTTTGTCAGTCTATGCAAGCACCGGCTCTTCAAAGCGGTGATATCGAACTACATCCAGATCACATTATAAATAAGACTAAGAATACAAGACCCGTGTTCATTCATGGTCATGGCAATGTCAATATTAAACAAATTTATGATTCGATTGTAGCAAGATATGGATACATCTAAAAAATTTTTTGTTTTCGGCCTTCAAAAATCAGGCACAAAATACTTAAAAAGGCTTGTTGAAGTTAACACAAATTTAAAATTTAAGACAAAGTATGTTTGGAAGCATACTATGAATCCTGTTGATTTTTTCGAGGATGATGTCCAAAAATTTTGGATTACTAAATCGCCATATAATTGGGCAAACTCTGTAATCAAAAGACACAGAGTAGATATTCTTACAAAATACAAAAAATATAATCTTAAAGAAGAAGATGGATTGGTTGTTCGTGGCATTAACGTAAAGAATCTAATTACGTTGTACAACCATTACCACACTATGCTAATTAATACTGGTTTAGAAAACATTCGTTATGAAGAACTTCTTAAGAACAATTTAAGATTTTTCAAAGATTTGTACAAAAAAGATGTTTGTGAGGTTAAAATGCCTCCAATACAAGATGTTAGTAATTCTAAATTTTACATAGAAGAAGCAACAAGACTTGAATATTTGTCTGAACCCAGAAAAAACGATCCATTAGTTTTAGAAATCAATAAATACATAAACAAGGATCTTATCACTAGCTTGGGTTATAAAATAGCATAATGGCTGAAAAAAAGAAAAGAAAGATCAATCCAAAGGTTAAGAAGGCTATTGAGGCAAGAACACTTCTTGGCGGTATTCCAGATGTGGTGAATCCTCACCCCGAATATAAAGTTAGGATGGAAGCAGTATATCGTTCATCTATTGGTTCAGGAAACCAGAGAAGAGTTATTGCTTCTAGAAATGCCAGCAAAAACACTGCGGCCCTTAAGAGAGCTTCACAGTTGGCTAAAATTGCTAACCCCACATCTAAAGAGAATAGTGAAGAAGCTGAAGGCAGAGCTATGGGCTTAGTAATGATGGACGTAGCAAAAGAGGTTGGTGTTAAAGACCCTCAGGCCATGACTGACTCAGAATATGAATATGTAATGAATGTTTCGATACAAAAGCAAGACTCTTTTAGAAACTACTATGATAAGATGTTACGTGACATTTTAGATAGGCAGAACAACCGTGGCGATATCAAAGAATCTAAAAAAGAAGTTGAACAAGACCCTGACGTTGAGGACATGCCCGGTACGCAGCCGAAGAAGTACTACAAAGACGTTGACAAAGAAGACAAAGAGGCAAGGGCAGAGAAGTTCAGGACAGGCTCTAAGTCTAAAGATGATGATGAAACCGCTTACGAACCAGCACCCGGCGATGAGGATGCTGAGACGAAACCAAGCAAGTATACAAAAGCTTATGACAAAAAGTTTAAAAAAGAATCCTTAGACATTACGGAAGCATTTAACAAAGGTGTGAGAAAGAAGGCTAAGGAAACTGGCATTCCTTACTCCATTCTTATTCAGGTTTTCAAGAGGGGTAAAGCTGCTTGGAAGACTGGCCACAGACCCGGCACAACACCTGATCAATGGGCATTTGCTCGAATCAACTCTTTTGCAACTGGCGGTAAAACCAGAAGAACTGCTGATAAGGATCTTTGGAAAAAGTATCAGGAATACAAAAAGAAGAAGAAAAAGAAAAAGACAAAGAGTGAAGAATATTTGGAAGAGGCCAAGTATCAGGGAAAAACTGTCAAGTTAGGAGACCCAACAAGAAATCCTTCAGGCAGTAAAAAGAAATTCAGAGTCTACGTTACTCATCCCCAAACAGGAAATGTTGTTAAAGTAGAATTTGGCGATCCAAATATGGAAATTCGCCGTGATAATCCCAAAAGACTTAAATCATTTAGAGCAAGACACGGTTGTGATGTCCTTACATATGAAGACGACCGACACACAGCTAAATACTGGTCATGTAAGATGTGGGAAAAAGGCAAGAAGGTATCGGATCTGGACTGATGAGAAAAAGAATCTACGAAGAGCCATTAACTGGTGGTCCTAGTGCACTTAAGACAGCAACAGATCTGGTTGCAACCGGTGATCCTGTCAAAAGGAGTGCCGGTCTTTTAGCCATTGGAGCTATGGCTTTGACACCTTTTGCTATTGAGTATGGAATTAGAAGAGCAAGAGAAGAAGCAGGCAGAGTTAAACGTAGCCTTGTCTAAAATAATAAATAACAATAAGAATTCTTAATAGGAGAACAAAATGGCTTTATGGGGCAACAAAGACGATAAAACGTCTACCGGTACAATCCAAGTATTTGCTAATGGACTTGTTACAGGTACCGGTACTAAGTTTGATACAGAGGCTAAAGTAGGGGACATTCTTAGACCTGATGCCGGTGCTGCAGCAAACGATCATATTATTATTTCTTATACATCTAACACTCACGTCAACGTGATTGCAGCTAAGCCCGGAGATTCTGTTACGGCTATTGCTGCTGGTGCAGATTACTTCTTGAGCGAGCGACCAATCTTTCCTTCTCAAGCAGAGTCTGGTTCCTCTTCTGGTGTTCACGGTGACACAGAAAAGGTTTTTGGTGTTGATACAACTGAGATGGGTGTAACTGACACAAATGGACATGCTGGTTGGGTAAGACGAATTGCTAAGACAGACATGCACGGCAACAGCAGAGTAATTTACGAAACTTTAGTTGCTTCCTCATCCATCTCCGGCGATGCTGCCGATGATACGGAATTCCCTGACTCCTAAGTATGGATCTTAAAATTGATGAATCAAACGTGCTGCTTTATGCAGCACGTTTTTATGACAATCCAAGTTGTTTTGATACCGTTGAATTTTATGATGATCTCAAAAGAATTTCATACATAAAGAGACTCTTCAACAAGTATAAAGAAACTGGTGATATGAAGGATAGACTTGTCCTAAATCACCTTATAGTTCTCTACAACGTGTTTGGGAACTTTACCAACAAACTTCTTTTCTTAAAATTAGAAAAATATCTGGATATTTTGATGCCCTTTTTGTTGGTATTACATAAGTGTCCAGAAGAAGTTAAAAACATTGGCGTGACCAACAAAACCTTTTTTACTTCCGACATAAATATGGATGAAACGGTCGTAGAAATATTGAGAAAAAAACATGGTTAATGCTAAGGCAAATATCCGAAAATACTTTTTAAAAGAAGAAGCTCCAGCAAACGTTGCTGGTGGTGGACATGTTGCTGGAATCGGTGTCGGGCCTCAAGGAGAACCCGGCATTTCTGTTTCTCAACAATTTAGATATGCAAACAACGTAATGGATTTTCTAATTTCTAAGGATGAAGAAGAACAGGAAGATCCAATTCAGCTTAAAAGAAGTGACAAGTTTCATAATTCTACACTTCTTGATTCACAAAGAATTGCAATGAAACTCTTAAGAAGGTGACGCCATGATTATGACATTGGTCGGAACACTTGGAGGTTCCCTAGTTAATTCTATTCCTACACTGATTGGGTTGGCAAAAAATTCACAAGATAATAAGGCTAAAGAACAAGAGCAAAAGTTAGAGCTAGAAAAACTTCGGATGCAACAGCAGATGCAATTCGAAGCTATGAAGATTGGAAAGCAAATTGACGCTACTATTGAGGATACTAGAGCAACTATTTCAGAGGGACAATCTCTTCGTGATCATGATCTTAAGCTTAACACTGGTGGCTTTCTCGGAGCATTCAAATCTGCTGTTAGACCTTTTATCACCTATGTTTTCTTTCTTACCTTCATCGGGATAAAGGTGGTTGCCTTTTGGCATGCTCTAAATAGTGGAATGGATTTGACAATAGCTTTGCAGTTTATCTGGGATGAACAAACACAGGCTATATTTGGAGCCATAATGGGCTTCTGGTTTGGTGCAAGAACAATCGAAAAATTCTCTAAGAAGGCCTAAGATGGACGATAATACCAAACTGGCAGTAATGGAAGGCCAGATCTCAAACTTCGACAAATATCTAGAAAAGATAGATACAACTTTAGAAAAGTTGACGGAAGTATCGACCTCTATGGAAAAGATGCTGGCTGTACATGAGCAAAGAATCATTGCTGGAGAGGCTGCTGATAAAGATCTCTCCAAAGCACAGCAAATGATTCATGATAGAGTAGACAGACTGAAAGCAGACACAAACACTAAATTAGACAAGATTGAAGACAAGCTTAATGAGATTGAAAAGTGGAGATGGCTTGCTGTAGGTGGAATTGCACTGTTCATGTTTGTGGTATCTAACTCAGGTAACTTAATGTCATTCTTTATGAGTTGACTCTAATTCTATAGCCTGTATACTCCCCTGTGGAGGTTCCATGAAAACAAATTTCCTTATTGAGTCTAAGTACATTAGTCTCTTATCCAACAGTCTTCTTCTCTTCAAAAACAAAGGTGAGAACACCTATAACTTTAGGTGTCCTATCTGTGGAGATTCCAAAAAAGATCCTTATAAAGCTAGAGGATACATTATACACAATGAAGGAACACATTTCTTCAAGTGTCATAATTGTTCTGCTTCTATGCATTTTGGATCTTTTCTAAAAGAGATTAATCCGGGTCTTTATGGTGAATTCAAACTAGAGTGTTTGTCTGACCAAGAACCAGAAGAGAAGCAAAGATTCAAAACTGACATAACTAAGTTTGCAAAGAGACGTAGTGATAAATTTGCTCCTCTAAAGGAACTGAAAAAGATATCACAACTTCGTTATGATCATCCTGCAAAAGAATATGTTGTTAAACGTAAGATAGACAACAAACATCATCACCGATTGTACTACGTGTCAAAGTTCAAGGAGTGGATAAATAAACATGTTCCTGAAAAATTTGAAAATACAACCCATGATGAAGGTCGTCTCGTCATTCCTTTTTTCGATGAGAACGGCTATGTCTTTGCAGTACAGGGCAGAAGTCTCAAAAAGGACTCGAAAGTACGGTATATTTCGATAATGTTCCAAAACCTAGATAAAATCTATGGTTTAGAACGGCTGAATCCTAATAGGACTTTTTACATATGTGAGGGGCCGATTGACTCACTTTTTGTCCCCAATTGCATTGCAATGGCTGGAGCAGATACCTCGTCTAAATACTCCACCAACTCAAATGCTGTCTTCATTTACGACAATGAACCAAGGAATCCTGAGATCGTCAGGAGGATGGAGAATTGTATTTCTGAAGACAAAAAACTTGTAATTTGGCCTGACTATATTCAGGAAAAAGATATGAATGATATGATTATAAACGGAATTGACGCCGTAGATTTAAAGTTTATAATCAAGAACTCAACTTATTCTGGACTGAAGGCAAAACTGGAGATGTCTAAATGGAAGAAAATTTAAAACAGCATTTGGGGATGGTAGTCGAAGAAGACGGACAAATCCTTATTGCTTTCAGACCCGAAACAATTCAATTCATTTCGGATACGTTGAAGATCAAAGACGGCGATGTTGTTGTTATTGATGATGCATCTGATGCAGATAATGATAGTCCAATTATCATAATCAATAAGTTACAATAGGAGCCTTTGATGAGCAATCAGTTGCCTACACTGTACCAGCAGTACATCCACCTTTCCCGTTATTCCCGTTGGTTGAACGACAAAGGCCGTCGAGAAACATGGGGCGAAACAGTTTCCAGATTTTTTGATTTCTTTGAAGATCATTTGTTTAAGAATAACGAATATACCTTAGAAAAAAAGCTTCGGGATGAACTTGAGACAGCAGTTCTGAATCTTGAAATCATGCCTTCTATGAGGGCTTTGATGACTGCTGGTGATGCTTTAAGAAAAGATAACATTGCTGGTTACAACTGCTCCTTTGTAAGCATCGACAAGACCTCTGCCTTTGATGAGATCATGTACATTCTGATGAATGGTACAGGTGTAGGTTTTTCTGTCGAACAAGAGTATGTCGAAAAGCTTCCTGTGATTGCAGAAGAGTTTCATCCAACAGAAACTACAATCGTAGTTCCAGACTCCAAGCAGGGTTGGGCTAAGTCTCTCAAAGAACTGTTAGGCATGCTTTACATCGGTCAGATTCCTTCTTGGGATATGTCTAAGGTAAGACCTGCAGGTGCTCCTCTGAAAACTTTTGGTGGTAGAGCATCTGGACCAGAGCCTTTAGATGAGCTTTTCAGATTCTGTAGCCATGTTTTCCAAAATGCTGCAGGTAGAAAACTTACTTCTTTGGAATGTCATGATATTGTTTGTAAGATTGCTGAGATCGTCGTTGTAGGTGGGGTTAGACGTTCTGCACTGATTTCTCTGTCTGATCTTTCTGATGACCGTATGAGGGCTGCTAAGTCTGGTCAGTGGTGGGTTGATGAAGGTCAGAGAGCTTTGGCTAACAATTCTGCTGTCTACAAGCAGAAGCCTGACATCGGCATCTTTATGGATGAGTGGAAGTCTCTTTATGATTCCAAGTCTGGTGAAAGAGGAATCTTCAACCGTCAGTCTGCACAAAAAGTTGTAGAAAAAAATGGCAGAAGAGATCCAAGTTATGATTTTGGTACAAACCCATGTTCGGAGATTATTTTACGATCAAGAGAATTTTGTAACTTATCTGAAGTTGTAGTTCGTCCTACAGACACAGAAGAATCTCTTTCCCGTAAAGTTCGTCTTGCAACCATTCTTGGCACTTTCCAGTCCACTCTTACAAACTTTAAATACATTACAAAGAACTGGAAAGATAACTGCGAGGAGGAAAGATTACTTGGTGTATCACTCACAGGAATTATGGACTCAACTCTCACGAATGGTAAAGGTGAAGACTTGGAAGCCCGTCTTGACAAACTTCGTTTTGTTGCTGTCAACACTAATAAAAAGTTTGCCGAGAGTCTTGGAATTAATCAGTCTACTGCTATTACTTGTGTTAAGCCTTCTGGTACTGTGTCTCAGTTGGTTGATAGTGCATCTGGTATTCATGCCCGTCATAATCCTTACTACATTCGTGCAGTACGTGGTGACAAGAAAGACCCGTTAACCAAGATGATGGTTGAAGCTGGCTTCCCGGTGGAAGATGATGTTATGAAACCAGATTCTACAGTTGTGTTCTCTTTCCCGATTAAGTGTTCTGATGATGCTGTTTTTAGAACTGATATGTCTGCTATCGAGCAGTTAGAGCTTTGGAAGACTTACCAGATTCATTGGTGTGAACACAAACCTTCTGTGACTATCTCTGTTAAAGAACATGAGTGGATGGAAGTCGGTGCTTGGGTATACGAAAACTTTGAACATATGTCTGGAGTTTCGTTCCTTCCATTCTCAGACCATGTTTATAAACAAGCACCATATCAAGATACAGATGAGGCAGGTTACAAAGAATTGTTAGCCAAGATGCCAAAAGATGTAGATTGGGCTAAACTGTCTGACTATGAAAAGATTGACCACACTATTGCATCTCAGGAATTGGCATGTTCCGCTGGTGGTTGTGAAATAATCTGAGGATAATATGGCTGTTGTAGATAAGTGTCTTATCATTAGACGTGAAAAAAATGAGCGTAGCAAAGAGTATGCTAAAGTTTGTGCAGATTCTGTTGAGAGAAATAACATGCAATATGAGTATGTTAAAGCTATCGAGAATCTTGATGTGAATGAAGCTGCTGCTTCTGTCGGCATGAAAGTTGATTGGGAGATGGCAGAGATTTTACAGAACACCATAACTGATCACAAAGAGTGTCAGGAAATGGGGAATGCTTGTTGTACAGCCAGCCATATTAAGGCCTTTAGAAGAGTTGTAGAGATTGGTACCCCGTGTGCCATTCTCGAACATGATGCCTTTGTTATTAGGAACTTTAGAAATTTTGATGTTCCTGATGATTATGTTGTTCATCTTGGTCCTAGAATGAGGGACACTAAAACCTACGTTCCAAAATCTAGAGTGAGAAGACTTGTTGGTCTTGAACAAGCAATTGGAACACATGCTTATGCTCTAACACCAGAAACAGCATCAAACATGTTAAAGCATCTTGAAGACGTAGGTCTTGTCTACGGTATTGATCATTATCTGTTTTTGCATAATGAATCTAGAGTTCCTATTTTAGCGGCAGATCCATATCCTGCTATCTGCTGGTCTAGAGAAAGTACAATGGATGACGTGGATGAAGAATCATCTGTGAGAAGAGGCGTTTGGGCAAATCATAATGATAAAAATGTAATCAGTATGACAACGCCCGGTCTTCTAGAGGGTCTGGGCTGTCCGATATATGTCTAGTGGTGGATCTGC